GGTTGATGGCATATGAAAGCTCTAAGGACGACTACGGCTACGACGATGGCGAGGCAGATTAATGCTATATGAAGAGAACAATAACGACTTCGGCTACGGCTCCGGCTTCGGCTACGGCTACGGCTACGGCGACGGCTCCGGCGACAGCGACGGCGACAGCGACGGCTACGGCGACGGCTACGGCGACGGCTACGGCGACGGCTACGGCTACGGCTACGGCTACGGCAACGGCGACGGCTACGGCGACGGCTACGGCTCCGGCTTCGGCTTCAGCTTCGGCTACGGCTACGGCGACGGCGACGGCTCCGGCTCCGGCTACGGCTCCGGCGACGGCTACGGCTACGGCTCCCTCTACGGAGAGGGATCCGGAGATGGATATGGTTTTGAGTGCGCCTGAGGTAGAGACTTTGAACGAGAAGACGATTGACAACGAAAACAATTCCAACAAGAGGAGCAAGAAAATGAAAATTAATCTTAAGTCAGAAGAAAAAAAAGAAGAAAAGTTATATAAAATTACAAGAATAGTAGAAGAGAAGGTGTCACAGTCCTACATGCTCGACATGTACCTAAACTGGAGCGAATGGATGGACAAAGATTTAAATAAGGAGCCTGAGCATCAAGCTATGAAAGAGTATGTAAAGAAGCATGCTAATTCTAATTTTTCAAATGAAAAGATTCTTCGAGAGATTTATAATTCCATTGGAGAGTCAGAATATGGTGCCGCTACTTTTAGAGAGTTCGTAGAGATTGTTTTTATGAATGACAATCACGAGTGGCCTGGAAAAGTAGAAGAGTTTAGCATTGAGCTTGTCAAGGAGTAGGAAATAAATAAACCAGAATCAGAATGGTTGGATATATATTTACATCTATTAGCGAAAAGAGATGGGGAGCCTTCTATAATTAGCAAACCAGAAACAAAGCGGATAGATTTGTGTTTAGACTGCTTAGAAAAGGATGGTGTACCTCATATGTATGATAAATTTCAGGACACCTTGGACCACATCTGGATAAAATATCTAACAGACGAGGATCATGAATATCTAGACTCGTTGCAGAGGAAATAATGGCATTTGATATTTATGGAAGCCACCTGAGACCTGGATGTTGTGAAGTACACCCTGACCATCAAGGATCTTACCCTTGTGATCTGTGCATGGACGACTATTATAGTTATCAAGAGGAACAGTACTACTCAGATCAGTATTATGAAGAACAAGCTGATTTATGTCATATAATACAACACGCAGAGGCTGTTAAAGAACTTAGTGATGGTGGTGTAGAAATTCGTCCAATTTGGGTGGTGGGTGAAACACGATGGATAAGAGATTTTAGACCTAAAAGCCTTCCAAAGAAACCAGGGTATGATGACTCGTTACCAAGCCAACCAAGAGCAGGAAGCTAATGATAAAAGTTACTTTTTATAAATGGAAAATAGACAAAGAATCAAAAAAACTTATTAAAAAGATGACTCTTGCTTTACAGAAGCTCTTGAAGAATCAGAGTCTTTCCATAAATATAATAGATGTAGCTTCATACGGAGAAATAAAACATGAGACGGGATACGGTCTTGCTTTTGGCAAAGCAAGAAGGTACCTATCTGGAGAAAATATTTTTAAATTGCCTCCTACAAAAGATCTTGATGCAAAAAGTGAAAATATAGCGGCGAGAAAAAAAGCTTTTGAGACACTAAAAAATGTTGCAGAACTAATAAACAAAGCTTCTACCAAGGAAGAAGTTCCAGAGGAAAATATAGAAGCTGTTGTTGTACGAGAAAATACCTCCATAGGAAATAGCAAAAAGGCTGACATTATAATTCCAGAAGATACAATAGATTATTTGAGGAAAGTAAGGGACTTGCTTGGCGGTGGGCGCATAGAAATTACCAAGGGAGATTTACATTTGGTGATAGAGGAATAAGATAATATAAGTAGAGAAATTACAACCACCCCTGACGACCAACGAATCAGCAACAAGCAAAAAGGACAAAAGTAAAAATGAGAGAAGAACTAGACAATGTTGCTTCTTCGATAGAAGGAGCAAAAGAGTTTAATGCTGACTTGTCAGAATTTCTAGACAAAAATCTTGTTATTGAAGGGAAAACACTTCGTCAATGGAGAAAGCACTTTCATGTTAGTTTTCCAGAAGACATTAATTTTTCCACTTTAATACAAAAGAGTTTAGAAATTTGTAAAAAACACCAAGAAGCTGCATTTTATCGAGATAAAGAAAACACACAGTTAGCTATATTAGAACAAGCTAAAATTAACAAATACAACAGCGCTTACAATCAAGTTCGCCGTGAACATCAAGAAACATATGGAAAACGTCTTGCAGCAGATTCGTGCAAAGCAGCAGCATTATTAGAAATCAAAGACATAGAAGAAGCTTTGTCAAATCAAAAAATAGTTTCTGAATTTTGGCATAAAACATGTATACTTCTTTCTGAGGTTAGAAAGCACTTAGAGTTAATAGGATATGCTCTTTCTGGAGATGCTCGAATTCAAAGAGATTTCGTTGTCAAAGAAGGAAAAGAAAACAAGGGGTCGTGATTAAATGGAAACACGTAGGGTTGATGTTTTAATTAAGAACCAGCAAACTGATGAAGTAGTTTTTCGACAAGATAATTTTGAAATCCCAGCCAATTGGAGCGACTCCTCTGCTATTATAGCCGCTAGCAAATATGCTACTGGAGGAGAAACAAGTGCTATTCAAATTATTGATCGAGTCGTTAATTGGATTACTGAGCAAGGAGAAAAACAAGACTACTTTCCTATCCTAAATCTTGATGCTTCCTCGTTTAAAGATAAACTAAAGGATATCTTAATAAATCAACGAGCAGCGTTTAACTCTCCCACCTGGTTTAATGCAGGGCTCATTGAGAACCCTCAGTGTGCTGCATGTTTTATTCTTCCTGTAGAAGACACAATGGAAGATATCTTGCAACATACAACTCGAGCAGGAAGAATTTTTAAACAAGGATCAGGAGTAGGATTGAATGTAAGTAAACTTAGAGCATGCGGAGAGCTTTTATCAAACCGAGGAGTTACCAGCGGCCCACTTTCTTTTATGAAAATGTGGGATGCTTGCGCAGGCTCTATTAGAAGTGGCGGACGAACCAGAAGAAGTGCTGTGCTTATTTGTATGGATGCAGACCATCCTGACATCCTAGACTTTATCGACTGCAAAAGGGAAGAAGAAGACAAAGCTAACATTCTTATAGAGAACGGAGTTTCTCCAGAAGAAGCTTATCAGACAGTGTCCTTCCAAAATGCGAATCATTCAATTAGAGTAACTGATGATTTTATGAGTGCCGTCGAAAACGACAAAGAATGGGCACTAATCAATAGAGGAGACAAAGAAAAACAGCTTACGTCAGCACGATATGTCTTTCGCCAAGCAACTAAAATGGCCTGGGAAACAGGAGATCCTGGAATTCAATTCCACGATCGCATGAATGTCGACAACCCAGTACCAAAAAGAGGAAATATTTTATCTACAAATCCATGCGGAGAATTATCTGCTATAAATAATTCTGCATGTAATTTGGCTAGTCTTAATCTTATAAAATATGCTGATCCTTCTTCTGAAAGCTTGCTTCTTATAGATCTTTTTGAACAAGATATTAAAATCATGATAACTGCAATGGATATTTTAATTGATGCATCTAGTTATCCTACTGCAGAAATTACAAAGACAACTCACGAAACTCGTCCTTTAGGACTAGGATATACAAACCTAGGTGCATTGTTAATGCAAGGAAAAATACCTTACGGTTCTTCTAGGGCATGCGAAGCCACATCTCAAATTACTAAAACAATGACTTGTTGTGCTTACGAACAAAGTCACGCTCTTGGAATAAAGAAAGGATCTTTTCCTGCCTTTGAAGAAAACAAAGCACAAAATATAACTTTAATTAAAAAATTAACAGGCTCGCCAAGATTAGCAGATAAGGTTTCAAAAACCAACGCTCTTAGAAATTCTCAGCTAACCTTGTTAGCTCCGACAGGAACAATAAGCATTTTAATGGGGTGTGATACTACTGGCATAGAACCGCTTTTTTCTCTGCAGACATTAAAGACTTTGTCTGGTGGTGGGACTATGTCATTCACTCCTCATTGTGTTCAAAATACATTGTCTTCTCTAGAAAAAGATGGACTAGAAGACCTTTCTCCTGCAGAAATAGAAATTTTTAAAACTGCTAATGAAATTACATGGAAAGAACATATAGACATGGTTGCTGCTGCACAAAAACATTTGAATGGCAGTATTTCAAAAACGGTAAACTTACCAAATGACGCCTTAATGACAGATGTAGAAGAAGCTTACATGTATGCTTGGAAAAAAGGCCTAAAGGCAGTTACTATTTATAGGGATGGAAGCAAAAATCTTCAGCCACTAACAAAAATCGAAGAAGATAACAAAGAGTTAGAAGAAGAAGTTGAAGAACTTCAATGGCAACCGGTAAGAAAGAAACTTTCTCAAACCAGACAAAGCTTAACACATGCTTTCAATATTAGCGGCTTTAAAGGCTTTATCCAGCCTGGCATATACGAAGATGGTTCTGTAGGAGAATTATTCCTTAGAATGCAAAAACAAGGAAGTACTATCTCTGGACTAATGGACTCTTTTGCCATTATGGTCTCTCTTGCGTTGCAATATGGAGTTCCGCTAGAAGTGATGGTGGACAAAATGGTTCAAACTAAATTTGATCCACAAGGCTTTACAGATAATGAAGACATTCCTATAACTAGTAGTATTATGGACTACATCTTTAGATGGCTTGCACAGCAATTTTGTGATGACGACGAAAATGAAGCAGTTTTACCGGCAAACACATATTCTTCCGAACCGATAAAAGAAGTAGATGCTTCTGGTCCACCTTGCACCAATTGCGGAAGCATTACGCTTAGAAATGGAACCTGTCATTATTGTCCGACTTGTGGAGAAACAACAGGTTGTGCTTGACATTCTCTCTCTATCCTAGTAACAAGAGTTTATGGCAAAAAGATACGACAATATTGACCCCGGCCCTATTACAAACGAAGACGACAGAACAGTATATATAGGCAGTAGAGACCAAGTCTTAGATAGAAGTTGGGTTACGTTACTTTGGATGGAGGTAATAGCAAAAGCAAAAGAAGATTTGGCTTTATTTCTAAGAATGCATGAAGATGGAGAAAGCCTCTCTGAAGAAGATAAATTTTATGCCGACACAGCATACAGTTTTTTGTTTGTAGATGGCTATACAATAGCACTTGGCAATACTGAAATTACAATAGAAGATTTGTTGAGAAATTGGCGAGAAATAAAAAGTATTGATAAGTGGCGAAAACAACAATGGAAAGACATAAGGAAAAAAGTTAGACAAAAAAGAAGTGCCCTAAAAACTCGTAGAGAAAGGCAAAGAATTAATCATGGAAATCAAAGACAGTAAGTTGCTTGATGAAGCTTATGCTTTTGTTAAAAAAAATCTTTCTGAAGCAGAAACATCGCCTGGTAACGAAAGACGTCATTATAGAGGAGAGATTGAACCAATAGACTTTATAGAAGATCAACGACTTGGTCATCATGAAGCAAATGTTGTAAAGTACATTTGTCGATGGAAAAACAAAGGCAAAGTTTTAGACTTGTTTAAGGCTATTTGGTTTTTAATGAGAAGAATTGAACTTGCAATAAGGGACGGTGAGCATAGTGAAAGATCAGAAACGGCTGGAGATAAAAATTGGGATTCTTGAGGATTTAAACCAACGACTAAAAGATGAAATTTCTGAATACGAAGACAGAGTTACCGAACTAGAAGACGAGGTAGAAGCACTTAAAAGCACATTAAAAGATCAAGGTTTTTTCTCTTCAACATATCCAGGCAATATGTTTGAAGACTAGGCCCTGGAGGGTAGAGTGAACGAAGAAGCACAAAAAGATTTATCTGTATTAAAAAAAGTTATTACAAAGCAATTTGGAAAGGGATCTATTACTAGTCTTTCCGAAAGACCTGTCTTTGACAGCGAGAGAGTACTTCACACAGGAAGTATAGGCCTAGATACTATTCTAGGCATTGGCGGATATCCAAAAGGAAGAATGGTAGAAATATATGGCGCAGAGTCAACAGGAAAATCCACGCTTGCTTTAGAAGCTATTTCAGAATGTCAATCAAACGGCGGTAACTGTGCTTATATCGACACAGAACACGGTTTAGATATTTTATACTCTAAAAGTCTTGGTGTCGATGTAGACAGTTTACTTCTTTCTCAACCAACATACGGGGAAGAAGCACTCGAAATCATAAACATAATGGCTCGATCAAACATGATAGATCTAGTTGTGTTAGATTCTGTCGCTGCTTTAGTTCCAAAGGCTGAGCTTGACGGAGAATCAGGAGACTCACATGTTGGCTTACAGGCTAGACTGATGAGCCAGGCCATGAGAAGGCTTGTAGGTAGCCTTAATAGTAGCGACACAACCATTATTTTTGTTAACCAAACAAGATCAAAAGTCGGTGTTATGTATGGTTCTCCCCTAACAACATCAGGGGGGAATGCTCTTAAATTTTATGCCTCTCAGCGAATTCAGCTAACCAGAACAGGAATAGAAGGAGACAAAGAAACTCCAACTGGAATTAAGGTTAGAGCAAAAATTGTAAAAAACAAACTTGCCCCACCATTTCGACAAACAGAACTTAAGATTAAGTTTGGACAAGGTGTTGACCGCGTTTCAGAAGTTTTGGATCTTGCACTGGCAGATGGACTAATGACAAAAAGTGGCAGTTGGTATAAGTATGAAGATTCAAATATTGCTCAAGGAGTAACCGGAGCAGAAACTTGGCTAAGAGAAAATCCAGAAGTTTATCAACTTCTCAGACAAGAGGCGTTGAGAGCAAGAGGAATGGAATAAGATACAAAAAATTTTTAAAACAGAAAAAATCTTGAACTAAAACTATAAAAATATTATAAAATCTCCTACTAGTCTGGAGTAAACAATGTCAGAAAAAGTATTTGTTATAAATAGATCTAACATTTTATCTCAAGGTACATATAAGCTACCAAGACAAAGTTATGATGATCTTTGCAGGATTTTTCATAATGACAAATGGTCAGGAATTGTTCCATTTTATTCTCAAGAAGATTTAATCAAAACTGCTTTCTTTGTAGATCGAGAAGAAGCAGAAAATAACGAAGAACTTCTCCAGATAATCCCATATGCTATTGTTACTTCTGATAATCAATTTTTGTTATATAGGAGAACAAAAAGTGGAGGAGAGAGTCGTTTACACGAAAAATTATCTATCGGCATCGGGGGACATGTAAACACAACAGATCTTATAAAGTCATTTTCAGAACCGCTTTCGACTAAGACACGCATAACAGATGTCTTGATGCATGGAATGACAAGAGAACTGACAGAAGAACTTAATTTGAAGTCTATTTCTCGTCCCTGGCTATGTTTAAATGGACCACTTGTCTACGATGGAACAACAAAAGTAGGAAGGGTTCATCTCGGACTGATTATGCAAGTTTCTCTTAAGAATCGAGAAGAAGTTTCTTTGCAAGAAGAAGAGTTGTCGAGCCTAGAGTGGAAAACGATCGGCGAACTAGAAAAGGTAGCAGATGAACTAGAAGAGTGGTCTCTTTTGTATCTTCAATATAGAAAAGTTCTTGAAAATAAACTAAAAGAATATACTCCTTTAACTTGTTAACGGAGAAAACATGTTGACAACGTCTATTTTAAAACGTAAGCTAAAAACTTCTTTAGAAAAGAAAAAACAAGACAAGGATCTTTCTGTAACAGAAATAGTAGATGAAGTTTGGAAAATCCTAGGATTAGAAAAAAACTCTTTCTTTGACAATGACAACAATCTTCCATTTGACTTAAAAAAAGAAAAATATTTAAAGGATTGTCAAAGAATCAAAAAAGCTTTTGTAGAAGAGGGGTATTCTTCGATTGGCTTATGGGATGCTTTTTGTCTTTGGAGAGACTTTTCGGACAACCGTGGAGTTGGCTGGGCTTCTCTTCCAGAAAAAGATTGGCAAATTTTTGCCTCTCTTAGACACCTTCTTTATAAAAGCTTTTTAATGGAATAGTGCAATGACAAAAAATGTTCATTTTAAATCTAGCGACCTGTGTAAAGAAACACCAGAATGGCTTTTTAAAAGGCTAGACGATATCTTTTGTTTTCAAAAAGATGTGTGTGCCAATATAGACAACACAAAATGTGACGAATTCTTTTCAGAAGAAACAGACGGTCTTACAAAAGACTGGACCGGCTGCTGCTGGATGAACCCTCCTTATGGAAGAGAAACTAAGAAGTGGATTCACAAGGCAGTTGAATCCGCTCATAACGGCTGCTCCGTTGTTGTCTTGGTTGCTGCAAGAACAGAAACAAGATGGTTCCAGGAAATATGGAACCACGCAAAATATATTACTTTTATTAAAGGAAGAATTAAATTTGTAGGAGAGAAAGATGTTGCTCCATTTCCAAGTGCTCTCGCAGTATTTGGCGACGAAATAGATTTGCCACCAGATAGAGAAATGACTTTTTTGGCAGAACTCGGCACTGTTGTAAGGCCGGTTTGGAAATATGCTCCTATTGCACAAGAAAACGAAAAGAAAGTAATTTCTGTTCCTTTTATTGGAACAGTAGCAGAATATAGAAAGTCTCGAGGAGAAGTTTCAGCTACGCCCGAAGAAAGACATCCTGTCTTTTATGATGTAAAGGAGCTTAAAGATGCGTCAAAACCTCAAAGAAACCTGGATCAAGAAGAAAAGTCCGGAGGGCTTCTTTTCTCGACAACGGGCCTCGGAGAAAATTACGACACGGAAAATACTGGCAAAGACAATTAACAGAAGCATCCCCAAAGATCAAACAGCAGATATAGTTTTTACTTCGGGTGCATTTGACATCCTACATGTAGGGCACAGTAGTTTTTTAGAAGAAATTGCTACTATAAACAAAAATGCTCCTTTGGTAGTGGGAATAAATTCTGACGCATCAGTAAAAAAATATAAGCCACACAAGATTGTCGATCGCCCAATTGTTCCTGAGCAAGAAAGAATGTTCCTTGTTGCTGCTTTAGAAGCCGTAGATTATGTCTTCATGTTTGATGAACCAACAAATGTATCAAACATTATAGAGTTGCGTCCAAGCTATTTCGCAAAAGGAAAATATACAGCATCTTCTTTTAATCGTGAAGAAACCAAAGCTGCAAAAACAACAAAGACAGAAATTCACTTATTAGAAGGAACAGAAACTAGCACTACAAACATAGTAAAAAAGATTTTGTCGGGATAGGAAGCCAACATGGACACATGGGAATTCAAGCGCGTTCCACTAGAAGTGGAGAAAGATGAAGCTCCAATAATAAACATATGTGACTTCACCTTTGAGGCGGCAGACGTTTTCATTAAAAGAATGCAAGAGCTAGAAGCAGATCAAAACCTGACCTCCATATTCATCAATGTTTTTTCATATGGAGGAGAAGTTGATCCTTTGTTAGCTATGGTAGACACAATAAATAATTCATCAAAAGAAATACATATAGTAGGACTTGGCTTAGTTTGTTCTGCTGCAGCATATTTTTTAGCACTTGGTCCAAGTGGCACAAGATGGATGAGTAGAAATTGTATGATGCAAATACATCACGCATCAAGCGATATCACCGGCAATACAAAAACATTGAAAAGAGAATTAGATGCTTTAGAAGAACGAAATAATAGAATTTTTTCTCTGATTGCCAAAAAAGCACAGTTGTCGACAAAAGAAATTATATTAAAAATAAAAGAACACGAAGGAGAATGGTTTTTTGGAGCAGAGAAAGCAAAAGAATATGGTTTTATAGATCATATTGGAGTGCCGAAAATAAGTAGATCTGAAGTCTGGGAATGTGAGGCTGTTTAATGACGAAACACTCTGCTGTCATAGGAGAAGCTTCTGTGCCTCTCGCTATGCAAGACGAAAACGAACTACCTGTAATTTGGGTTAATAACTTTGATGAAGATACAGCAAAAGAATTCTTTTATGATTTTTCTTGTTATCTAAGCGACGATAAGATTGAAAAAATTGTTGTATATGTTGACTCCAACGGAGGAGATCTTGACGCTTTATTTAGTATGGCAGAAATAATTGAATGCTCTACTAAACCTGTAGTAACAGTTAATGCTGGGAAGTCGTTATCTGCAGGAGCAATACTATTTTCTTTAGGAGAAGAAAGATGGATGGCTCCTGCTTCTAGATTGATGTTTCATAATGTTCAGGTTACAGCAATATCTATGGACAGCGAAGATATGAAGCGTTACTTAAATACAGTTTCTAGAATGAATGAAGAGTGGATAAAAAGAGTAATAAAAAAGTCCAACTTGACACAGAAACAATTTAACAACTTGCTAAAAGATTCAAATGGAGAACTTTACCTAAATGCAAAAGAAGCAATAAAATATGGATTTGCAGACCATATTGGTTTTCCATTAATTAAGGAAACAAGACAATGGGTTTTAGAAGTATAAAAACACTGCTTTTTCTGGCTACGATTGTAATATTTGTATGCTGCACCTCTGTTGCTCAGCGTAGAGTAGAAGCAGAATATCCTAAATGTAAAGTAACAGAGCAAGACAGTTCACGAAGCACTATTATTATTAAAATAACATGCCCAAACAAAGAGCCTTTTACCAAGACGTTTCATAGAAAGCAGTAGCTTATGAGCGGATATATTTCGCTACATACTCATTCAGATTATTCTCCTCAAGACGGAGCCTGTACGGTAAAACAAATTGCCAAGCAAGCGAAAAAGCTTGGCATGAATAGTGTTGCTCTAACAGACCACGGTCGTTGTGGAGGACTGCTAAAATTCAAGAAAGCATGTGAAGAAAATGATGTGAAGCCTATTTATGGCTGCGAATTTTATTGTGCTCCAGAATCGCATACCTTAAGAGAGAAGATAGAAGGACACAACACCTCTTATCACTTAACCCTTCTTGCAAAAAACGAGAAAGGACTACAGAATCTATTTAGACTGTGTTCTCTTGGGTGGCTAGAAGGGTTTTATTATAAACCTAGAATAAGCGACACTCTTCTAGAAAAATACAAAGAAGGAATTCTTGTCTTATCTGGCTGTGCATCAGGCAGAATATCTAACAGAATATTAGAGGGAAAAACAGACGAAGCTATCGAATATGCACTAAAGATGAAAGCACTTTTCGAAAAAGATTTTTATTTAGAAGCACAAAATCATGGAATGGACTGGCAACTTCCATTAAAAGCACAAATATTTCAACTATCAGAAAAAACAGACATTCCTGTTGTAGCAACACAGGATTCTCATTTTATTAAAGAAGAAAGCGCTCCTCTGCATCAAAAAATATGCAAGCTGTCAGCCGGAGACTTAGAATTTGGAACTACAGAAATGCATTTTAAGTCTCGAGACGAAATGAGAAAACGTTTTAAGAAAGAAGAATGGCATGCAATAGAAAGAACTGTTGAAGTTGCAGAAAAATGTAATGTTGATTGGCAACACGGAGAATATATTTGGCCAGCATACAACCTTCCAGGTGAAAAGAAGCCAGAAAATCAGCTAAAAATTCAAGCATGGGAAGGAATGAAAAGGCTTGGCCTATCTGAAAAATCAGAATACGAGAAAAGATTTAACCTGGAATTCGAAACCATCAAAGAAATGGGTTTCCCTACATATTTCTTGGTGGTGTCGGATTTTGTTGCATGGGCAAAAAAGAATAATGTTTCTGTTGGACCTGGACGAGGAAGTGCCTCTGGAAGCCTGATCTCTTACTGTCTTGGAATCACAGAGGTTGATCCTATCAAATATGGATTGTTTTTTAGCAGGTTCCTAAACAAACATCGTGTGTCTATGCCTGATATTGATGTAGACATCAGCCCTCGCGGAAGAAAAGATGTAATGGCATATTTGTCCAATAAATATGGCCAAGATAAAATGGCTCAGATTGGTACATATATGCAAATGAAACCAAGGGGATCTTTAAGAGACTTTGCAAGAGTTTGTGGTTACGAGCCTGCTGTTGGCGATAAGCTTGCTAGTTTGATTCCACCAGATGTTGCTGGTAAATCACTTACCTTCGAAGAGGCACTAGAAGCAGAGCCTAAATTAAAGAAAACACAGTGGCCAGAAGTAGTAAAACTAGCACAGGAAGCAGAAGGTTTAAACACCAAGGCTGGTGTACATGCTGCTGGCGTTGTAATTTCTAATCAAGAGTTGAAAGCACAAGTTCCTCTGTTCAGAGGAAGAGGAGATGAGGTTGCCACTCAATTCGACATGCATGATGTCGAAGAAATTGGACTGGTAAAATATGACCTACTTGGACTGGTAAACTTAGACGTAATACAAGATACGATAAATCATATAAGAGAGATACAGAAAAAAGAAATAGACATAAGTAAAATAGATAGAAAAGATCAAGAAGTATATGAAGAAATTTTTCACAGAGGAAGGCTAGAAGGTATCTTCCAATTTGAAACATCAACAGGGTTTAAAGACTTATGTATGAAAATTAAACCCAGATCAATTGAAGATCTTTCTATTATTACAGCATTATATCGACCAGGCCCCCTAGGTACAGGATTAACAAACGAATATGTAAATCGGCGTCGAGGAAAGCCGTTTGAATATTTACATCCAATGCTCGAGCCAATTCTAAAAAGCACCTTTGGGGTTCTTGTTTTTCAAGAAAGCATTATGCGTATATGCACAGATATTGCTGGATACAACGAACACGATGCTGATTCTGTTAGAAAAGCAATCGGGAAAAAAATTACCGAAAAAATTGAGAAAGAACAAGAAAAATTTATTCTTGGCTGTACAAAAAACAATATGCCAAAATCAGTAGCAACAGAATTGTTTGAGGCAATTAAAGGATTTGGTCAGTATGGATTCAACAAAGCACACAGTGTCGCATATAGCGAAATATCATACCGCACCGCTTGGCTAAAACATTATTATCCACAAGAATTCTATTGTTCTTTGCTTAACAATACAATCAAGGAACAGCCTCAATTGGTTAAATATATATATGCTTGTAAAGATGATGGCATACCAGTAGAGCCTCCAGATGTAAACCGATCACAGGCATTGTTTTCCATTGACAATGGAACAATTGTTTTTGGTCTAGGAGGAATTAAAGGAATAGGAGCAAAGGCTTGTGAAAGAATTTTAGGAAACAGACCTGAAAAAGGATTTCCCAGCTTAGGTGCCTTGATAAAAGCAGGAGCTTCTGCAAAAGATATTAGACCCTTGGCAATGTCTGGTGCTCTCGAGAGCATAACGGAACATGGCAGAACTGTAATTGTTGAATGGGCAAGCGAACTAATTGCTTATCACAAGAAGCTGCGTCGTTGGACAGAAAGAAAAGAAAAATTTGAAAGAAGAAATAAAGAAAGAGAAGAAGCTATTCAACAAGGGAAAGCTCCTCCTCGTCGTCTTCAAGCTCTGCCAGATCCTCCAGAAGAGCCGCCAGTACCAGACACCAAGCCACTAACTAGACAAGAGCGTCTTGACCTAGAGCGAGAAACCTTAGGATTTTACTTGACAGGGCACCCCCTAGACTCTTACCCTGGGCTATACAGAATTGCGCCAAACACGCTAGAAGAAGCACTAGAAGAAAGGCCAAAAACATCTTCACCCAAGTTTCCCGTAGTAATTAGCGTTATGTCTAAAAAAAGGACTAAAAAAGGGAAAAATATGGCCATACTTCAGATAGAAGACAAAACTACCAGAGCAGAAGCTACGGTATTTCCTTCTGTGTGGAACAAGCACAAAGACCAACTTAAAGAAGGACAGGTTGGCATTATAACCTGCAAGGCCAAAGCAGATCGACGAGACGAATCACAAATACAATTAATCTTTCAAGACTTTAAAGAAGCAGGAGAGGGTATACCAATGCCACCAGAACCAAAGGATTTATCTTTTGGGTTACAGGATGGTTCAACAATTACATTCAGGGTCTCAAAAAAAACATCTACTGATGCTTGGCAACGCGCCATAGCGATCCTGAAAAACCTTGGAGAAAAAGTATGAATGTCTTTTGGACAAAAGAAGAAGATGACATCATCTTGAAGCTACTAGGAACTGTTTCTAGTGCAGAAATGTCATCTGTTTTAAGAAAAAATGGATTTTTTCGATCTCCCCATTCTGTTAGGGGCAGAATTGCAAGAATCCTTGAAGAAGAAGAAAAAGCTACCACTCCGCTAAACGACGAAGAAGAATTTGCTTTGGCCTGGGAAGATAACTTCGTCATTGAAGAACGACCAAAAATTTTATATTTTGATATCGAGACAACAGACCTCTCTGCTGCATTTGGAGAAGTCTTGATGATGGGATACAGGTGGCACGACGATCCTACTGTTCATCTACTTTCAATATACGACTTCCCAAATTGGGACAAGCCTCCAATTGAAAAAAGAGACAAACCTCTTGTCGAAGCGATATCAAACATTATCTCTGAAGCAGATGTGCTAGTTGGACATTATTCTACTGGCTTTGATCATCGATTCATTCAAACACGTTGTCTTTTCCATGGTCTTCCACCAATTCCAGATACCATTCATATTGATACCTGGAAAATCGCTAAGTATCAACTAAGACTGCATAGCAATAAGCTAGAAACACTAGCTAAAGCACTAGATTGCAAAGAAAGGAAAGGCTCCTTGCCTTTGCATATTTGGCGACGATCAAAGGCACATGATCTAGAAGCACTGAAGATGATGACAGATTATTGTAAGCAGGATGTAAAAACGCAATATGCTGTTACACAAAAATTACTTCCGATTACCAAAAACTTGCCAAACTGGAATTTACTTAGTGGAGAAATAAAATATCGCTGTCCGTCTTGCGAAAGCACAGACGTAACGAAAAGAGGCTTCCGCTGTACAAAGGTACACATCTACCAAAGATTCCAATGTAGAAGATGTGGCCGCTGGTCCCGTGGAAGACAAACACTAGCTAACAAAAATGCCGAACGGCATATGTACTAAAAGGAGAAAGCAATGAACGAGACACCAGAAGAGGTCGTGCAGGCGCTATTGAAAAAAGCCTCTAGCAACAACAGCATGAATGGCATTGGAGAAGTAGTGTCTGTTGTTCAAAAAAATGTTGATACAGTTTTCGAAATTCAAGAAGAAAACGCACGACAATTAGCGATGCTATTACAACGATGCCAAATGCAAATTGATACTATTCAATATGCAATCCTTTCTCTTGTAGACGTATTAATTACAAACGACATTATGTCAGAAGAAGAATGGGACAAACTGCAAGAAAGCAATGCAAAGAAACAAAAAGAACAGTACGAAGAGCAAAAAAGAATGCACGAAGAAGCAATTGCCACAGCACAAAAAGAAGTGATGGAAGAAGAAGAAGAAGAAGAGGAAGAGGAAGAGGAAGAAGAGTACAAAGGAGATGTTGTTCTTCCAAGCGAAAAAGAGGGATCGAAGATTCGTTTCCCAGAAAGAGAAGAAGTTGAATGAAGTCCCTTGTTTTAGAAGAGAACCTATATCTTGAAACAAAGCCAAATTTCTCAATTCCTAGACCTGGCATCTGGCCGTCTGAAACCTCGGTTGAATACGAAATTGATGGCCGAAGACGTGTAGATGGCTGCTGCTTGCGAAAATCATGGTATCGCATAATGGGATACCCTAAAGAACGAGTTGATCCGAACTTAAAGATGAAAGGAGAACTTGGAAAATCAGCAGAAGAAGCTTGTGTCGAGCGATGGAAACGTATGGGCATATTGCTAGACAACAATATTAAATTTTATGTTAAAAAGTATGGCCTGTCTGGAGAAATAGATGTAATTTTAAGAAATTTTGAAGATTCGGATAAGAAACCAATCGGAGTAGAAGTAAAGTCTTTCTATGGTGCTGGCGCAAATAGGCAAATTTGCGGATCAAAACGTCCCTTTGTTGCAGGAACGCCAAAGCTTGATCACTTACTACAGGCTTCTATTTATTTAAACGAATTCAAGGAAAGCCTAGATCATTTTCGTCTTTATTATTTAGAACGCGGAGATGGGCATAGAGTAGACTTTCAAGTGTTCACAGATAACGAGAACAGAATAGGATTTCAGCAAATTGAAGGACCATATTGGGGAACAGAATCAGCAGAAAAAGTCTATCGACCATATACAATAGACGATGTATATAGCCGAATGAGACAATTAGTTGAAGCAGTTAAGCTAAGAGAAAAGCCACAAAGAGATTTTAAAAAGAACTACAATGATGCTGATGTCGAATGGCTGCATTCTATTGGAGAACTATCTGATACAAAATACAAAAGTTATAAGAAGGGCAAGCCACTAGGGGACTGGAATTGTTCTTATTGTCCTTTTGAGAATGAGTGCTACTCGGGAGGGGAAGAATGATCAAAGTTGCAGTTGACATGGATGGCGTATTGGCTGACTTTGTTAGTTCTGCCAACAAGGCTGTTGAAAAAGAATTGTCTCTTTGTTTGTCTTATGATGAAATAAAAGAAGTTCATTTTGCTAAAATAGTGAAACAAAAACTAGAAGAAGAACAAAAAGGCACAAAAAAGAAAAATTTTTCTGATAAAGAAATTTATGAACTTCTTATGCAGAAAGATTTTTTTCGAAATCTAGAGCCAATGCCTTATGCAATAGAAGCCATGGAGCAATTAGCAAAAGATGGACGAGAAATAACTATATTGACAAAAGCCTTAAACCTTAATAGAAATAGCAAAAACCCACAAAACTATGTTGTTTCAGAAAAGCTGGATTGGCTGCATGAACACCTTGGTAGCATTCCCTATAATGTAATAATGACATCTGATGTGACTGCTAAACAGTTAGTAAACACACATGTTCTTGTAGACGATGATCCAAGAGCACTAGTTCACCCTACTGCTCTTACTATTTGCGTAGAACACCCGTGGAACAAACAATACCGAGAAGAAGCTCGAGGGCTACAGGAATCTATTCGCTGCATGTCAGAGCTGCCAGAGAAAATAAGACTTGCGGAATCTTGTTTGAATGGAATTATAGGAATTAAAAAAGACGCTATAAACGACCTAGAAAACCACCTCAAAATCAAACGCTCTTAGGAGCAACAAAAGATGAAAAACAGACTGCTAGATCTAGAAGCAGCCACGTCTGCTATTAAGCCATATCTGCGTCAATATTTAGAAGACAATGGAATAAACACAGAAAAAAACTTTTCTTGTCTTAATCCAAAACATGAAGACAAGACTCCATCTATGACCATAAAACAGGATCCCGAAAGAGCTTTCTGTTTTAGTTGTGGAATGGTCATGGATATATTTTCGGCAGTTCATTTTCTTGAAGACCGACCAATCAGAGGAAAAGGATTTATCGAAGATAACGTTTTATACCTTACTGAAAAATATGACATAGATATTAAGATGGCTGACCTCACACAAGAAGAGGTCTATGAATTCAGAACATATAATGCTTATCAATTGGCTGCAGAACTAGTAGCAGATCCGGAGTTTGGTGACTATTCTAAGGTGTTGCCAGAGCTTGAAGCTAGAAAGTGGGACCCTAAACGATGTGCAGAATGGGGAATCGGAACCGTAGACTTTAAAAAGTTTAGAGAAACACTAAAAAAGGCTGGCTTCGAGCCTGGCTTTTTAAAAGGCATAGACTTAGACAGAAGCAACTTATTTGACAGCCATAATTTAATCTTTACCGTCTTCGACACAGATGGAAGACCAGTTGGATTTAGCGCAAGAAACCTAAAGTATGAGAAAGGAGATCCAAGCGCTGGCCCAAAATACAATAACACTAGAGTTACTGGTCTAGAATGTAATATCTTCAAAAAAGGAGAACGGCTCTATGGTTTTGATATTGCCATAGATGCTGGCTCTCCTTTATATATTTTTGAAGGCCAATCAGATGTCATAACAGCAAGACATCATGGCCATATGAACTGTGTCTGTTCGCTTGGCACATCGTTCACAGATCACCATATTAGCCTGTTGAAAAGACATGGATGTTTTAACCTCATCTTTGTTTTCGATTCGGATCCTGCTGGAGAAGCAGCCATTCAGAAGTTGATGGATGAGAAATTAAGCGAACACAAAGAATTTAGAGTAAAACTTATCCAGCTTCCAACAGGAATGGATCCAGATCAGCTCTTCAGAGAAAAAGGACCAGGAGAGTTTCTTAGACTAAAACGCTGGGAAGCTTTTGAGTGGAGACTAAACAGATTTAACGACGATGCCGACCCAGAAGATGTGGCTGCAAAAATGATTCCTATTATCTTAGCAGAACCAAGCCACATCAGACACGAAAAAATGGCCAAGGCATTGGCTGTTTATACTGGCATAGATGTTTTGACAATTCTGTCTGAAATTAAGCGTCGTCGAAACATCGTCCATGAAGAACTTGCAGAAAAAAAGCTTGGCATATTAAATGACGTCTTGTGGCGAGCAAAAAAGAATCCAGACGATACAAGTTTACTATTAAGCGAAGCACATAATAGCATTGAAAACCTGCACAGAAGCATAGACGGAGACTCTTCTGGTAGTGCAGGAATGGTAAGTCGGATCCTTGCTCAAAAAGAAGAAGACGAGAAAAAATCTACAGATTTTGCTGGTTTTTATATGAGAGAGGATGGATTAGGAAACATTGCCAAAAGACTAGATGACGACTGGAGAAGCAACACCTGGATGTGTATTGGAGGAGATGCACAAGCAGGCAAAAGCACTTTATGTGCACAAATGGCATATGAAATCGCAGAGAACCTTGCTAATGAAGCAGTTACTATATACTTGTCGATTGACGACGCAGCTAGACTTATTTTGTTTAAGCTAGTCGGAGTTGCTGCTGATAACCTTGATCTTACTCTTGGGCAAATAGCAAATCCCAATTATTGGAAAGAGCGGATGCCTCTTAGAGAAGCAGAAAAGATGCTGAAAATCAGAGACGAAGGCTACAGAAAAGTAGTAAAGCTAGCAAGAGAACAAAGATTAGTGCTCAAAGACGCAAGCGATGGCAGTTCTCTCTCCTATATGAGAAACATTTTAAGATATTATAGAGAGAACATGCCAGACAAAAACATTGTATTTTTTATAGACAACTTCCATAAAATTTCTGACTTTGACAACTTACAAGGGTCTGACCGAGTCAAAAAAGTATCAAACTATATCAAGAATCTTACTACAGAATATAAAGCAACCATCGTTTCTACCGTTGAATATAGAAAATCATATGACAATGCAATGCCGTCAAACGATAGCATTGCAGATAGCAGAGCAATTAAATACGATGCCTCGGCCGTACTGCATCTTTACAACGACGCTCACACACAAGACAACGGAGTTTCTGGATCTAGAATGGTCCATGAATATAACGACGAACTCTTGCCTAGAGTAAGATGCAAATTTGGAAAGAACAAAATCTCTGGCTATGAAGACAGAGAGTTCTTTGATCTATTTCCCAGATGGGGATATATGAAATCTGTTGACAAAGAAGCCGCTTTAGCAGATATAGAAGCAAGAAGAGAGTTCTTAAAGGAAAGAAAAAAGAGCCTATGAAAGGACTGTTAGCGCTAGTAGGAAGTGTTTTCCTTGCCACTCCTGAAAATGGAAGAATTTTATACAAAACAGTAACAGATGCACTGGAAATGTTTGGTGATGTGTGCGAGGCTTCGTCTGGAATATTAGAAAGATATTTAGAACTAAGAGATCGACTGGCATGTCGAAAAACAAAACTATAACAATTCTGATTGTTCTTTTCTGGATCTGGATCCTTGTTGTTTGCAATAGGCTATTATGCGGATAACACCAGAAGATGTAAAAACATTTAGTTTTTGTCCATTCCTCTATAACAGGGGAGGAACTGCCAAGTTATATGAGAAACCGCCTCCATTTGTAAAGGCAATGAAAGATTCTATTTGTGCCGCAGAAGTCGAAGCAACAAAAAGCAAAGGCTTTGTTGACAATAGAATGCTTGGAAAATATTGGAACAAGATCTGGTGGCCTCTGGCAACATCATTAGGATTAAGTGCAAAAGAAATAGAAGAAAAAACATTTTCTGCCGCAATGAAATTTAACAGCTATTGTAATTATGACATTGTAGGAACAGGATATTTTACTCTTGGTGTTGGCGTGCCGCTAGAAAAGAAATTATTAAGCGGAGTTTTACATAGCAAACTAGATATAATAAAAGTTCCTAAGAAAATAGACAAATATATCAACATAATAAATATAGGATGGGAAAAAGTATCTCGTAGAACACTTTCTCAAGATATAAAAACCATGGCAGAAATGTATTTGCTACAAGACTTAGACAAAGATATTGTTTATATCAATGTAGATCTGTTAGCTAAGAATAATGAAATCAATATTTCCTCGTGTTATTATGATAAGGACAACATTGCAGAAGCAGGAAAAATCATAGAATTTCTTGCTCGCGGAATGAAACAAAATATCAACTATCACCCATACTGGACCTGCGAAAGGTGCAATAAATGTCAAACTTCCAAATCTTAAGCAGAAAAAGTTTTCCATTAAAAGTAGATAATGAAAAGGAAAATCTAGTTTTTCATAGATATGAACATAGAGCTACAATTGGACATGGATGCAAAGAATATTTAATATTTATTGACCATGCAAAAGCACAAAGCCATATCGAAGAAGTTACTGGTGGGCATTTAGAAGCTATCGAAGACGATTCTTTGCACGAAGCTTTAACAAACTTCGCTATGGAAAATGGTTTGTTGGCTCTTGGGCCACCGCCACTAAGAAAGCTAGCTTGATGAAAAAAACAAAACTACCAAGAGAATTGGCTAAGAACGCAAGCAAACTCCACAAGCATGTGGGAGAATTAATACAAAAAATCCCAGAATTTAAAAATTTTGAGATCCGACAAGAATACCCAGTCAAAAAAGTAAACAAGGAATTCTCTTCTGGAAAAGAAAAATTTGACTGGGTAGTCTTGGGAGCAAAAATAATCATAGAATGTCACGGAAAACAACATTTTGAACCAGTGACATTTGGAGGAATCTCTTTAGAAGAAGCCAAAACAAACCTTGTAAAACAACAAGAGCGTGACGAGGCTAAGCGAGAAGCTGCTGAAAAAGCCGGATGGGTCTATGTCATGGTGTCATACGAAGAAGCGAACATAGACGAATCTGAGCTTTCTGAAAAGATAAAAAACGAACTTGCTCTTTCTCTTATTTCAAAAAAGACAGAAGACATGTGGAAAAAAGTAAAAGAAGCAGCAGAAAAGAACAAGAAACCACAAAAACAAAAGAAAAAATATACTTGGCCGAAAAGAAAAATTCCAAGTAGACCGTTCAACCAAAAAGACTAGGCCTTCGCTGTAGTTTGGAGATAAACAATGTCACCAGAAGTTGCCGAAGAACTCTTCGTTGAATTAGATGAAGATTATGAATATGAATTATTCAAAAACAACTCTAATCCTAAAATATTAGAAAAAGACTTTGCAAAGACTCCTGACAAAGTCAATAGCTGTCGATTCTGTGCAGGATCAAAATTCTGCTAGTTTACACACAAGAGAAGGAGCAGGGATGCTACCAGAAAAAGTAACAAGATCACTAGCTAAAGGAATGAGCGGCTTTACTAATTTCTTTGAACGAACGGGCTGTTTGCCACCAGACCTGCGACACAGCGCAGAAGAAGCAGCAACAATTTGCTTAGAAATTTGTAAAGAAGAAGGCTTGATTTCAGAGACATTGCCGGTTACTGTGTTGGAAGGAAAAGGCACCCTGTCTTTAAAACTTGGAGAAGAAGTCCTTGTGTTATCTGGCGAGCTTGATTATAAAGACAAGCTAGTAACAGTGTAAGGAGGAATCTAATTGGGAAGGAGAAGAAAGATCAAATGCAGCAAGTGTGGGAAAGATTTATTTTATCTCCCGTCAAATTATGATATGGCTTTTAAGGTTGTCTGTGTAAGCTGTGATAAAAACAAGACAAAAAAGAAAGATGGAAGAAAAGCTCCCGCGGCAGCAAAACTTTCCAAAGTAAAACGAGGAAAACGAAAAGACATTCATCCTTCTTATGTTTTTCGTTCTGCGACAGAAGCTAATTTTGCTAGAATTTTGGAAAAAGAAAATCTTAAGTGGAAATTCGAAGAACAAGTTTTTCCTTTCTTTGGATATGAAAGAAAACCCTTCCAATATATTCCTGATTTTGAAATAACAAAAGGTTCAAAACGGTTTAAAAAAGGTTGGTACGAAATCAAAGGGTGGCTAAACTCAGAAAGCAGAAGCAGATTGAGACGTTTTAAAATAGTACATCCTGAAGAAGCAGATAAATTAACCGTAGTCTTATGGCGCAGCACAGAAAAGAAAAATATCGAATTTTGCAAAAAGCTAGGCTATAAAGTAATGTTTTACGACAAACTCACAGAAGAGTATGAATCTCAAATTCCGACATGGGAGTAAAAATGTTGGCAAATAAACAACTAAGTCTCGATTTTACGAAGAACTATGATAGAATAGAGCTTCCACACACCCATACTGCAACAGCACAACTTGCCCTGGATAATAGCGGATATCACATTCTGTATTATGCTGATGAAGATGGCGCATCAGGAAACGGAATTAAACCCCTAGAGCAACGTTGGTATGGCTCGCTAGAAGAATGTCAAAAGCGACTCGAGGAAAACGTTTTTCCCTTGCACGGCTGGTGTCAGCTAAATGGATATGATCGTTTAGATTATACCGATCCAGGCTACTGGAAAGACAACTTCTAATTTGTCTTGGTTCCTACCAGAACAAAGAAGAAAGAAGATAAAAAAATGGGAAAAATATGTCAAAAACAAAGAAGTCTCTATTGTCACCAAGAAAAAATTACTATATAAAATACTCTCTCCTTCCTTGGACTGGGTAAGGGACGCACTACGAACACAGTGTAATCTTGAACAAGAAGAAGCAGAAAGTGAAATCTTTTTGCTGTGCAACACTCTTATAGAAGAATTTGATCCCAATAAGCGGTTACTCTATTACATAGAAACCAGAACTCCTTGGAAAGTGTCTGAGTTGCTGAACAGGCTTTCTCCTCCACCAGAAGACGCAACAGGATTAGAGATAAACTTAGGAACATATTGCATAGAAGAAGAAATATGGCCTTCTATTCCTAAGTTTCTATTCGAAACTCGATGGCTGGCCAAAAACTTGTCTATTTACGAAAAAGCAATTATACTAACCTTGTTAACCTTAGAGGCTCCTAGTTGCAGACAAATTGCACAATCTCTTGGGGTTAGCAAAACATCGATTAACGAGGACCTGCAAATAATTGCAGGTAAAATGAAAGGAAGGCTATAAAAATGGTCGCAAAAAGAACTCCAGAAAAAGTTTCCCCTGATAAAGTAGATCCCGATGCAAGGGTAAATCCATCGACTAGGCTTATTGCTCGCAATCCTACTCGAATGGAAATTTCCGATGCAGACAATCAAAGAGAAATTGTACAGCAAATAAAGGATATGCGTGCGAAACGAAAGAAGATACTATATCAATATGAACAAGACGAAAATGGCAATTGGGAATATAGTGGCCTCCCAGGAACTATCGCAATCCGCAAATTAGAAGAAGAAGAATTAGCGGAATACTTTAGAACACTCATGAGAAGCCGTCCAAATATTATTGGAATTGAGCTTTCTTTCGGTGAATACGAAGACGCTAGACAATATACTGGCAAGCTAATAGACAAACTACGCTTTAGCAAGCCTCGCAATCCTACAGAATTAGCAGAGGATATGGCAGCGCTATTTTCCACAAAGACGCCAGAAGTTAATGTTGTCAAGCTAAACTGGAAGATCAATAGCGCTAATGCAGGGAACTTTTATACCGAAGCAACAGCTTACTATACCTCAAAAGAGAACTATGAAGATGACAAAAAGTTCTCTCCCTCGATTATGATCGAACACGTCCAGATGTAATAAACGAAAAGAAAGGGCACTCTGATGGTAGCCAGGCTTAAAAAAGGCATTCTCGTTCCAGATGGAGAGCAGAGATCAAAAGGACGTGTTTTAAACGTACATTCTAAGGCTCGTGCCGAGCCAAAAGTTTTCAGCAGACTAGATGGGCTGCTTCGAGGGAAGAAGCCAAAGGTTTGTGTCTACAGAAGACTAGGAGGTATTGGCGATGTGATAATGAGCACACCAATGCTCAAGCACATCAAAAGACTACTTCCCAACTGTCACTTAATATATGCTACAGATTTGGTTTATTCTAACGGAGCTTTAGGCGACGTGATTCGAAACAATCCTTTTGTAGACGAACTAATTAGCTATAAAACAGCAACAGCAAGAGACTATGATTTATTTACAGATATAACAGCGACTGGTTTGGCACGAGAAAAAAAAGGTCAGGTCCCACCTAATCGAATAGATATGTTTGCGGAACAACTTGGGGTAGATGTTTCTTCTGACCCTGTTCCTACATATGTTGTTACTGATGACGAAAAAGAATGGGCAGAGGAACTAATAAAGCAAAAAGCGCTCCCCCACAACCGCAAGGACGTTACTTTAGTTGGACTTCAGGTAAAAAGCAATGACAATAGACGTACTTGGCCTCTGGAACACAACAAGCGACTTGTAGAGCTTCTTACGCAAGACCCTAAGGTTAGGGTAGCATTGTTCCATTGGGAGAAGAAGAACCACTTTAACCCTCGCCAAACATTTATTTGTAACTATAACTTACGATACACTGGGGCTATATTAGAACAGTGTGACGTTGTAGTCACTCCTGATAGTTCATTGTTACATTTGGCTGGCGCGCTACAAAAGAAAACAGTGTCACTGTTTGGATCTGTGCCTCCTGAGTCTAGAACAAACCACTATGCAAACTGCACTACTATTACAGCAGGTCTTCCTTGTGAAGGATGTTGGTATACCCCAACGTGTGGTGGAAAAATTACCTGTATGAAAGAACTGCATCCTGAAATGGTACATGATGCAATTAAAACAAAGCTTGCAGAAAAAACCAAGGTACAGAAAGTGATAACAGTAAACTCTAGAAAAGGCTTCAAGCCTGACAATATTGTACTAGTGAAAAGACACTTCGGAGGATTTGGAGATATTACACAAAGCATGACTGCCATAGAGGCATTAAAAGATAAATATCCTACAAAGAAAGTTTACTTCGCGCTTCCAAAAAAGTATTGGCCAGCAGCAGAAAATAGTCCAACGATAGATAAGCTGCTAGACGCTGATAAGGAAATTAAAAACAACAGATATTCTATCGTGTACGACATCTCTACTCCATGCGCTCACTACGAAGCTAACAAGGTTCGTAGTAGAAAACCAGTAGACAAAACTAGAGTAGAGGTCTTTGCAGAGGCACTAGGGGTTTCTAAGATTATAAAGAAAAAGTCTAGTACTTACTGGCCGACAGAAGAAGAACTTTCTTGGGCAAAAACTTTTCTTCCAGAAACAGAGAAGCCGAGACTGGCTGTTGCTTTACGTTGTGCAGAAGAATACCGAAACTGGCCAATTGAAAAATATAATGATTTAATTCCTTTGTTAGTTGATAAGTTTCAAGTAATTATTCTTGATCATTCTAGAGAGTTTTTATATCCAAACACTGTAGATGCTGGCGGGTTTCCCTTCCGGAAAGCTGCTGCGATAGCTCTAAGCGCAGATATAATGCTTACTCCAGACACTTCTTTCTTGCATCTTGCCGGAAGTGCTGACCTCCCTACTATAGCTTTATTTGGTCCGATTGATCCTCGAGCACGCTGCAAACACTACAAGAATTGTCTTGTGGTGAGTAGCAAAATGGACTGCGTTCCTTGTTGGAGAAACCAGAATATGCCATGCAAAAAGACTGGCTCAGCAAAAGGACACTCTAAATGTATGGAAAACATTGCAGTTAAAGATGTCTATGAAGCTTTACTAGAGAAAATCAAATGAAAAAGGTTTTTGTTTATAGCATTCAGCACACTGGTACTTTCTTTGCTAGTTCTATGCTTGCTGCTGGGTTTCACACAGAAGAAGCTTTTAGAATAGGAAGCTTGTGGGAAAAACATAAGAAACTAAATCATCGGCGATATGTAAAAACCAAGCCCATAGAGCTTTCAGACTTTACCAAGCCGTCGGAAAAAATTTGTACCGAATGGTTTAGCGAAGGTGTTTTGTCGGCTTGTAAAGAAGAACAGCTAGCAGGGAAAAAGATTGTTATTGCTCACGAGCATCATCACAAACCAAGTTCTTGGTTTATCAAAAGTTTGATTGAGAAAAAGCCAGAAGTAAAAATTGTTATTCCGATAAGAGATCCACTATTATCTCTTCATTCCAAGTTATGGAGAGAAGACGAAGAGCATAACAACCCAAATGAAATGGATAATGTTTCTAGACAAAAAAGATTAAAAACGTGGATACAAAAATATACAGAAATGCTTTCTGTGCCAAAGAAACATGCTTTTCTATTGCCAATAGATGCAGAACAGTCTAAAACAAAAAACGGTCGAATAAAATTAATCAAACACCTGTATGACTTTTGCGGTTTGAACTTTAATGAAAAAGCGAAGAAAAAGACTTTGGAATGGGAGCCACAAAATAGGACCTATCAGCTAATAGAAAAGAAAAGAAACTCTTCTCCCAAGCCTCAGTGGGAAAACTTCAAGAGGAAATATTTAGCTGGTGACATAGAACACACAAGATCTTTTATGTCGCTTGAGTTTGACGAACTGTGCAGACAAGACAAGCTCAAGAAGCTGATGAAACAAGTTGGGTATAAAAATCTTTTATGGTGGTAAGAAAGCAAAAATTACCAGAAAGTGTTTTTCTTTCCCTTGGGGGAGGGCTAGGAGATGCTTTCTGGACTTACCATAAAGGTAAAGCCGGTTGGGGCTATATTGAAAGTTTAAAAAAAAGATATCCACAAGTAAAGATAAATGTTATAGGCACCTCACATAACTCAAACGTACTAGAGCTTATTAAGTATAATCCATATATAACAAAAGCAGAAAATTTTAGAGCAGTTTCTCCAAAAAATAGAGAATCATTTGAAAAAGCTCATTGTAACCAGGCAAAACGACTTTCAACTCAGAAAAGATTGTTATCTTCACTGACTTTTAAACGTCCAAAAATTTTTCTTAACGAACAGGACAGAAAAGTCTTAAAAAAAATACAAGGGGCAGGTCCGTTTGTATTAATTCACCCCTTTGCGGGGCTGAGACGAAGGTGTTCTGGGACAGAAAAAGAATATATTCCTTTGATAGACTGGTTGGTTGACGACAAAAAAGTCAATACAGTTGTTATAGGGAACGATCATAAACGATTAACCCAAAATGAAAAAAAAGTTCTCATAATGAAAGAAAGGTTTGATTATGAGCGACCAGGCTTGTTTAATTTAGTTAACAAAGGGAACCCTAGGCTATACTACCATCTTGCAAAACACCAAGAATACTTTATTGGTAGCTGGTCTGCTTATTCTGTCGCTTCTTGGCTTCATAACAAACTAACAATTCTTCTCGTTTCCGAGAAGCCTGAAAAAAACTTAAGAAAAAGATTCAACCAAGGACAACGGTGGGAAGGAAAAAAACATAAAATTATTAGCCTTGGCAACGAAAAAAATCTTCGCCCGCCTGAAGAAGTAACAAAAGAAGTTTTTAGAACAATCAAGGAGTTATAATATGAAGACAACAGGAGAAGTAATAGATTCCCTTATTAACATAAACAATCAAATTTGGCACAAAGCAACAAAGATCAAAACTCTTTCTGGTGAAGTAAAAAAAGACAAAGGATTAGGAACAAAAGAAAAAGTAGAAATTTTTCTGAACATTAGAGAACTAAACGCACAACGTTCGGCTGTCAGATGGGAAATTGACAAAAAGTTTAATTCTGGCGCAAACGAAACAAAAATTAATTTTTGTGAAGGAGGCTAACATGCTAGCCTATTCTATTGGAGAAATGATTGACAAGCTTGCTGTTGTACATTTAAAAATTTGGCACATAGAAGAAAACATACGGGGAAAAGAAAAGGACAAAGAAAGATCTGACGAAGAAATTGAAGAACTATGTGAACAAGTTGTTTCTTTAAATGCCCAACGAGTAAAGATTGTTTCTTCTATCGATGAATTTTTTGAAAAAAATGAATAACTTTTTTTTACATACTGCTGGGGGATTGGGAGATCATCTTTTAGGGTATTTTTCTCCACACAGCTTCCCCTTTGGTTTCGGCTATCTTCAGGAATTGAAAACAAAAATTCCTGAAGCCAAGATTAAATTAATTTGTCATCCAGTTCAAAAAGAAGCCTCTAGGTTTTTTGAATTAGATCCTCGGATTGATTCTATTGATATACACCCATGGATATCTCCGCTCAAAATAAAAGAATGCAAAAACATTAAAGAAGAAGCAAAAAAGTATAAATCTCTAGAAGAATTTGGAAAACGAAACAACTTAAAAAAGCAACCAAATATAGATGTTTTTCTCTCTAAAAAAGAGCAGGAAACAATTGATCGGATTCAGCAGGAAGGTAGATATATAGTAATTCATCCTTTCGCTGGAGGCAAAAATCGCATATTTTTTTCTCCTGAAAACTATATTCCATTTATAGACATGGTTGTAGAAGAAAAGGATCTTAATGTCGTCATAGTAGGAGGAAGTCACGCAAAAATAAGAAATTCTCAAAATCCTAAATTCTTTGAAGAAAAGTTTTCTTATCAAAGAAAAAGGTTGTTTAATCTTGTTGGTAAAACAACGGGAAGAGCTGCTGTGAAATTAACACGAGCAGCAGAATTTTTATTAGCCTCGAATTCAGCTTTTTTCTGCTCTGTTTCTGATGGTTGTACAAAAACAGTTGTTTTTCATGAAAGAAAAGATGTTTTTGCTAAAAAAGTAAAAAAACGATTTTATGATGCATCACAAATAACCATACTTCAACTCGAAAAATCAATTTCAAAAGAAAAACTTCTTTTAGAAACAATTTCTTATGTCTAAGCCATCTACTCCCTCCTTCCTTTTAGTTGGAGAAACCAAATGTGGGACATCCTCTTTCTTTGAAGATTTAGTTAAGCACCCAAAAATTTGCCCCGCACGAAAACTTCCAAATAGTGAAGTAGACTATACTGGTGGAAAGCTTTCTCTTGAGCAAAAAGAAGTAAGGTTCTTTGATCGCCATTGGTCCAAAGGACTAGATTGGTATCGAAACAGGTTCCCCGTTTTAGAACCAGGACAAATTACTGGAGAGGCATCTCCTACATATCTCTATCGAGCCCTCTCAATGCAACGTATCAAAGCAACTTTACCAGATATTAAAATAATTATTTTGCTTAGAGACCCTGTCTATCGTCTTTATTCTCATTTTCATCATATTGCGAAAATAGCCCCAAAGTGGGAAACACGATATCCGTCATTTCTGAACTACTTGGATACCGCCCACGAAAACGACTACTATTTAATTGATAAAGGATGCTATATCAAAACAGTTCCATTGTGCTGTGAACTTTTTGATTCTTCTCAAATTTTAGTTATCAAGTCAGAAGACTTCTTTGAGTCTCCCAAAAGACCATATTGTGATGTTATAAAATTTCTAGGACTAAAAGAATTTTATCCAAAAAATTTTACCCATATAAGAAAGAGCAGCCCTGAGAAACCAATAGACGAAAAAGCATTTAAAATGCTGCAATCCTTCTACAAAGATTACAATCAAGCATTGTATGAGTTTTTAGAAAAAGATTATAAATGGAAGTAGAACTACTTAAAGAAGTTGGCCCTGAGGTTCGAATTTTTGAGCCAGTAACAATTATATCACCAGAAAAAGTAGTTTTAAAGGGCCATGATATGATTAGCGAATATGTTCATATCATGGGTGGTATCTCCACTATCATTGGATGGTTTGTACATATAGCGCCTTATGTTTCTATAAGCGGAGGAGGTCGCACTAGAGTTGAAGATTTTGCAAACATTGCAGCTGGAAGTAGAATAATTACGGGAATAGACGCAACAGACGGAACGGGGCTAATGGGACCAACTGTGCCTGACAGACTAAGAAATGTAACAAGATCTTTTGTTACTTTAAAAAAATTTGCTTTCCTTGCTACAAATACAATCGTATTTCCAAACATAACTATTGGAGAAGGAGCTGTGGTTGGTTCTGGTTCTGTTGTAACAAAAGATATAGAACCATGGACAATTAATATTGGATCTCCTGCCAAACCAATCAAAAAGAGACCAAAAGATAAGATATTGAGACTTGCAGAAGAAGCATATAAAAAGTTATGATAGATCACGTCTCAGAAAAAGAAATAAAGGACTTTACTGATGATACCATTAGCAGAACCAAAGATTAGCAAAAACGCCTGGAGGTATATAAAGAACTGTCTAGACACAGGGTGGATTTCCTATGCAGGAGACTACGTAGACAAGCTCGAGCAACAGGTTAAAGCCTACACTGGCGCTAAGTACGCTATTGCTGTTAATGGAGGCACTTCTGGACTCATGCTGGCTCTTAGATTGGCGGGAGTAGGGTCGGGAGACGAAGTTTTAATACCTTCTTTAACCTTTATCGCTCCAATCAATGCTATCAAACACGTAGGCGCTCATCCCGTCTTTATGGATTGCCAAGACTTTGATCTAAATTTAGACTGGGGCAAAACACAACAATTTATCGAAGAGGAATGCATTCAGACTCCTCTAGGACTTCAAAATAAACTTACTGGAAGAACCATAAAAGCTATTCTTCCTGTTCATATCCTTGGAACATTTTCTGACGCTCCTATAGCCCTTCGAAAGACCGCCAAAAACTTTGGTTTAACCATCGTAGAAGACGCAGCAGAAGCTTTGGGAACATGGTGTATAAGTGGCGCAGGAAAAGGCAAGCATGCAGGTACCCATGGAGACATGGGAATCTTTTCCTTCAGTTTTAATAAAATAGTGACTGCTGGAGGCGGAGGCATGCTAATTACAAACAATGAAGAATACGGCAAACGTGCCCGGTATTTATCTTTACAAGCAAAGGATGACACCGTACGCTATGTCCACAATGATGTAGGATACAATTTGGGCTTGACCAATATGAATGCAGCCCTTGCTTGTTCACAAATGGAACACCTGGACACTTTTCTTGCCAACCATCGTTTATGGTGGAAAACATACCATGAAGAATTGAGAGAAGTTCCAGGCATCAAAGTCTTTTCTCCGCCAAACAAAGAAGAGGCCAACTTTTGGCTTACTGCCATAACAATTGACAAAGACGTGTTTGGAATGAGCGGAGAACAACTAATGACAAAACTTTATGCCGAAGGTGTTCAAACAAGACCTTTGTGGATGCCAGGACACTTGCAAGTCCCATATTCTAGATGTCAGACATTCAGGCTTGAAAAAACCGAATCGGTATGGCGCAAGATACTATGTATCCCCTCTGGAAATACTATGACGAGATCAATGTGTAAAGAAGTGGCAGAGATTATTCGTAGCTATGCCTTATAAGCTCTAGAACAAAACGACATACTGAAAAGTGTTATTGGGCCTTTCGGGCATATTCTAAAACTTCATTAACTTTTTCTTCTATCTCGCTAGCAGCATTAGACAACTCTTCTACTTCTCTCAGCAATAAAACATATAGCCTATTTAACTGGTTCTTGCTAGCTGCGCCGTCCAGAATTTTATTGATTCTGACAAGAGTTTGCTCTGCTTCCCGCAGTCTCTTTTCTTCGGCTCCTGTAAGCGCCATGTCTTACCAAGCCTTCCTCATGATTTTAACGATGTTGCGGACGTCGTCTCTGCCTCTATGCGGAGTTCCTTCAAAAGGCATTTTGAGACGTCCAAGAGCAGTTTGCACTCCACATTGTCTTTTGTAGCCACGCTTTTGACGAAATACTTCTTTTATGTTTACATGCTCGTCATCAAATGGGTACTCGACATCATGGGTATTACAATCTTGAAGAAGCTGTTTCTTGTCATAGCTGCCCCACGAAGCAAAAGTTTTATTACCAGGATATTTCTGCAACCAATTCACAAACTGTTTTAGAACGGTAGGGAAAGTAAAGGCATTGTCTACCTGATCCTGGGTAATAGTGGTAAGCTCTGTGGCAAAATCGTCTAGAGCAGGATGTATAACGGGACGAACAAATTCATTAAATTCCGCGACAGTGTCGAGGGTGTCTTTCTCGACCAAGGCTGCTGCAAATTCAATAATTTCCATTTCTTCCCTAGAAACTTTTCGACTTTTAAAGCATGTGGCTTCGAAATCAATCACAACAAAGTAATCTTTTTCCACTGATCCCTCTGCCTCCTTCTCTTCTTCGTCTTTGATCTCTTGAACATCTACAATAGCAGCAGTGTCTGCCCATTCTTTTAGCTTCTCTCTAAAATGATCGAATACGACAGTAGGTTGTGACTTCTCGGGTTCTGGTTTATTTTCTGATTCTTTAAGGGTTTTCATTTTCTCTTTGACAAATTCTTTGTCTTCTACAGGAAGAGTTTCACTTTCTTTGATGCTAATCTTATCAATCTTTTGATCTTTCAAAGGCTCTGCCTCCCTAGTTACGCCTCCTTTTCTAGGTTTGGATTTGGTTTTTTTTAAGCTTTTTCCGCCCATTATTCCGCTTCTCCTTATCATTATATGTTCGCTCCAGTACTTTCAGTGTCATTTGTAGAACCATACTCGCTAGTATTGTTGGTTCCTTCCGAATAGTCAAGCACAGCAGCACCAGACTGTGCGCCAAGGTTGCCCAGCATTACCGAGCTATCAATTTCTGTAGTTTTAATACCAAATATTTGTGCTCCGCTAGGAGGATCGCAGTATATAACGTTATTGCTGATAGCCCAATACAACGCATGAACAGAATCAGAATAATCATTATGTGGACATCCAGTAATAGCAGTACTGTGTAATGTTGGGTCGCCAACAATAACATTTTCAGCAATAACACCAGTAGAACACGGAAGAGGAGTGGCGCCAACTGACTCTATATCAGTTAGCAAGATTCCGTTGCTGTCTATTCTATTTGCTCCACCAGGGTTTGTGTCGGAATGATCCATCCCAAACTCCCCAATATAATTCCCTCTAATTCTGGTACCGGCACCATTTGCACCAGAAAGATCAGCATCATTAGCATCTACCAAAATTGCACATCGGCAATTTGCTGCTCGGACCTCACTGCTTTGCAGAGAGACATTGTCTCCACGCATCATGATTACAGGTCGACTTGTAATATTTGTTTCTAAAGTCTCTGTCTTGCCCATATATTGAGCATAAACATAAGAGTTAGACGCTGAAATATGGTCTCCCCACAAAGAAACCAAGGGCACATCTACTGGGGTATAGTCGTCGCCTTGGTCTAATGTGAAGCTACAAGAATTTATTCTAACATCTTTGCAATATGTTCCGCCTGTTGTAGCAGTTCGAAGGGCATTGCTGTTTGCAAGGCCAGAAAAAGAATGAATGTTGATATGAGTATTCTCTATTGATCCATGATCGCTTCTAGACAAGTCAATTCCAGCATTACTATCAATTGAACTGTGGTTAGAAAACTTGGATCTGTTTATATAAAAGTAGTCACATTGATCTAATTTAATTGCTCTAGTAGCAACTTGATCATCAGCGACACAACGATCAATCTTTATATGATCAGAATTATCCGCATATAGAAGAGAAGCGTCCTTGGTTGTAGTGGCGACATTAAAGAAAGAGTTATTCACGCTTACATAATCTGATTCGGACACTTTTATTAAATTCTCTGTCGGATTGGTGCTTCCCCCACCAATATAACAATTATTAAAACCGCTGTTGTTGGCATTGGCAATAAACACAAAGTGATTCGGAGTGTCGTCTTGTGTCCGCATTAGCGTAAGATCATGAAACCAAACACTTTCAGAATTAATATACAAATCATACAAACTTCTTCCTGGGTCCCACGTAAATTTTAAGATAGATTCTCCAGTAGCCTTACCAACAACCACCTTGGGGGCAGTAATAATAAGAGGGCCAGATGGCATTTGATAATTTTTTGCACCAAGCGTCAAAATTCTGGGAGTATCATCTAACAGCAAAGTAGTTAGTTCTGTAGCATTTGGAACATACGTGACATCAGAACAAATATTAAAAAAGTCTTGCAAGGAACCGCTCGAGACTCGCCGGGTATAGAGATGCCCCGTGTTCTCGTGCATGCAAAGATTTCCTTTATCAGAAGAAGAAACAGGCACTCTCCTGACAGCGTTTACTTTTCCTCTGTTCTCTCTGTCTAGGTTTACTGATACCATATTATCCAATCCAAACGATCAGGACATCTTCTGCCCCGGTATAAATATGAAACTCATTTACATTTATGTGTTCAATATTTAAGTCTCTTGTCCAAGAAGCAGTATAGGGATTCAATTCTTCTGGATCCATATCTAATACATTAACAATTGGATACTGTCCAAGGTTGTGCGAAACAGCAATAGCAGTATCTTCTCTTTCTTCCTCTGTCATAGAAGATCTAGAAACTAACATTTGATATCTTTGGATAGAAACAGGCGTAGCACTGTCAACTTTAGCAAGAGCAAGCTCGAGAGAATCGCCATCAGCAATATGACTGAGCGCGCCAACATGAGCTGAATAGTTCGTAGTATTGTCGCCTATAGCATTCTGACCAACAAAAGAGGCAACAGCATTAAACTGAGTATCTGCATCGGTCTCTGTATAATGAACACCATGAGGATTGGAAATACTTGGAGTTCCTGAGCCTGTATAGTTGATATGTAAGTATAATGATTGCTCGTTGTCACCAGCACCAGGCCAATTAGAAATAAATGGCCCTGTCTGGTTTCCTGTACTCCAGTCGGTTCCTCTTAGTCTTTCTAGCTCGTATCGAACTCGACCTAGGTCATATAGTAAAGAATCAGATACTGGATCTGTTCTGCTTCTTGTTGTAAAAACAGAGCTTCTGATGTCAGTTGGCCCTTGCGAAAGAGGTAGAGAAATAGAGCCACCAAGCGAAGGATCGTGATCAAGTTTCCACGGATCCTCCCCGCTAGACACATCTATTCCGTGAAGAAGAGCTAAATAATGAACATACTCAGCTACTCCAAACGACTGTGTCTTATCACAAGAACCAGCCCAAGACCAGCCTCCCCAGCCAGGATCGCCGCTTACACTGTTGTACCCTTCATACTTTTCTATAGTGTTAGAGGGGGTCGTATATCCACCTGTAGTGGCTCGTGAATCACCATATAAATCAGGAGCTAACTGAGAGTCATGACATTCTAAGCGGCCAACCCTAGCATCTAAGCTATTTGTCCAGCTTGTTTTTGTCCCGCTCTGATAATTTGCGCCAACAGCTCTCCAGAGATCTTGCAGGTCTATAGAACCAGATGAAACAACGTCAGTATTTGCAATTGATTCTAGCTCGCTAATCCGACCATCATGGTCTTCTATCTTTTCTGCAATAGTATATGGTCGATTTTCTTCGCTGCTCCAATATCTACCATCGGCAAAGGTATTGTTTGCGCTGTTAAAAACAAATAGAGTTGAGCCTTGGACACCATAGGAATAACAATCAATCTCAGACCGAAGACTCCATCGGCTATCTGCTCCGCCAGCAGGCAAAGAGTTTAATACTGGTCTTATTGTGTTGTTGACAATACCAGTCAAACTAGCGAGATCGCTTTGTACTTCCTTTTGGAAAGACCTAAGTTTGTTTGCGTCGTTAGGGCCTCTAAGAGAAGAGGCTCTATACGATGTTGACATAGGAACTCTCTTTATTCGGCCGCCAGAACTATCGACCTTCAAAACCCAGTTCCAATTAAAAGGATAATCGAGCATGCTAGAAGCTCCCAATCTTTGTCTATTCTATCACTTTTGGCCAGTTAAGAACCAATCTTAATTCGATACGAATAAAGTAAAGGAGTGTTTTCTTCCTTTGTCGTAGACAAAATAGCTTTTAGTTTAATATATTTATATGAACTCTTGCCAGAATTCCATAGCAATCGACATTTTTCGTTCGAATAATCGTCAAAAGACATGTTTCTATATAACAAAACGCCGGCAGTAGGAGAAGAAGATTTTCCAAGAGATTTTACAAAGGAAAAATATCTTTCTTTGTCTTCTATATTGTTCTCTAAATCATATGTGCTTGTTCGCTTGCAGTAATATTCTGCAATAATATCAGCTCTGTTGTTATACTTTTGTTCTCCAGAAAAACTATTTTTATACTCAAATCCTTCTAGCACAAGCTTATGGTTATACGGGTATAGGGGATCAAGTACCTCTAGGTCGTCTTCGCTGTCTGGTTCTGCATAAGAATCACTATAAATATTAAACCAATTTGTATAAGCTGTAGAAAAAGAATGGACACCTAATGGCAAAGACACTTTTCCAGAACGCTTTACTCCATCTATCACGCAAGAAGTGGGACCAAAGTCAAACGTCGTTCCACTAGGAGAGCCAACATAAAATTGACAATAATATTTGTCGTTATCTTTTCCCCATCCTGCAGAGACACCTCTTACCAAAGTAGATGGAGAAGAAATATCGAAAATATTTCTCCAAACCTCAAGGCTATTAAATATATGCTGCGCAGATAAAGATGTTCCAGTATCTGCGTCTTTCAAGGGGATTGCTGTGTTTACAAACCCATAGCTTCCGTCTTTATACCCATATGGAATATAAGAGCTCGAGTCAATGTCTTTGACGATATAAAGCTTTGATGCAACCTCGCTATCTAACAAATCAAAAGAGCTGCTGTCTTCAACGTTATCAAGTTTTCTTGCTCCGCTAAAATTTGCGACAGAAGGCCAAATTCTATTTGATCTCCCAGATGGCTCTACTTGTGTTTCGCCTGTCCAAGTTTCTCCATCTGTAGAGGCAGACAAATAGTATTGTATATCTGTTCCAAGTTCTTCTATGTTAACGTTTTCTTCACAGGCATCAAGCGCAGCTTTTGTAAAAGGAACAACTTTGTCTTCGTAGTCCAAAGGCTGAATAGCCTGACTGACCAAGGTTCCGCCATCAAGAGAATTATACATAGAACCATATAGTCGAACATCGCTTGCACCGAAATTATAATAACAAGTACCTCCGTTAACTTCGTCATAGTTTGTTTTTCTAAGTAAAAACTTAACCCATCTTAAATCCGTCTTCGGAAAAGACCAAGAGACGACACCAGCATCCAAAGATTGTGTCGGCGCTGCATTGTCTATCATATACCACTGATATCCATCTAAAGAATGCATGCATGTGACGGAAGCGTCTCCACCAGCATCACCAACATTAGAAACATACACGATCTTAGAAACAGAGATATCCTCAACTCTGCTTAGCCGAGCCTTTAACTCACAAACAACTTCTCCGCCAGAACCTTTGTTGACAATTCCCCGCCAGCCAGAACTAGGGGAAACAAACATATGAAATAATTTACTTCCCTGTACAGGCGTATAACCAGTAGGAGTGGTGCTAAGCACGCTAAAGAAGACGTCGTCTTCTAGCATTGTGCTTAAATCAATTCTGCTTCCTCCAGAAGCATCAGAAGAATAACCGGCTTCGGGATCCAAAGAGACAGAGTTTGCCGTTGTATCTATTTTTGCATCGGTATTCTCCATATCAATTTTTGTTGTATCAACAAAAATATCAGAAACCTGGCTAAAGTATCCAGCAGTATCTCCTTGTAACAAGAGAAGAGTGTCTACCTCGTGTTCTATGCGCTTTGCCTTGTTGAGTAGTCGGTTAAGTTCTATCGTCCAGCGTTCATAATGAGACTTCCCCTTGTCTAAAATATGCCGAAGCTCTCTATTTACAATAGAAACATCACTAGAAATATAACTAGCAATTTCTTGAATCTTAGAAGCTTTTGCTTTAGAGACTCTTTCTATATCAAAATCTGCTTGCATAGATGTTGGCTCTGCAAGAGACGGATGCGTATTCATATATTCTTCTAGTTCTTCTTCTAATACGTCAGCAGTTGGCAACTCCCCTTTTAGTAAATGTGCCAACAGCAAGCGCTCTAAGATATATTCTTTATGTGATGAAATAATTGACATTAAAAAGTGCCCATCATAGCTTTTGTAATTGCGCGAATAGCGATGTCCTTACAAATAGGAGAGAAGTATGGTTCTAGATCTTTTAGTGACTCTGTTGACTTCTCATAATAACTATATCCTACTCTAACATATCTAGGCGCTGGGTTTTGTGGTGATGGTTCTCTTAAGAATTTTTCAGCATACTCTGTTTTGAGTTCTATTGTGTTGTTGTCCGAATCTATTTCTTCTATATCATCATCTCTTATCACTTCGCTCATGTTGTAAAAAGCGCTATACATGGTGACGTTGAACGTCACATTATTGTCAGCGGCGACACCTGAACCAAAATGAATATTGTTATTTTCATAATCAACAGAAAAAAGTCCTCTTTTATCAATTCCATTGTTCAAATCCTCAAAACTATAGCGAACTTTATGTTTTATAAGTCCGCTTGAAGCAGTTTTTATTGTGACAGTTCCGTTACTGGCAACACACCAGTCTCCCGAAGAGCTTATATCTCCAGGACTTTCAACCTGACTGACAAACTGATTGGACTGAACAGCATCGGGATATTCTGTGGCGACTTCAAAAACAGGCGCTCCTGCTAACGGGTGTTCGCTGTCGATTCGATCAAGTTGGAAAGAATGTAGAGTTCCAGATTCTGCAGAAATTGCTTGTGATACCCATGTGGTATTTGTTAATTCTGTTTCTCCGTCTACAAAGTTTACTTCTACGGGAGCAATAGGCTTGTCTTCATCGTCTAGAAGAATGCCTTCACTAAGCTTTATAGAGCCTCTAACAATTTTTTGTTTCCACCAGTCGTGTCTGTCAAATAAATTATCAGTCAAAGATGCACTACGATCGTCTTCTGATAAACTAACTGTTTTTTCAAACTGATAAACAGAAGAAGGTTTTAAAACAATTCTAGAGGTATCTTCTTTCCCAGAAATAGGGCTACGATAATAGTCCCAGTCTTCTTCTGATAAAACTTTTAACTTTCTTCGATAATAAGTAAATCTTACCGAATGGTTTCCTCTATGTCCTCCCCCTATATACAGAACGCCAGAATACGGATCAAAGGTCCATCTATTTTTGTGGTACGAGCCTTCAAACAAGAACTCTGTATAGCCGTCTACAAAAGGCACATAGCCATCTTCTCTGACTTCACTGCTGTCGCTATAAAAAGCACGATCCTCATGAGTTGGGCTTAATTCTAGAGTCGTATTTGATGCTGAATACTCTGTCATCCAAAAACTGTCTTCGCTGGTATCGTAAACAGGAGGAATGGTTCCAGTAGATATTGCACTAGCGCTCTCTTCCTCTTCTGTTTGATTGCCGGCGTTTAGACTAATAGCCTTGTGTCCGTCTCCGCCAGGAACCACAAAAGTTTCCACCGACCCCAGGGGTTCTTCTGTGTCTTCTTGTAAAGACTCAAGTTTTCTTGGAGTGACGATGCTAACATTTTTCTTGAAGCCATCAGAAGACCCAGACAACATGAGCGTAGGACCCGCATCTAAGACTCTCATTGGCGGATTATCTCCGTCTAGACAAACTTGAACCTTTGCTCCGCTACCAGGAAGTTTTCCGTATTTGACAGAATCAAAAAGGTGGACAAATTTTAAAATCTGCCCTCCTCGATCTAAGAAATAAACTCGACTTTCTTCATCAAGAGACGACAAGTCAGAATCTTTTGTAGAACTGTATGACCACTGAGATCCGTCTACAAAGACTCTGAGTCGATGTGGTAGATTAGGAATGTTTTTATATGGAAGTTTTATTCTAATGGTATCTGTAGTTGCACTGTTGATTTCTGCTTCTATAAAATCTAAGTCCATTGGAGGAGAGACAGACTGTAAGCCCGCTGTCTCTCGCTCTCTCGGGCAGCTCCAGCTACCATATACCGGTATGCTTGCGTTCACTGTCTCTGGGATAGGCTCGTTCTGAAGTTCCAACAGAAACGGGCTGAGGCCCGTTGTCGGGACAAGATCAACAGTAGATTTTTTTTCTTGTTCTAATACTACATTTCCTGTGAACTTATCAGCATCACGATTCATTATTATTTTATGTCGAACAGAGGGAATCTCTCCTCCGGTAGAGATAGAATCGCTTTCGCTGTTGTTGAAATTCAAGATTTCTGGATAAGTGACATAGTCCCTGCCCTGTGGCTGAACAGAATACCAAGATCCGCCATCATCGGGAGACAGATCATGTCGGATATCTGCTAAAACAGACTTTTCTGTTGGGTTTTCAGATGCCCACAAAGACATTTTTGTTGCGTCGCCATTTACTGAAATGGCCTTAGATACGAGACTGCCCTTTGGCTTAAACTTTCTTCCATATATATTTATATCCTTTAGGCCAATAGCATACCTTAGCTTTTCTCCAGTGTTCGTTCTTATCGCATAAGCAGATCCCTGCTGAATAACTATGTGTACAAATTTGGCTCGGCGAGGAAGAAAAGAGAAGTAGCCCTCTCCGCTATATTTGCTAGTTTTGCCAGAAAGCTCAAAAACATCATCCTCTTCCTCGGAAAAGAAATCGCTAATTGGAATTTCATCTTTTACAGATCTATAATCTTTTCCATCAGAAGATGTTTCAAGAGTCAATATTTTTGGAGGAGTTGGTGTGCCAAATTGTACTGGCAAGACATGGATGTGGTTTACAATAGATTCTTTCCCTAAAGTAAGAGTCATGTCTAAGACGAGAGGACGGCTTGAGGCAAACTGGGTAACCCTTTCATATTCTACCCAGGTATCTGGCTCTCCGTCTCCCAGTGCTTCTAGTGTGCTGTGTGGTTCTGCAAAAGCTTCGTGGTTGTTGCCTAGTTCTCCATTACTGGAATCGTTTAAAGTATATTTCGCTACACTATGTCTCTCGGGATTGCCGTCAAGAGGAAGAAGAACAACCCCTTCTTCTTGGTTCAATAGACATTCTTCGTCTTCTACCAAACTAGATCCTATGTCAATATGCCTTGCGCTATTAAACCGCTCTCCAAAGAAAAAGCCCTCTCCAAGAGAAGGATCAGCATAAAGCAAATAATCTGCTGTTTTAGAAGTAATTCTTCTGGAGATGCTTAAAACCTTATCTCTAAGAGCTATGATATTGTTAAAGTTGGCACTAACAAGACTATCTGTAACTTTTGTTTGTGAAAACAAAACCTGCAGATCTTGAAGAATCGCTCGAGAAAAAACATTATAGTCTACTGGATCAGCAGGCATCCCCGCCTGTATTGGATACACGACTCCTACAATTGACTTGTCTATAGAGTCTACAAACAACCCCATTGCTTCAGTATAAGCATCGATAATATCTTCTTTTAAAGAAAGACCGCCTTCTTGGTATAGACGATTCGTATAGTCTAACAAAACTTGTAGCTTTGCTACTACCCAATCAGTCGGAGGAGGAGATGTAAACTTATTCGTCATTTGCTGTCCTGTCCTCAGAAGAAAATCCTGGTTTATATGGAGCCGACAACAACATATATTCTAACACCTCGGGCGACAAGGCGATTTCAGAAGAATTTCTCTTAAGAGTAATTTGTACGTATAAGTCTGTCGCGCTTGTGTATCCAGTTTCTGGATCTGGGACAAAAATAACTTTTCCATCTTCTCCCAGATAAAGCATTTTGTTCTTGTCCATATAAACGACAGCTTCTGATGCAGTTAGTGGGGTGGAATATGGAGGATGAATGAAGTCTGAATCTTCTCTAACACTCGTCCTTATAGTATAGCTAGCGGTAAAGACATCCCCTGGAGATACGTTGTTAAACTTGATCCACATTTTCTGTGGAATAAGATTCCATCGTCGAAAATCACTCCAATCCTCACTCAAAGTGCTGTCTTTCCACTCAAAAGCCCCTCCAAATTTTCTAGTAGCAAACTGCCAATTGTCTGGCCCTGTCCCACAAGCCATTTCTTTGCCATTCCTAAATATATGGACCCCAAATCCTCTTTCTACCCTTGGAGCAAACCTTAACATCCCAACATCATTTACCAATGGGTCGTCAACTCTTTTTGACAAGACTATGCGTTCTCTAACGACTTTTCTTTGTCCTAATATTGGAATAGGAAAATGTTCTCGTTGGGGATTCCCCTCTTGGTTTGTCCAGTGTCGAATAACTTCATACTCAACAGAACCAGCATTCTTATATTGATCGCTCGATAGGGTTGTCTCGCTTAAATCGTTTTCTTCAATTGATGTCTGGATTGTTTCTTCGCTGTCTTCGTAATAATAACCAACGTTTTTTTCTTGTGCTTTTATAGAAACGACTCCAGGAGCAGACAACCGAGTCGCTTCTGAAACAAAGATTCCGTTGTGATGATACAGGCTGTTTCCAAACCAAACATTGTCTAGACAAAACCGATAAGCATTAGCATTGACATGGCTTGTTCCGTCGTTCTGGGCGTTACAAATTTCTGCTAATTCTGTGGACACAAGAGCTTTCTCTGCCGCCGGATTTAAATCAGAAAGATCAATGTCTTCGGGGTTTTTAAGATCTAAGGCGTCACTAATAGAAGTCTCTGGGGGAACATAAAAATCTGCTTCCTCAAAAGAAGAACATGCAAATTTAATTCGAACAGATTTTGCAAAAACCTGAAAAAAGTCTATTCTTTCATGCCCCTCTATCTTAACTTCTTTTATTTCGCTTGCTGTATATTCCTGGTCAACTAAATCAGAAGAATTTTTTGACCGTCTTAACAATAGATCAATAGTCTGTCCGTCTATCCCAACGGCATGCATTTCGTTGATGTAGAAGGGAAATCCCACAGCCCCTTCTACTATACAATAATTAATATCTCTGCCAGAACCAAAGTCAAACTCTATTGTTGTAGAAACCTCATTCGTTGTTTCGTTTAGATAAACTTCCCTAGACCAAAAGGTATCTTTCTTTCCGTCTATGATGTTCGACAGACTGTTGTTTATTGTCGCATCAAGAGATGTGTCAAAAGAATTTTCTTCGTAAACAAGCCTCGCGCTTATTGGAAGAATTTTAGGATCGTTTTGTGAGGGCAGAACAAGCTTCTGGCCATGTTCAGACACATAGGCATCTGGTAATTCGTTTTGATCTTTTGCTCGCCCAGTACGATTTTCAAAAAAGAATAAGTCTTCGTCGCATTCTGCTCTGGTCATTTGCTTAAGCGCTGTTCGAGCAAAAGAGTTTAAAATTGCCCCATCAAACTCGTTGTCTTTCGCGCTTTTTGTTTTTAGCTCTCGAACCTTATCTTCTTGATCCTGTAAAATTTTCTGCAAGTCTGCAATTAGACTTTTCATCATATATGAATGTTGGTCATCAAGTCTTCGGCCAATTTCGTCTGTTTGCAAAAAGACCGCTTCTAGATCATTTTTAGCGGCCCGCATCATTGCATTATGTGAGCTAGATCGACACAGCGCCCACACCAAAGCCTTAATTTGTTCAAACGTAGGCTTGGGGTCTTCGGCATTTACCAAGCCAGCAAGCTCTGAAAGAGCATTTTGATAATCTTTAGTATCTCTTAATTCTCCATTAGCACGCAGTTCTTGTAGTATGTCTGCTATCTGCCGAGCCTGAGTGGCAGGGAGAATTTTCATTACACTGGAAAGATATTTAGTCACGGCGATAGTCTTTTACCTAGGAAGCTGTCCACGCTTTTCAACAAAATTAATTTTTGTAGTAAGATCTTTGTCTGTACTAAGAGATAACCATTTGTTTATATGTCTTTCTTTGATCTTAAGCGAGAACAGGTGTTTTTGTGGCTCGCTTACAACTGCAACAGAAGTGGCCGTTGATCTAGTTTGTGTATTAAACTCGACATACATTCCAACATGATATCGCTGAATCTTTGCTTGTACAACTTGGTGTGTTCTAATCGGTTTATGTTTTCCAGCCGACAATGTAATAGAAAACTTATCAAATTGATGCCAGCTTGTATTGGGAGCAAACAGCAAGCGACAAAGCCCCTTAGAAACCAGACACACGCCGGCAATATTATCTAGTTTCCCTTTGGACCAAGATCCTTTTCCGCTTAAAATATCTTTGTCGTAAACTTCTTCTGTTGAACCGTCTTCAAAAACTTTTATCCACCCGTACACTAGAAAATCCTTCCTTTAAACAGTGTCCCCTACGACAGGAAGACCAGACATATCGGCCAATGCGTTCTGATCGTTTCCAAGATCCCAACTCGCCCAGGTATAGTTGCTAGAACTCGTTTCACACGAAGAAAAGTTTCCCTCTAGCTCGATTCTGTCAACTGTACGAGAGCCAAGGCCACTTGGACCAAAAATTTTTCTGGTATCAATTTTTACTTTATATCTCATCTTGAGATCTTCGCTTGCATAAGAAAACAAGTTGACATCTTTGTAGTTGCCTCTAAGTGCCACATTCACGACATCCTCTCTCAAGAGATCGTCTGAAGCGTTATAATATTTTCTATATGCCCTCATTTCATACTCCTAGTTTTAAATTTTTAGAACATCAACAAGCAATGAAGGTGGCACAGACCCCGCACCTGCGACTTCAGAGTCACTATATCCTGCACCCCATGTTTTGTATTCACCACCGGAAGTATATACCGCCCCGTTAAAGTGCTGTACCTCTATAATATCACCAGAAGTAATAGAAACACTAGAAGAAACAATAGAAGACATGGTTATTGACGTTCCAGTTGTTGCCCATCCCCCAACACCCGGAGTACCAACTGTTCCAGAATGTCCGGTGATCTCTCCAGTTGTATTGCTATAAGTAATCGCTCCATCATATTTTGCTACTTGTAAAGTCATTCCCTCAGATCTATGGCCTAGTCCGTAAGCAGTTACAATTACGTCCATGTCTTCTGTAAACTTTAACAGTCCTGTATATACTTTTCCTCCTGCTCCCAAACTTGCACTTATAGAATCTTTTAAATGACCACCAACACTAGCAGTAGCAATACTAATCGTTGTATTTCCCCCGCCAACAGAAGAAGAATTGTATAGATATTCTCTATCTCCAGTGTTAACATCGTTATCAGAAGTTCCTCTGACACATAATCTTCTACCCTGCTTTAATACTGAATCAGCATCTGTTCCAGAAACAGTTATTGTATCAGCAGCAGAATCCGTGGATACAATATCATAACTAATAAGCTCTAAGCTAGAAATGTCGTTGTGTTCTTCAAGAGTTAGGGTTCTGGGAGACCAGCTATCCGCTGGGCCGGAACCCGCACAAAGATCGTAGTCGAGACTCTGATGGTAAAAAATCGCCCTCTCTACCGAAGAACTTGTGTTTGTAATATAAGTCATCTTCTAAATAACTCCCAGATTTCTTCTAGGTTGCTCTCGTCCTCCTAGCCGCCTCAGTACCCGACGACGTAGGCACTCTCGCCGATAGAGATGGCGTCGTCACCTAGGTTGCGCGTTGCGCTCATTCGGATCGTCATGGTTTCCTCCTTGTCACACGCCGACTACAGTTGCGTCGACAGCGTCTGTTACGGCGACGTCCTGGTTGGGCCATGCGACGGACGCCGCACCGTTGCCCCATCCGACCTGCCCGGTCGTGCCAACCAAGGTGCAGCTAGACTTCTTGGCGACGGCGCGCGCACCGCGCCCGACCATGACGGAATGACCGCTCACGTTTGCCGCAGTACCGTCAACACCATCCATGTACGCCTTGCACGCGTTGCTGAGGTACACCGCATCGGTACCAGCCTCGACGAACAGGCGCGTGATGTGCGCCTCGGCCCCGGTCGCGAGGTACACCCCATAGTTCGCGCTGTCCCGATAGACGTCGGTGAACAAAGGTTTGCTGTTTGCCCATTCCGCGTACAGGTAGCCGTCCATCGACACGCATTCCTGAATGTTTGCGGGGCCTCGGCAGAACACACTGCCGTCTGCCTGGAAGGCCCGCAGCCAACCCAGAGACAGGGTAACGCAGTCGAACACGGCGCAGGACTCCCCGGTCGTGAGCAAGCCCGCGACGTCGGCTGCGAGCAGGTTCTGGCCACGGCAGTCGACCCGCGAATCCGTGTCGTGCCGGAATCCGGCGATGAATCCGCCAGCGTTGCCGCCTGAAATCTGCGAACAGGCGTTGACGAACTTGGACCCGGCCAAGACCGTGAGCAGGTTCGGCGCGTTGTCGAAGTCGATACCGACCAGCGCGACGTTCCCCCGTACCTCAATGTCCTTGGCGACGGTGATGCTTACGCCCGGTTCGACGATCTTGAACGCGTCTCCGGCGACGGGTGCCGTCGAATGGCACCCCATCACGATCTCGGTGGCCGTGTTTTTGGCGACGGTCGCGAGCAACCCGGCACGCGGACCGTCCGTGAACTGGATGAACTTGTTGCGGAATGCGTCGGGCGTGAGGCCGCCGCTGGCCTCGGTGATGATACCCGCAACCTCTGCCAACGAGACGGACCAGCCGCCGCCCGCGATGGCAAGGCCTGTGGCGACGTCTGCGAGCGCTGCCGACCCGTCGATGACGATCTGGCCGCTCGCCGTGACGTCGTTTTCGATCACGTCGGGGAAGTCGGTGTACGCGCCGGCGGCGACGTGGATATGGACAGCGTGGGCGATGCAGTACGGCACGTCTTCGTACGCCCGCGTGATCGTGGCGTAGGGCGAACCAGAAGAACCATTACCAGTAGTATCAGAGCCTGTTGAGCCGTTTACGTAAATATCAAGGTTAGAGAGAGTTCTGGTTCTCCCGTCAGGACAAATTTCAATTTCGCCGTTGCCGATTGGTTTTTTAATAGTCATGTTTGTTTCACTCTATCCCGTTCGTACAACCGAAGCCCCAAGGCCGTCTGTTGTTTGATCTCCTGCCGCCGCTGGCCACGCTGCGTTCGTGTCTGGATCCGGAGCCGTGAACTTGATGTCGTTCGTAGTCCCCGACAGATTGGCACAGGCGTCCCCAATCCTGACGAAACCCCCTGCTCCGCAAATTATACCGTAATCCGCAGTCGTCGGATCGTTGCTGCAATCCTTGATGTAATGGCTTCCATAGCCAAGCTCGAATGCCATTGTGGCGTCTCTCACATGGGTCTTGCTGATCCGCAAACTGGCTCCGGTATAGGCAGTGATCCCATCGTTCGAGCCCATGCCATCAACAAGGGTATGTATTATGGAACCGTACAAGTCTCCAGTGCCTAGCCTGCCGAAGCCGCAGAGGTAGAAATGCAAATTGCCGAACACCGCGAACTCAGATTCCAACGCGCAATACCCGCCAGCATAAAGATTTGCCGAGGCGCGCGGTTCTGTTATTAGTATCCCAAACGCACCGCTACCAGGCGTTTCTCGCCGTCCCGTAAAGCCCACCTGATCCTTGGAAAAGCCTGCCGGTTCAAGCCCCGACAGCCCGCTCTTCCCCGCCGCGCTTGTGTCGAGTAAAGGCCATCTATTTATGTTGGCCCCGCTCACGCTAATCGGATCATATGCCGCATCGTTGACTAGAAAGACGCAGAAACTGATCTGGATTTCTCCAGTCATCCGAATCCACGAGACAGCATCAGATAGCTCCAACTGCATGTTGAACAGTCCGAGCCGACTGTGGTTCCATGAAGAATCGTAACTGTCCGCGCCACCTACTAGGAAGGTGCTATCCGAGACCTTCACCCTCGTCGACGGATGGACGATTCGACAGTCGTCACCGCTGGCCGGAACCGGATCTCGGTACGGACACCACAGGCTATCCGAATCGTTGTTCAGGATCGGGATGTACTTCCCAGCCGCCGCACCGGTGGTTGGATTGAGGAAAAATCCGCTGTGCTCCTTATCCGTCCAGCCTGCTCCCGCACAGTCGAACTGGTGCCCAGCCTCTGTTCCGAGCGCTGAGTCGCCTGTCAGCGTGAACGACGAAACCTCTTCCGTCGGGCTACCTACCCCCACCAGCGACAGCGCCCCGTTCTTCCCTTTGAACGTGTTCTGCATCAGCGCGGGACAGTCGTAGAGATGTCCACTGGCCTCGTCAACGAGGATACAGACGTTGTGAGCAATCACCTCGGGCACGTCCTCGCACGCCCTAGCAATCGTGGCGTAGGGCGAACCCGCCGACCCGTCTCCGGTAGAATCGGAGCCCGTCGCCCCGTCGACGTAGAGGTCCATGTTTTCAATCGTAGCAGTTTGCCCTGAAGATAGGACTTTGATTGTTCCGCTCTTTGTTGATCTTAGATGTGTCATATCTTATCTCCCGGTTATGCCTTCCAGTAAAGCTGAGCGCCCCTGCCGTCGTCGATCAGCGTGTCGGCGGCGGGCATCGAAGCGTCGGCAGCGCCGGAGTCCCACGAAATGGTGTCGGTGTCGCCGTCGATCGTGACGCCGCTCTCGACGAACACCCTCGCCATCTCACCGATGTCGAAGGCGTACGATGTCGCGTTCGCCTCTGAAGACAAGTCTTCGACCCGCAACGAGGAGACATCGCCGACATCCATGAACCTCGTCGACTCGCCAACGAAGTGGAGCGCACGCACCCACCAATCACAGCAGGGCCAGGTCTTGACTTTGCTCCATATCAGGCCGAACTGGATGATTGGCGACTGATACGCATCTACCCGTCCTGCGCAGAAGAACTGAAAGAATGTCGTATCTTGCACATAGACGAGGTTTCTTGTCACGCAGCACCACGTGCCGCCATCAATCGTTGCAATGGAGTCCGACGTGCTCAGCTCTGACCCGATGCGGTAGAACACGCCCGGCCCGTAGGTGCCTGACAGCGTGATGCTAGTACCTGTGCCATCGACCTGTGCGGCGCTGGCAGCTTCCCAGCCGATCTTGACGTCCTTACTATAACTCCCGTACGAGTCACACCCAATCTTGGCCAAGAAAAATCCGAGACCGGCCTCCCAGTCACCCGACCCTTCCAGGCTGAACGTTTTTACCTGGATGTCCAGGTTCACGATGGAGAATGCCGGGTCTGGCCCTCCGGTGTGATCCTTGACGAGAACTTTCGCCTCCGTGCTGGTGTCGACGACCTGTGGCGTCGGCTCCACGATCGTGAACGAGTCACCGACCCCGACCCCGTACGAGCACATGGTGAACAGCGAGTCCGCCGTGTTGGAAAACACGGGCAGGACCTTGCCGGCCAACGCTCCGGAGCTGAACCGGGCATACTTCAGCGCGTAGTCGTCTGGCGTCCAACCGGCACCAGCCACGGTCATCTTGTCGCCAGCGCTCATATGCAGCGCGGAGTGGCCGGTCAGCGTGAACGGGCCGGCGACCTCGTTCACTGCACCGACCCCGATGAACGACAGGAACCCGCCCTCACGGAACTCCACATTGATCACGTCTGGCCAGTCCGTGTAGGGGCCGCCGGAACCCTCGATGTAGACCCGGCACTCGTGCTGGATCACGTCCGGGATGTCTTCGTAGGCTCGTGGGATCGTAGCATAAGGAAGAGCAGCAGTCCCTTTTCCGGTCGTATCATTCCCGGTTGCCCCGTCGACGTAGATGTCCATGTCTTCAGAAGTGCTCTCAGGCTCTGGTATATATGGAGGTCTCATTACAAGCTCTTCCTCCTAGCAACGGCAACAATAGCACCGTTTGTTGCATCTGGATCGCCACTCCAAGTATATTTCAGCCTGACTTTGTCATAATTGCAGTTGTCTAGATCTAGCAAAAAGTCAACAGCCACCGCACCCGTTGCAGCAAAAGTAGCATTCTCGTAAGAATAATCATTTGCATTATATACGGATTTTGTAATATCTACCCACCGAGGAGTACCACTTATTTCTAAGCTGTTGGTTCCCTCCACGGTTACGGTGACTGTCTCATCGTTCACAGCAGCGTCAACGCCACCTTTTAAGTACAGTTGAAAAGAAATATCTTTGTAAGGAGACATTGTCACTTCGCTTGAGTAACTATCCCCAGGATCAGCAGAAATAGCAGTTTCGTTAAGAATTGTGCTGGTGCTAGAGATATCTTCCCCACCAAGAGAAGATGTATCCACCCTGAGATTTCCAACCTGGGTAACTTGAAGCGGGGCGTAATCAGAATCAAAATTCACAAGACTGCTTGCAATATCATGGCGAACAGCCAAGGCCATGAAGCCAACATCACCAGAAGTGTGAGGAGAATCTTCCTCCTGGCCGGTCAGCCCGCCAGGGAGAGAAAGAACATCGGCCTGTAAGTGTCCGTCGCTATCAATTAGAGCCAGACCAGCAGTAGAAAAATCTGAAATATCAGTAGCAAAAACACCGAGGTTGTCAACAACGACATCCCCTTGCAGGGTCATTTCTGTGTCTACTTTTAGACGTCCCTGGGAATCAAAATGAAACGGAACAGCATCTCCGTCATTATACGAGCGAGGATAAACAGAACATAATCCCCCAACTGCCCGAACGATATTGGCATCTGGATCAATATAAAACGGCTGGCTTATTTCTTTAAAAGAAGAATAATCTCGACCCTTAAGGGTGTTTGGAATAGACAAATAAATCGCCCTCCTAGTCTAGCAGGTACACCTTAGTATATTTTACCACACCTAAGAGGTCTCTTCCTCTACCTTGTTCGCGGCAGCCACCACAAAATCATCCCAATCACTAGGGTGGGTTGACTGCAACACACATTCCGAGCCAGTCCAAAAAGGACACTCTCCGTGTGGAGTGTAGGGATCGGTAGAGTCGTAGTATTCTTCGCAAAAATTCCCTAGTGCTTTTGTATAACCGACCATTCTTTCAAGTCGCTTTAAAGCTTGAACATCTGTGCTATTCGACATGAAAAACAGCCTCCACTATGAGGTGTAGCTATATGTCATTACAAGCTGAATCAACAAAGACCCAGCATCTGAAACATTCGCCGGAATGTCCCACCGAACCTTTATATGTGCTTCTCCTTGAAATGGAATTTCTCCATCTGCAGGAGTCCACCCAGAGCCGGAATCATTAATTGCATTTTGACTAAGGACAACAGCGTTGTCCGCAGAGTCTCCTCGTCCAGTATAAAAGGGATGCCAATCAGATGTAGGGAACCCACCAGAGTGGTTCATGTTTAAATAGAAACCACCGTAGTCGGGATCTTCGCTAACACCATGCGCATTAGGATTAAGCGCAATCGTGGCGTCTCCCCACCCTATAATATCGGAAAAATCTTGGTCTGGTGTTCCGGACTCTGAGCCAACATATCTAACCAGATAAAAGGCACAGTCTGTAATTTGCCACACTGCAGCATCATGGCGGATATACAAGCTTACTGCATCAGCAGCAGTGCCGGGATCAAGACTGCCAGAATCGGTTACCTCGTCAATAGGATTGCCGGCAGATTCTCCAGAAATAGTTATGCTAACAGTCATTAGTCTCCCTCTGTGTAATAGCTGTTTGTCTCGGGCAACACAATATACTTAACATCTGGTTCTGTTCTTGCGCCCCACACTTCAGAGTCTTCTGTCCCAGGAGATACCAAGCCAAGCCCAGAATGTCCCGGGGCAGTCCTGTGATAAATATTTTCTCGATCTAGTTGATACATTTTTTCATAATCTCATGTTGCTCTTGCTCAGAAGAAGTGGGCATTGCTTTAGAAAGAAAATAGTGCATCATTTCATGCCTTGCTAGCTTATAAGAAATGCTTCTTCCTCGCCACTCTATCTTGATCCAGTTGTTTAGTTGCAGCCCCATTGCGTGTTTGTTTTTCCAAAAAACCTCTCCCGGATTCATAACAAAGCAACAAAGCGGTTCGGAAATTTTTCTTTCTCCATACTTTCCTAGCAAGTGTTGCACTTCGCGCTCTAAATATCGTAGCTCAAAAATAAAATTTTTTACTTTCGGTGCGCGACAAAAATCAAACCAATACACATTCCCAAATCGAACAACATACTTTTCCCAAATATTCTTGTTGTAAAGAAAATTTGCCCAAAAAGCAACTTGCCCCCCAGCCACGAATACCGATCCAACCAACACCGCAACTAACAAGCCGATCTTCTCTAAATACAAGATGCCAAGAACAACCAGAACAAGGCCAACTATACTAGAGACGGCCATCAAAGGGATTAGGGCTGGGTGTACTGTCTTGTCTACCTGCATGTTTTACTTAACAAACAAATTGTTGCCATTAGCAACAAGAGTGACGCTGTTATAATCAGCAGACAAGACAAATTCATCTTGACCAATAATTTTTTCATCTCCCTCTGTGCTAAGAGTAATATTGTTTGCTCCCGCATCTCCTGAACTGTCTACAAAAGTACAAGTCCAGCCATCTATACCGATTAGGTTGCTAGAGATCTCAACATCTATTGCTCCTCCGCTACAATCTACAAAAACAACGTTATACCATTTGTAGTTATACCGACTAGCACCAGTCATACTTGCACTAATGCTGTAGGCTTGATCTAATAGAGCCTCTTCTGGATAGAATGAAAGATTCATCCACTCTTCGGTGTCATCGTCGTTCATTATCTTGGCAGTTCCGCCCCAGACCACCCAGTTCCAAGATCCTAAAATCTCAGCCGCATAGACAAAAACCCAATTTGGCATTCCAAATATACGCATCTTATTCCAAGTTGCTCCTCCCCCAGAATAAGTTTGGAACGGCCCAAATATTGTCCCACCGTTTGTACTCGCGTCTAACACAACATAGTCGCTACCTGCGCCAGCACAACTAATAAAATAACTCAAACCACTACTAGGAGCAGGAAGCTCCAGAACATCTCCGCTAGTAGGAGAGGTTATAGAATACCCGCTCATGCCCGTAGTTATGCTATACGGACCGCCTCCACCACCAAAGCTCTGTGCTCCAGTAGGCATGAAACTTTGCACCCCAGACAGACTAGTCTGGAGACTACTGATATTGCCAGTATTGGTCGAGACGTCATCTACATTAGATTGCACGTCCGAATCAATAGCGTTTGCAAAAGACTGAAACGAAGCGAAATAAGGTTTTTCGCCCTTTGCTGGATACGGCCAGCTTCTATTAGGAGTGTTTGGCATCCCTAGCCTCCAAATTCATCTTCACCGAATGCTCCCTCTCCGAACCCATAAGACACAACATCGACACTGACCTTAAAAGAAACTGAATTTCCGAACGGGGGATCCGGAGCATCATCTATCCTGTCTTCTCCGCCTTCTACAGAGTCGTAGCCGTCATAGCTACACTGCCACATACCATACCTATCAAGACATGTGACCTTCACATAGTATACCTCGCCAGAAGACAAACCATCAACAAGATAGCAATTTTTTACATAAGACCTTCCAAGCGAATTATCTGTTAGACGGGTTTCGTTATGCTTTGTCCATGGTCCGTCTGGCTTAGAAGAACACCATACGGTATAAGTAAAGTCCGGCCCCATTGGCTCCCAACAAACCAGGAGTCCATCTGGGGTGGTTGATATAGATAGAATTTCTGGTTTGTATCCATAATACCGAATGAGCGGCTTGATTCCGTAAGGAATGTTGTTGTCAACAATTTCTTCTATCTGATCTTTTGAAAATACCTCGAGAAGTTTTGACGGCAATTTTATTACTGCTGCAGCATTGCCCGGAGTTGGCTGGCCATCATATCGCAAGAAATCTTGGTACCACTGAGCCTCTGGGTTTAGAAGCTTCGCTTCCTCGTATTTGTCAGGAAGGATTCCGCCACCTTCTTCTCTTACGTCTATCTTTGCAAGATCCCCAATGCCCAGCGGAGGATTAATGGACAGATCCGCCAACAACAAAAACCTAGAATAACAATTTGGAAGCCCAGAAGAAAGCCCGGAATGAACAAGCTCACTAGAAAAAGAATAATGTGAGCTTGTCGTATATTGATCTAAGAAATTAACAACCTGAAGCTTTGCCGAAGATGGAGCCCCAAAAGTTACAGTTGGAGTAGAGTCTGGGGTTTCTCCAGAATCACTTGAAAAAACAAGTGTGTTACTTGTCTTTGTTGAATATTTAGCATATACCCAATGGTCATTGTTGTCTAAGAAACGAACCCAGCCGCTTCGAGGAAACCGATCCGTGCCCGCCACAGACACAGCGGAGCCAGGAGCGCACTGAAAGCTTGCTTGAATATCTGTTTCTGCCCTCCAACTATAATGCAAACCGACTATGTTTGTGATAGAGTGTCCGTCGGCATCACCAAGCTGAGCATCACCAGAAATATCATTGTTGTTGCCGGAACCGTCTTGGCTGGCTTTTTGAATAATACCCCCGGGGGAAACTTTAATATATTGAACCGCTCTTGTTTGCGCCGTATTTCCATTGGGAGCAGATTTTGGAACAAGATATAACGCTCTAGTCTGTTTGTGTGCTTCACTGTCATAAATAGGATTCATATTTAGACTGGAGACTTCATATAGATTTTCCTCATATGTGTAAGCACACCAGCAATCCCAATAGTCTTTTAGCGCAAAACTTAATTTTACGAACCCGCCAAGCTCATCAACACTAAGAATTTCATCCGAAGACCACTTTATATAGTCTCCATCTTCGTCTTTTACATAGCTGCCATCAAAGGTAGTATAGTTGTCTCCCACCAAAGAGGCATCTCTTGTTAAAGCTTTTACAACAACACCGTTGTTTTCTATAACAATAGAGAGATCCCTTGCAAAGCCATCTAGGTACAAGTTTTCGTGAGGCAGCTTCAGTATATTACTAGATATTTTTGTTCCCAACCCACGATCTGTCATTCTATATGGTTCATATGGATTAAAAGCTTGGCTGCTGAATTCAGAGACTTCATAATAATACGACCAGCCACCATAAGAATCACGAAAAGACCCGTTCGAAACCCTGGGAAACCAAGGGGAAGTGTCATCGTGTAAAGTAGGCTGGTGAACCTCTATCTTAGACCGAGCTAGATATTTGATTGCCATATGCTTTGCATCTACATTGCCTGGCAAAGTCAGCGTGTATGACGAATCCAAGATATATGCATAGCACCAAGGCTTCAGCTCATTTGTTACATACCAGATATCATCAATAGTTGCTTCGGTATAAGCTGGCTCGTTGCTAAGGAGTTCGGTTTTCACTACATTGTCTGAGTCCATATACTGAATATAGAAAACCTCATGCTCTCCTGTGTTTTCATCAAACCAACTTCCTAAACTGTTAAACACATATACAGACGAGTAGCTTGGCGGCGTTGCAGGCTGCCCTGTTGCCTCGTCATATTCTTGTATTAATTCTACCCTAAACTTTTCTTTGCCAATCTCTTCTAGATCTTTGTCAAACAAAGCGACAGAGTCCAGATCAATTTGTGCCGGCAACACATGCTTATAGTATAACGGCCGTGCTTGACCTGCGCGCTCCTTAAACTTTTGTGTTACCAGCAATTTTTTATGCTGGACGCCAGTAGAGCTCCCCTCTACTATCAGCTCTCTCCCCTCTTCAATATCAACATTCTGATACAACCTGTCGCTTCTGTCGCCAATAAAAAGCGCAGTAGAAGAAGTTGCCTCTTTCGATCCAACGTATTCTAGGCGAACAGAATCGTCTGGCGGAGAGGCAAGATAAAGAATATCCGAAATGCGCTTTTTCACATTAGCACGGACATCCGCCTGAAAAGACTTATTCGATACGTTAGTTACCGTAACAGAAAAAGCCAGTGATTTGCTGCTAGCAGGCATTGGTTAATTCGTCATTCCTTAGAGGGGGTTTATTTCAACGTCTAGTGGATTCATCGCTGACTCATAAGGAAGATCTGTAATGCTTGGGCGATTAGTAAGATACCAAACTTTTACAACAAGCTCTAGCGACTCAGAAAAAGTGGCATACAGATCTGGCTCTCCATGCAGAAAGTCCCACTCATATAAAATGGTATGCAAAGACAAGTTGTTGCTGCCGTCTAAATAATAATAGAGCCCCTGAAAAACATAGTTTTGTCCTCCAATCAAGTGCGAACCAGAAGACAACGGATAAAACACATCCCCGCTAGACTGTCTTGCCAAGGTTTCCACCCCCACAACTCTTTTCTTAAAGTTATCTGAAACCGATCCGCTTTCTGGGGAACGAATACATTTTGGCAAATAAGAAGAATCTGCAACGGTGATGGTGTTGTCGCCCGCAGAAAAACTTTCTCCGTGCACCTTGTACACGATACAGGATAGCCCCTGCTCTGCTGTATTAGAAGCAGGGTACGTTGTCCCGCCGGTAGTATTATATGCGACATGCAAGCCGGAGTCGTCGTGGCCCTCAAATTGTAGCCCTCGCTTAACACCAAGCGTAGAGTTTGCCCAAGAACCCCTCGTGTGTCCAAAATAAGCTTGCGTCTTTGCTCCGTCATAGCTGCCAGTGCCGCTGCCTTCATACCCAACAAAAACACAAGCAGAACCAAGCGTCCCGGCGGGAACGTAAAACAGGCCAGAAGGCGTTGTAGTGCCATCTGTAAGCCATTCCTTTCCTCTGTCGGTAAAGGAAGTCTTTTTGCCATCTCCTTCTTCAGAGAAAAAGACTGCATTGCCATATACGTTGAGGAAGTCTCCTCCAATAATGCCAGGAGATCTGAAGTATCGATTAAACTCGTATGTAGTCCAAGTAGCTGTTCCACCAGGAGCAGGTTGGTTGCTGCTTATGCTACCAGTAACGGTCAGGTACGTATGGTCGTTGACTGCGTCATAATCAGCAAGATCTGAAATCTGATAGTCTCCGTCACTGGTAGTGCCACTAAGGGTTATCGTGGTGTCATTCATACGAATGTCGCCAGCAACATTCCCCTCTAACACCATGTAATTAAGCGTTGCATCCAGCAATACTACATTAGCTGTTTTTTGTACTCCAGAAGAGGGGTAGGTAGAAAGAGAGCCGATACCATCTTCAGCATTCTGAACAAGCTCATTATAAGAGACGCCTCTAAACCTAAGTTCTCTGGTCTGTTCTGCAGAGATTCTTTTGCTTAGCCCAGGAGTAATTGCCAGCGGTGTGTTAAACACAGAAGAAGAAGCATCTATCCATGCAGGATCGTTGGCGGGATCTCCGGCATAACTTCCTGTCGAGGGACGACTGCCTCCGACAAGCTTAAGATAGTTCATCTCGTTCTGATCGCCTAGGTCCATGGCGATGGCTCCGCCATGAACACTTGTATCTAGCGAACTGCTTGCACCCTTTCTTCCCCTGACATAGAACGGCTGGCCCCTGAATCCCTCATAAACCAATGCTCCATAGTTTGAATAGTAAGAAGATTCTGCAAACCCAAGCCCGCCATCAGAACCATAAAGACCAAATCCCAACCTAGTCGCCGGACCAGAACCGCTCCATTCTTTTTCTTTTCCCCCGTCGAAAAACGCTCTGGGATGATCTCCGCTAGAATTCTCAAATTCTCCAGCACCCCAAGCAACACCGTAAGTCCACTCGTCAATGGGAGAGTTGAACCCTGGGTTAGACTTGGAGCTTTCATAGCTGTGGCCACTGGTTTCTGTCTTGTATCCAGCGAAGCACAGCCATCCTCGCATGGCGTTGCTAGTATTTGCTGTCTCGTCGTCAGACAAATACCCTGCTCTATGCAAATATTGTGGGTGTGGGTTAGTCGGATAAGCAGACTCTGTAAACGCAAACCTTCTTTGCCAGTTGTCGTGCGAACTAGCCCACGAAGAAAAATCCCCGCTCTCTTCCATTGCTAGCGAAAAGCCATAGCGATCTCTAAGCCTGTCGTGCGACATTGGAGGACTAAAACTCATGCTAGGGAAGGTGGCGGGGCCACCAACAGAGACCCCTTGTCCCTGGCCTTCTCTCACTACGCCAGCAAGATAACTTACTTGTTCTGCTAAGCTTGTCCCAACCACAACAAGTCGATAGTTGTTTTCGTTCCCGGTCGCATCTACGTCTGACAGCGTTGGGCAAGTTAGCTTTAGGGTTGTTGGGCTAACATACTCAAACTCAGTTAGCGCGACAAAGCTATTTGTGCTGTTGCACCAAAGCTTTACCGTGCCTCCTGGAAGAACGTCCCCGCTAGAATAGTTCGCCTCTAAAGAATAAGGCAATCGATAAGAAACGTTCCCTGTTGGTCGAACAGCAAGAGTTGCTTGGCGGCGGTCGCCAGTAAGAGGATCGCTTTCAGGATATCCCGCACCGGTCATCGTGTTAGACGGGGAGTCTTCTGCGGCTCCCACTCTTGGGTAATCATTAGAATACCCAGAGGCATCTCTGCCTGGCAGGGTAATTTCATAATTCCCTGGTCCCAGCGCAGCTTCTACAATTGTTACTCCAGCATTTCCGCCATCTTCCCAGATGGGAATGACGTTGTGCGTTGCCCACGGCGCTCCGGCCCCAACAAAACTTAGGTTGCTTATCGTTACAGTTAACGACCCGCTGCCATCACCAGGATCGATAGGCAGATATGTCTGAATAACGCCTCTAGCAAAATCAACACAATAGTCGCCCTTTTGGCTCATGTCTCTGGGGTCAGAATAGAGCGTAACGAAGTAATCTGAATAGCCAGTGCCAGAAAAACTAAGATCAGATGCCGTTAGGCTTTCTAAACAAGAGGGCAACACCTGTGGCGTGACCGTTCCTGCTTTTTTGACCAAAGGAAACCCTAGATACCAAGAGCTTGCCCCGTCAACAGACAAAGAAACTTCCACTGAAGTGGTGTCTGAGTTGATTGTTTCGCCAAGCGGCCCAACATAATCAGACGGCCCAATTAGCCTAGCAATAGTTGCTTGTCCTAACTTTTGAGGACTAAGCTGTCCCTCATGAGTCTGATAGTCCCACGGGTCTCCCACTGCTTGCGTAACAAGACGGAAAGCATTGTCAGTTAGCTTTACCCACTTGGTAAGTTTTCTGCTGCTTGGTTGTTCTCCAACCTTGAAATCGAAGACGGTTGGAAAAACATCAACCATTCTATCATAACTTGAAATGGTCACAGGTCCTCACTCCTAGCCGTTAACTGTAACCTTAAACGAAGCAACAGACATTATTGCTTGTGCCCATTCGCCTGTTGAGCCTTCGTTGTACCAGGTCAATATTTCATACGGTCCAGCTTGTGGGTTGATAGTTAAAAAAGTAGCTCCATCCAACCCAGCCGCGTGGTTCTGTTCTGTGCTTCTAAAAAGCTTCCACCCAAACGGCAACTTATGAAGCTGGTTGTTAACATGTTCGCCCAGAAGATACTGGGGCAAAGTAATTTTAGCCCTAATGCGATTGCTTTCTATCGTCCTATTATAATACGCACTCCAGCATGTTGCCCAAAAGTCCACATAAAAAGACCCGACAACCCAATAGCCACCAATATCATAGCCCATTGGGTTTGAAGTACAGGTGTCATAAGGGTTACTAGAATAAAGCGATCCAGAGGGGAACCGCAGCATGCTACCGTCGCTGCTAACCTCTAGTGGCCGCACAGGAGAGAACGCACCGCTCGTGCCGTCTATTGGGTTCGTTGCACTGCTGTCCCACTGATACACAACAACTTTTCTGCCGTTTGGTTTATGGGTCGCCGTGTTAATAATCCAATCTTCAAGGCCAAGTTCTATCTTCTGATTTTCTACCCACTGCTCATAAAGCACGGGGCTCAAAACTGGGTCTGCCCACTCTGGCGGATCAGGCAGAAAACCCGATACATACGAGCTGTGCATACCAAGCAGAGGATCGTCTTTTAGCACCTGATAAAGATACACCTCGTCTGCTTCCGTAAGCCCAGTATTCTCTTCGTCAAGCCTCAACCAGTCTCCCTGTACTGCGTCACTAGACAAGGCGTAGTGTCCTATCGAGTCTGCGTCTAGAGGGGGTTGGTAGTGTGTGTACGCGAGTCCTTCGGAATTTGTGGCACCAAAAGATTTGCCCGTGCTGCTTCCCCCAAGCGCTCCAACCAACGGAGTTGCATGGAAAGTTACTTCTTTGTTCGGTACGGGAACATCCCTAAAAGTCGAAACTTTCGCTATCAGACGAGCCCAGTCATTTCCAACCTGTATTGGTCCATACACCGAACTCCCAGAAGAAAGCTCTTCCTTGTCGATATCAAGAGAAATCTTTGCTGCTTCAAGTGGTTCGTGAGTTATACAAACAAACCCTTCGTTCACGGCCTGAGAGACAGGGTTAACGTCTGCCTTCCACGCCGTGACACTTGTTGATAAATCTGCCTCTTCATATTCGATACGAAGAGTTTTGTCATATTCTGCTACAATCCACTTGCCTTCTTCCGGTATGCCAGTGGAAGCATCGCCAAAAACAACAATTCCCAAGTCTCTGTCTAGGAAGTAAAATTTTCCACTGTAAAGATACGGCTGTACAAGACCAATGTTCATCAAAGATAAGAGTTCGTGGTATGTTTCAACCCTGGTCCATTCTTCCCATTCTTCGCTGTTTGCGTCGACGACATACAAATGGAAAGTGTCAGGCAAGACAGGGAAGAGCGACAAGTAAAACAACTGGTCTGCTCCGCCAGTAGATTGCCCAAGCACATCGCATGCGCCGAGATCAGAAAAGCTGCCTGGCGAAACTCCAACATGTTCTATGTAGTTTCTGTTGAATTTGAGCGCCGTCACTCCCTCGACGTGTCGATCCACAACAAATTCTTTCTTTGTCGTATCTACTCCAGACCATATCACTTTTTCGGTCGTAGGAGTGTACGTCGAGACTTCTTCTCCATTCTCATACTTGCCAGTAAAGACCCCAACATGGTTGACCCTAACGTCATATGTGATGGCCCTGGACTCTGGGTCTCTAGAAAAAGAAGCAGCAAGCAATGGTTTTCCAGGTGCCTCTTCTTTTGCAAGCTCTAAATAGTTCCTTCCTTCTTTGTTGTCAGCCGGGTCTAAATACTGGATAACACTATTATCGCCATAATAAAAATAATCTGTTTTGTACCGGTAATAATACCCGTCTCGCACCTTTGGAACCCATAAGCGCTCATGGCCTAGATAGTGCTCTTCTATATCATCAACAATTAAGTCTATTTTTTCATTGCCGACACCACACTTAAAATAAGTTTCCGGCTTTATACCCTGTGTCGACGGGTCAAGAAGTCTTGGCAAAGACGGCAGCCTGAGATCAAATGGGCTACACCATCTCTTCGCATCGAAACTAAAACCATCTGGTAAGTCTGTAGGGTGCTCGTGTCCAACATATGGTTTTGCGCTAGCACGTTCGTAAACGTACTGCATGGTATCGAAATACAGAGTTGGTCTATCTAATCCAGCCACGAATTATTCTCCCCACAGAACTTCTGTCTCTTTGAACAGTTGGTGAAAAACCTCTGCTCCTTCTGTATTGGGAAGAGCGTTTTGCTCATCGCCAGAAGGAAGAGCTTCTTGCCTAAAAAGTTTTTTCACATAGTTATCATCATGTAAAGAATACACATGAATAAGAGAAGCATCCACTTCCATTGGAAAACCAGCATAATAATAGCCGCAGGACCCTCTGCCACTTGGAAGAGAGTATGTATACAGCAGGCCATTTGCATAATCTATCCTGTATTCTCCGTCTGTGCTTGGTTCTTTTTGGACCTCTGTCACAAAAATATCTTTTTCGGAGAACCACATTGATCCCTCAACAATGTTTTGTGCGCTAAGGATGGTCAGGCCATCAGCCTTGATAACATCGTCAACGACGCGACCAAAAGAAGAGCCTCGAACTATGTTTGTGCTATGAAGACTCAAGCGGACATCCCGATCTGCAACAGCGACAAAGTAAGAGGATTTATTAATCTCGTTAATAAGCCCACTTAAAAAATACCCGCTAGAACCAAGGTCGTAAAAATCAATTTCTCGATCTACAGAAAAGCTGTCATAGTCTTTCCAGTCATAATACAAGACAACCCGGTCTGCCAATATGTCGACTCGTGGGTTTGGGGCAAGAACAGAACCTGAACTGGCATCTCTTTTGAGATCAATTGTTAACGCAGGCTCTCTCGGACACCCCAGTTCTCGAGCAAGGTTATTTAACAGTCCTTCATAATTAGGACCACCCGGATGTAGGGTTAGGTCCATTATCCTCTTCTTAAATGCTGTGTTGGTCTCTCCGGGAAGCCTGTCTAAAGAATACAGGTCCCCGTGTTCGTCAAATCTATTGACAAGAGAATGGCGCTGGGGTTTGCCTCTATATTCAGAGACGCTGCTGACATTAACAGCAAAACCAACACTTTTCGTCCCATACGGCATTATGGACGAACCCTAACTGACGGATATTGCTCTCTCATCCAAACTCTCTTTTCTTGGAAATCAACAATAAAATAGTCGTAATACAAATCAGCTAGCAAAACACTGGTACCGTTATAAAACCAAAGCCGTCCCTGTCCATCTATACCAAGATCTCTTGCTCCTTTTAGTTCTACGGGAAGCATTAGCTTCGCCTCTGGATCAATGGATGGAACAGAAAAAGCTTCTTTGGTGGTTCGTGTAACGACCTCATCGTTTTCTTCATACTTTGCTTCTAATTTTATAACGTATGTGCCAGGAAGACCAACCGAAGACAAGGTAATTTTTTGATCTTCCCATTTTCCACTATCCCAATTGTCGTTATATATCCAGCCTTCTTGAGAAGAGGTGCTCCACAAAGAGCCATCTAGTCCAATTCTATACTCTGTTCCGTCATTCCAAACCAATGTCCACCTGGTAGCAAACGGTATTGACGTATATTCTAAAACACGAGACGAAAACGATACCTCATCTTCTCTCGTATAGAAATATTTATCATTGTCAAGCCTAATCGCCATTCTGCTATCGCCAGAGCTTTCTCCCAGGTACTCTGTGCTCGGTGACGGCAGCCGATAGTCATATACGTACAAATAAGTGTCGTCTACAACATACACCCAGTCGGAGTGGGGCTTAAACACAAATGCACTGGCCGAAACATTTCCAAGTTCTCCATCATGCAATTCCATCTCGTAATCAATTGTCTTTAAGTTTAGGCCTAGTCTAACTTGCTCTTCAGTATCAACAAGATATCTTTTTGCAATAAGAGTTGATCCCCAGGAATATGAGTAAAGAGAATAAAACCGAGTGCGCTCTACCCCATCAGAGCCAACCGCTATCTCTCGATCGTTTGCAACAGGAGCTTCTCTAAAAGGAAAAACAGAAACAGAGACCGTTGCATCTTCACTGGCGTGCAAAATCTCAAATTCATCAAGTGTCTTCCAGTGGTTTCTCGTTTGGTAAGTTCCGTTGAGTCTCAGAGGAATGATTTCCTCAATGTCTTCTCTGAGGAGACCAGTACCTTTTAAACGGACTTTGGTAAAATAAACAATGTCGTTATATTCCTCGCTCCAAACCGTATTGTTTTTCAAGGTGACATATAAAGGTCCTTCGAGAACCATGGTTGCTGGAGAAGCAGAAGAGACCCCAGAAACTTTCGTCGGAGGCAAAACCTCTTCCCATACTTCAGACTGCTCTCCATACCCCACCCTTGTAGGCACTACGCCATAAAATAAAGACTCAACATTATTCCGATTGGCCTGAGAAATGGAAACATAGGATCCGTCTATCTCCCCCCAAACACTTGGAGAATAATAGACAGACCATCGATTTTGATCTTCCTCTTGGTTAAACTCAAACCTACCGGGGAGGTCTATCTTGTAGACATGGTCTAGCAGCGTGGGATCGCAAGTAGATAGGAAAAAGTTATCTCTTTCCTCTTCTAACTTTTTACTTGTTTCTTCAATCTCAAGAGCAGGAACATTGCATATCTGCTGTGCCACAGACACAGGGCTGCGTCTTGCCCGTGTCCATTCGGGAGCCCTATTAAGGATCCGCTGTGTGATCCAAGATCTCCTATATTGCCCTGCAACCGAGGTCACTGTTTGTTACTTCTCCTTGTCGTCTTCTGCTGAATCGGATTCCTGCTTCTCAGGAAAAACAATCCTTCCGTCTGGTTCAATACTAGTAAACACCCCATACTTCTCTCTAAGCTGTAAAAGAAGAAGCTGGGTTTCTTTGGAGATGTTTTCTAGCCTTTCCTGCTTGAGTTGCATCTCGGCTTGCAGGCGGCCCCCCTGTGCCTCTAGTGCACGAATTTGCCACATCTCTTCACTGGTGACACGCTGTGCTCTCTTTTCTACTGGCTTAACCTTTGACTCTGACACTATAGTCTCCTTTCTCTACAAAAACTGGATTCCTCTATGCCTTGTGGAAGTTTCCAACAAGGGGCGTTCGTTATAAAGAGAGTCTACCACATCTCCCTCAAACAAAGTTTTCTTTACTCCTTCTCCGTCCGGGGTGCTTCGGTGAACATAGACTTCCTCAAACTTGCCAGTCCGCAAATAACCTAGTCCCGCTATCTCTTCACTTGTCGTTGCAACCGCAGAAGCAAGAGCCTCAAGATCCACATTGTCTCCAATGCTGAGACTATTTAAGAACCCCTCTATCATCTCTCGAATGTTTGCTTGTATTAATATTTTTTGTGTTTCCGTGGTTCTGTCTCTCCATCTCAAGGCGACAACAAAAGAAAGTCCCAGTGGCAATGGGGCCAGGACAAACGGCCTAACCCCAAGAGAGCAAACAGGCTCCACTGCAGAAGCAACGCTGTTGATGAGGCCCTGGCTTGTAGCTGCGCCAACACTTTCTACATACAAAGAGAACGTACCTGGTCCTTGCTCGTAATTAACCTCAACCGTATCAGCCACTCCAGGAACACTTAGCGCAGCCAGCCGAACGGCCATCCTGTTTGCCCGTTCTTTCGCCTTGAAAGAATTCATCAGACGATAGCGATAGGACTCATCACTTTCTCTATCTCTGCCGTTCGTGATCGAGTATTTGTTTCTGCATTTTAACAACCCGCGACCACTCATGGAGTACCCAGAAAAGTCATGTTTTAACAAAGCATTCCTGGGAACATCAGCGCTTCTTCCTTCTATCTGTGCCTTAATAGAAGCATACACATGTGAGCGATTCGCGGAACAAACCACATCGCCCTGTGTTGCGTAAGAAATCTTATCAATGGTTCTAGAGGTGGCGGTATAGTCGGACTCTCCTGGGGCCTGTGTTAGCTCTACGTCAAAATCAGCAGTAGAGACAACGGTCCCAGAAGGAATTACAAAATCCATCCCATTGTTAACATCACCGAATGTTCCGCTCTCTAAATAAAACATGAAGTTTTCGTGACTGGTATCTGCAGAGGCTGTGCTGGGAAGCCATCTCGGCACATGCATCACATCGCCAACGAAGTCTAAGAAGCGGCCCTCCGCCCACCTGACAAAGGCCTGCATCAGGTTTGTGTCAAATTGGCTGTGCAGGCTAGCTTGCTCTGTCAAAACAGACTCTAGCAAGAACCTGGCTTTAGCCCCTGGAGACATCTGAGAAACAACGGTGTTGGCTTGCAAACGTTGCAGGCCAGAAGAAACCATTTTCTCATAGTCTTTTGGGAAAAACGGCATACGACTCACTCCTAGGCGAAGTGTATATTGTTATCAGTATAACTATATAGCAGGTTGATCTTTACATATTGTGTGTTGCGGTTCCCCGCCGTACCCGCAACAGCAATCACCAACCTATACATAATGGCTTCTCTAGAAACCGGAAGATATTTAACCGTAATGTCACCGGGACTAACCAGGCCATCTCTCGAAAGTGCTGAAATTATTTTTGCCTTTCCCTCTTCTGCAGTTTCTTTGTTGTTTGGCTGTCCAACCAAAGCAGAAAGTCCGGCTCCCACCCGGGGAAAAATCAACCAATCTTGCTGATCGCTCATCAATCGGGTTTTAATCTCCTGTACAAGGGAGCGAAGGGGATCGTCGGCCGTATCATGCAGGTCGCCACTTGGCCCGACAATAACATCTCCGTCAAAGGTCCAATAGAAATCAACCTTGTCGTAATTTCTTGGCATTATTTAAACGCCCGCTGGAATACTTCCGCCGGCCGCAGCAGTTGCCATCAACCCAGTTAGCGCCGCCATCTCCGCAGCACCAGCAGCAATATGTTCTAGAAACGCCTCTGGCATGTCAATCTCTGCCATTGGAACGGGCGTTCCCAAACAAGAAGGGATGATGGCCTTCATCGGCTTTTGCAAAGCAAACATAGAGGCGTATTTAACCTTCTGTGCATGCAGCGCAACCGTACCACAAAGATGCACGGCAGTTTCGTCAGCCGTTACGTGGTTGGTCTTGTTGCCCTTTAGTCGTGCCTTGTTTTGGGCTACCAGAACACCAGCAGAGGCGTCTTTATTCGCCATGAGATATTTATATTTTGCTCCTGCCATAAAAAACCCTTTCTCTTGAATATTATAGCATTTCTCAGACTATCATAAGACCATCGTATTCTTTTATTTCCCCGCCGCCATAATCGTCTACGTCGGCACTCAAAGAACCTAGTATGACTGTACCTTTCTTTTGAGACTTTCCGGTAAACTCTACTGTTACGAGAGGATGTGTCTCGCTGACATTCTGTAGCCCGCCGTGGATAGCATCAATCTCGTCTGGAGGGTTTGTAATTCTAAGCCAATACGGCCACTCTACAATACTATAACGCTTGCCCCGTCTGACCAAAAGCTTTACTTGTGCGTAAGGAAATAATATTTTTTCTCCCTCCATGTCTCTCGACAAAACCCTAGACAAGATTGCTTTGTGTTTTCTTCCCTTAGCAGTATGTTTGTCTGTAGAGTTTTTGTTCGTCTGACTTCGCGTTTCTTCATGACTCTTCCCAAACTGGGTTTTAGACGGTCCGCGAATTGTTCCCTTTAGTATAGTCATTTTAAATTCCTACATCATGACCGAAAAAGTCCATTATATCAAGGAACAAGCTGTCGCCAGCCTTAAAGAATTCTTCAGACATTGCTCCCTTTTCCAGTCCCGTGTTGAAGTCTTCCCACCACTGGTGCCATTCTCCCCATATGTCAGAGAACATTGCCGAATATTTCTCTCCGGTATACATGCTTGTCATCGGCTTGCCGCCATGCGTAAGCGGAGTACAAATAACAGGACTTGCCGTCTGGGCCCAATGAACAAAATGAAACGCCCCAAGCTTAGCCAAAAAGCTATCAAAAGAGAGCCCAGTAGAGGTAACGTCTGCCCTGTGCTGGCTAGAAGTTTCATTTTGACGAGCCGCAAGCATTGTAAGAGAAAGCGACTGGGTTACCGCACTTGTTATGCCCTTTGACCACATGTCATTTGAGTCTACAAGCATGTTTGGGTTAATGACAGACACGAACCCAGTGTCTTGGTTGAATATATGCGTGACAGACTCTACCTCGACAGGACCATACATGTCTGATATGTGATCTTGTATCATTACCACGTCATATGGCTTTATGGTCTCTTCACCAGTAACGACAAGCTCTCCTCCATAGCTTTGTTTGACGCCTTCTAAAAACAGCCCGTGAGCATATCGTTTTGCCATATAAGAAGACACACAAGACGGAAAGGAGTCTTCATATGTTCGAACCTGCCAGTCTGGAATGTTATCACTTAGTCTGGCGGTATACACGCCGCCCTTTCCTTCCGATGTTTCTTTCATCGACTCTATAACTTCTTCTATTTCTTCTACGTCTAATTGATCTTCGTCATCGGCATAAAAGAGCTGGACTGCATTAAACGTTTTGCTTGCGTTGGTGCGAATGCCATTCTTTATGATGTGGCGATCAGAAGTAAATATGTGGTGGTTCCTAAATGGACGATAGCGACCAGACACCTCTCCGATATATCGACCAATTGAGTTGGACTGGCCAAACAATTCTTTTGCTATCGCATTGTATAGACCCGGATTCGCTTGTTTCAAATACTGCAACCCAGCCCTAGCTCTTGGATCTGAAGCTAATTTTTCAGCTCCATCCTTTCCCACCCCCGCTGCCTGAACCAAATCTGTCCAATACTTGGCTATGAACGCCTGTGCTTTAGAACATGGGCTCGACCAATATCGTTGACCGCGCATCCCAAAAAACATAGTCATTCTGGGCTCGTGTCCATAAGGAAGCGGCAGCGCAGCATACCCTGGGAACCGAAGCTCGTGTTCTTTAAAAACCTCCCACGGAGTATTCATAAAGGGGTGATAAGCGTTGGCGTTGTTCCAGATTCTAGTCGTCAGATCACTGCCTTCGTATAAAAATGGAGGTGGAGCAAAAATATTATCATCCTGTGGATCGTTTCTGAAGTTCACCAAACGAAGGATGTGGAAAAACATCTCTCTTTGCGTTCTCTGATAGGCCGCAAAAAGCTGATCGATTGTTCCTAGATTAGATCCCCAAAAATCATGATACTTTCTTCTGATTTGTGCAGGGTTGTAAAATTGATTAAAACTCCAATGGCCAAAGTTTTTAATAAAGGGCTGTAGAATTGCGGCACAAAGAGCGTGCTGGGGAGAGTAATACACTACGTCGTTGTCTGCGGCGTTCATGGACGCAGCCTCTAACTCTGCCCCATACCCTTGGCAGACGATCTCAAGTATTTTTCCTCCCTCCGAAGGAGCAACCTCTGTGATTTGCCCCAAGAAAACAGTTTCAAGCTGATCTGGTTCTGGCGCATATCCTAAACGGATCTGCACCTTTACCCCCTCTCGAAGAATCCTGTTGTTAAATGGATTTTCTTTTTGTGTCTCTGCCCACCATCCCAGCGAGTCTTCGTTTTTGACGTCACCTGTTGACAAGTCTACATCAGAGAACCTGCCCCTGGTCAGTTTGTGTGCGACATCTGTTATTCGTAACACAGCCAGATCGGCCGCAATTTTCCTAGACCGAGTTATTCGAATTTCTTGTACGGCAGAATAGCTGTAGAAGTCATCAAAAGCATGAAACTCTCCAATCTCTTCGTCGCTATCTTCGTCAATAAAAAAAATCTTGAAGGTGGGGAAGGCCCGGACAAGACTAAAGTCTCTCTTAAAACGATCTCGAATGCCGCTTGCTACCGATCTTCCAAGAGCCTCTGCTCCTTGTGTCGCTTGGATTTTCGACAAAAGATTGTTGTATTCAGCAATGTTTTCCGCTGCTTCATAATCAATTGTTTGCGGCGGCTCTACTGCAGAAGGCTCAAAATAATCTTCCTCCCATTCGCTAGAAGACTGTTGTTCCCCAAAGTTTACTCCGCCTACTGCAGCACCATCTGGGGCAGAAGCAGAAGGCAAGCCCCCTTGAGGCGAGGTTTGATCAGACTTGGCGTCGCCACCCAGAGGAGAACCGCCACCCATATCTCCATCCCAAGCGGCATCCATTTTAGCCTGTGTGCCATCTGGTCCTACATATATCTTGTCTGGAAGCTTGCCTTCCGCATCGGCAAAATAGAAATCTCTTGCCCTAGCAAAAAGCTCATTTTCGTCTTCAAAGTCCGGGTCGATTCCAGTTATTTGCCCATCCACAAATTTGTTTAAGTAAGAAGACGACACCACTGCCGTAAAGAAAGCATCTTTTACCGAAGTTGCCTTGTCGTCTTTCAGCAATCGCAAAAGAGCGTTCGACGCTTCTTTCCCGAACACCTTAGCAAGTTGTTGTTTCGTTGTCTCGCCAGGACCAGTCGGATTGCCAGCATACTTGTCGCTCCTGTATCCTATCGCATCTTTTACTTTCGCAGATTCAGATACTGGATTTTCTGCCCCATTGCCATCAGCCGCAAAAGCACCATGCTCTCCGTTATATGCTTTTTCCTTTTTATCTATTTCATCATATTGTTTTCTTGCCTGTTGCAAATAGTCTGCGTTTTTAGTTGCAAATAATTTGCTGGCGCCTCCCTTTCCAATAAACCTCGAAACGCTTTTCGCAGAATTTTCTAGGTGTCTAGACACAAGCTGATCTAGCACGCCGGCATCATTGTTGATTTGCGCCAAACCAGGACTTTCAAGAGCGTCCTCGTACATGAAAAAGCTTGGCATTGTTTTTATTTTGGTGTTTGCTATGTTCGGCAAGTCTAGATCAGGATAACAAGAGCCATATTCAGCAACAGACAACTCAAGTACCTGATCGGCAACTTCTTTTCCAAAAACATTTGCGAAGCCCTCTCCGTCATTTGCTCTTTGTAGGGCCTGCACAGCAACTTGATTGAAAATTGCTGTCAGCGAAGCAAACTGCTGTGCACCAATCCTGGAAGCTTCGTCAGGAGAGTCTGCAACATAAAACCCCCTCACCCTCTCTCCTTCAACAGAAACCCCCTCTCCACCAACAAGAGAAACCAGCTTTTGCCCCACCCCTCCTAGCTGATTGCCAAATATTCGTAAGCGATCCCCCCAGGTCTTCTCTCCTTCCCATTTCTGATCAAGAGCATTCCTGATCGAAATAGTTTCTATTGGCCGAACCCCGACGGGGGTGTTTAACAAGGGGAACCTAGAAGAAATACCCTTTATGTCAGCAGCTAACCTGGCCAGCAGGTCAACATACCACTGGGGCTTCCCAGACGACTCTCTCGCCTTAAACATGTACGCAATGTCTTTCCTCTGTCCTGAAAGGGCACCTTCAGCAAAACCAGACACGGCTCCGCCTACCGATCCTCCCCAGCTACTGGGGGCGTAAACCCCAGCTACGAGAGGAGCTGCATTGCTGTATCCCGGCACATAAGCAATATCTTTGGACGGGAAAATTACATGTTGCAAGCTTGCTCTTAAGAACAAGTCGATGTTATCTGCGTATTTGGACATTCGATCATAGCGTCTTCTGTTTTCGTCTGCTACGGAAGAACTTGCAAGAGAGGCAGGAATGTTGGATATAAACTCCAGCCCAATCTCAAAGTTTTTTCTGAGAGAAAATGCAACGTTTGCTAGTGTGGTAGAAACAGGAGATTCAGAAGCCACCTTGTCGAACGAACTTACCTCCTGAACCTGGAGATCCTTCAGCATACGAGAAACAATTTGACGTTTTAACTCTTCCGAAAAAACGGTCTTGGGTTTAAACGTGGGCTCTATGAAGTCACGAGACAAAAACTCTATGGTCATTTTATATATGTCTACGCCGTCTTGTACAGTCGCCTCGTCTGTTACATTAGAAATACTGATTTTGTTTATATCCAACAAAGCAAAGATGTTGTTCTTGGCTCCATCTGGAGCAACAATATTAATTTTCGCAGCAGATGCCTCTCTGAAATCGCCCATCTGTCTAGCGTTATAGCTAAGAGTGGCATACATTCTCTTGACGGCTTGAAGCGCTCGCCTGCCGGCTTCTCCAGCAGCAGACAAAACAATAATTCCAGACTTGTTTCCGGCGCCTAAAAACTGGAATGTAGACGTTTTCTGCCCCAGTAATTTTTGCTCAGCAAGCCTATGTCCAAACTGAACGCTTGCTGCAACGGGAACAACATTCTGCATTGAGACTGCACCGCTATCTCTTCCGCCGATGCGAATTCTTTTGGCTTGCGAAAATATATTTTTGAAAGTTTCTCTGTTGTCTGTGATGCCTTCGTATCTCCACCCGTTCCTGGCAAGATCGTTTATCCAGTCAGCTCTATTTTGTTGCTTCTTGTTTGCATCTTGAGCCTGTTTTATAAGGGTCCCCTCTGATTCTTCTCTGGGCAACTCTGTTGTCTTTTGTTGATCGCTATTCTCTTGTCTCTCCGTTTCTTGCAGCAAAGAACTATCTACAGACTGACCCTGATAGCCAGCCAGGTCGCTCATAGACTGACCAAACAACGCCTGGCGCTCAATACCACCCTCTTCAACGGGCACACCGTCTGCGTATATCCCCGTGTCAATCTTGTCTGCAGAAATACTCCGCAAAAGATCTTCCGAAACAGACCTGCGGCGCACATACAGGTTGTTTGACGTACCCTTTCCAGAATGTTTGTTGGGCCGGAAAGCTACGCCACCCCAAAAACCCTTGGCTTCTTTTCTAAAAGCAAACCCAGGAGGAGAAAGGTCGGTGTAGGGGAATCCTGGAGCAGAAGTGCCATTTTGCCACTTCACTCCTTCTACTTTGATGCCATAGGTTTTGCCCGAACCCCAAGCAATACTATTTCTGTTTGCGGAAATATCAAATATTTTGCCAGGAATTCCGCTTGGTTTTGGAATTTCCCCGGCCGCAAACCTATTAACAAAATCAGCCAACTTGGTTGGAATCAAGATAGGCTTTCCGGTCGGACTGACGTGGGCGCCCGTAGAATAAAACTCTTCTGCTCCTGGCCAAATGGCGACATTTGCCATATATTGATTTCTGGCCTGGAAAAATCTTCTTTTAGCCTTCTTGAACTTATTTGTGTTCTTTCCATAGTTGTTTTCGTATGTCTTCTTTGCTTTCTGCCAAGAACCATATTGGGCATAGTCTTTTAAGTTGCCAGTCTTGCCTTGTAGCGCTTCGGAATATGCCTTCGCAGCTTTTCGCAAAGATCCGCCATGGTATTTCGTCATCAAAAGATTCATTACCATCCAAGCATGCATAACGACTTCGCTATCGGAAGCATCTCCGCCAAGATGGCTAAAGGTCTTGTTGTTGTGAATCCGAAGCTCCCCATACAATATCCGCGCCAACCACAAGCGATCTCTTGGTCCCATCACATAGCTAGCGCCATTGTTTGCAGTAAAACGAGCGGCCATCTTGCCGCCACCTTGCTGCAAAACATCGCTGGCATATTTCTGAGCACTTGTTCCGCTTGGGATGTTAGGAACCTCTTGTGCGAGAGGATCCTTTGTCTTGTCTCCCCACCACGATGGTGTTTTCCCAAAGAACTTTTCAAGAGAAGACAAGTCTGCTCTTGCTTCTTCTGGAGGAATCTTTATGTCATACTCTCTATATTCAAACTCAACATACTCTGTGTTTCGCTCAGAAAGTACTGGCATCTTCCCTTCTAGGTGGTTGGCATAATACATCCACGCACCAGAGTTAGCAGGGAAAACCGTAGGAGTATCTTCTGCTCCATACTTACTCTTAGAAGACAGAGACGCCTCTGCAGCAGAAGTGTCTGTTAAAAACTTCTCTCGAGAATAATCAGACCAAACGGAAATGTTTCGACGGGGCATATTAAGATCTCGCTCCTCGCATCTCTGTAGGGATGCCCGCTATTGTACTGCTATACCAAAAATGCTCAGAAAATGGCTTGTAGTTAAACTCGGACAACTGAAGATCCAACACAATCGTGCCTGGTAGTTGTTGGCTAATAGAAAGAGAGCCGAAATGCACAACAAAAGCCATCGTTTCTAAAACAGGGCCTGTCTTGCCTGCGCGCGAAGCAAAAAGAGTTTGTCGCACTTTATTGTTTTCTAAAAACACAAACGGACTATGTTGTAGCTCTGCCATCAGCCTACGCAATGTTACTGTTTGCTCATGCCCCTCTCTAAACATCAACTGCAATGAAACCACTGCGGAGTCTCGGCCTTTTGGTTGAATATGAGGAGCCTCTGTCCTAAGAGTCTCTGTCACCGCTATGTCTGCTTCGTTCTCTATAGAAATAGCCGTCATCGGAACATCTCTAAACAAAATATCATTTATAACCAAAACATCTGCCGGCAAGTCAGAGAACTCTTCTCTAACATCCTTTTGTCTAGCAACAACAACGCTTTCTTGCGTTTTCTTCACTTGCTTTTTCTGACTTCCTTCGCCAGATTGTGTTTGCTGTTTTGTAGGCATTACATACTCCGGTAAATTTTGTCTGCCAACATTCTCGAATCTAGAGATTCTCGATTGTCAGATATTTTTATTCTAGAGCGCATCCTTGTTGACTCCAATTCTCTCATTTGCCTTAGAGTCTCCGAAACCCTTTCCGCTCCAAAATCAGAAGAAGTTGCTCTCATGTTCGCCATCGTAGACCCTTCTTTCTGGAGGTAAGCTTTTGGAGAGGCTCTCATTCCAGACCTTGGAGGCCTCATGCCCGGCCCAGACGGTGGGATAGAATCTTCTGGATTAATATTTCTCCCACCAGCAGCACCCTCTATGTTTGGATTGGCAGGTATGGTGCCAGACACAGGTGGTGATGCTAATAATATACCAGCCGCCGCAGCAGCACCCAAGGCCATTGGCCCCTTACCCTTCTTTAACACATTGCCTATTGCCCTATACCGACTCCTTGCGACAGTCGCAGCTCTCTGTGTTCTCGCCCCTATGCTAGCTGATCCCATTGTTCTTTGTGCTCGAATCACTTGTGCTGCATCAACCTGCACTCGACTTTCTAACAAGCTGATTTGTTTTTTAATCTCTTCTTCCGAAAGGTTTACGGCAGCCCGTTTGCTTTGTCGACTAATGTCCATGGCAGGCCGAATTTCATCGTGTGTTTCTGCGTATGCACTAGACAGATCCTGTGCCATCGAAGAAGGATCGTAATCATACGCAACCTCTCTGCCCGTTCTGGCAAAGGACACACTTAGCCTAGCAGATTCCTTTCCGCCCAGCGCTTCGATGGTTTCTTGCAGAAGCCTTGCGCCTTCATCTACTCTTCCTCTCTCTATTGCTGCAGTTGCTCGTCCATATTTAGAATAGAGCTCTTCTGCAGCGTGAGCGCCACCATGCTTTGCCATAATAGTAGCCGTTTCCTCCATATGCCAAAGCAGGGGTTCGTATTTTGCCTGGAAGTCAGCGCCTCTCAAAGCAGAGGCCCGACGAAATTTTTCTAACGCAACATTTGTTTTGCCAATTCCCATTTGCCCAATATAGTGTTTTGCTCCACTATCAAGCCTTTCCTGTATGCCTCTTGCAACATCAACACCTGCTGGCTTGTTTTCTTCAAACAATTGCTGTAGGCCATAGTGCCTTCCAAGAAATTCTTCGTAATCTCCTGCAAGCTGTCCCGACAAATAACGCGACGTCTTTGAAGAAGTTTCTTGATCAGACAGAAAAGAAATAATTTGTCGGTCAAGGTCATAGTCTAGTCTCTGTCCGACCCCTTGGCCAACGCTGACTTTTTTGCTTGTTCCGCGAATTCCTTCGCCAGCAATTGTGATTTCGTCGTCGATGTCTGGAGAGTACACTGCTTCGTCTAACGCGTCGTCGGCCTTTTGAAAGAATGTTGGCTGAACGCTATAAGGACCCACAGCAGGATATCTTCCGACAAGCCCTGGAATTCTTTCTCCCTGTTCAAAAGCCTCTTGTTGAGCAGAAAGAAAGGCTCTGGTTGTTTCGTCTGGTGCTGCTGCCTGCATTTCTTCAAACATGTCTGTCGCAGTACGAGAGCTTATTTTGTGAGTATACTTTGCCACGTTATCAGCAAGATCCTCGGCCTCGTCTATCATCTGCAAACGTTGAGCAGCGAGCATTCTGGTACCATATGCACGCTCTCTCATTGTAACAGCGCCACTCCACTGTGCGTGTCCAATTGCTCTCAAGTTTCTTGCAGATTCTAATATCTTTCTTTCTGCGTTCTCCGACTGATCTTTTAAAGAGGACTGCAAGTCAAACAAAGCATTTTCAAATTCAGACCGGACAAGCTCTCCCGTATCTGTTTTGAGAGACCCCAGTTGCGGGGCAGCCTCGTGCCCAGGAATAAAAATTCTTTTGCCGCCAAACTCGTCAACGCTCTGTCCAAGATTGACCCATCTTCCCTGAGCCTTCACCAGGTCGTCTTTTCCCAAAGACAAAAAGTCTTCCTCGTCTAAGAAACCAGCCTTAACTCTTTCTACAAAGCTCCCCTCTCCCAAGAGGCTTTTTTGCATCCTAGTCATTTCTCTTACTGTATCTTCGGCACCCTCCTGGCCAACAAGCCTTCTCTCTATGTCAGTTGCCCATTTGGCACCAAGACCAGGGGGGCCACCTTTCGTCAACCAATGGAACAAAGAAGGCTCCCACTTGGCCATGTTCCCTGTTCCGCCCTCTGCTATGAGATCTCCAAGAAACATATGAGAAGAACCACGGACGCCCTTGGAAGCACCTATTGCCCGCATAAGCTTTTCTTTGGTCTCAACAGAAACAACTTCTTCAGAGAGGTCCTCTGCCACATCTATCATTCGGTCGACGTCTGCCGGATCCATCATCCCAAAAATTTCTGGAGCAATCTTGCTTCTCATTAGACCAAGGCGCTCGGCACCTAAAACAATTCTGTTTTGAATCGCACTGGAAAGCTGTCCCGTCTTTTGAATCTTCTTGCTGCCAAGGAAATCCTCTGTTAAGCCAAGGGAACGAAGAGGATCTTTCACGTACTCTTCTAGTCCAGAAATGTCCGAGATGATTCCCTTCGCCCTCACAGCATCTATTCTTTTGGCGGCAAATTCTTGCATTCCACTTATCTGCTGAGAAAACAACGCATATGGGGTTTTTGTCAATCTCTCTCCGGGCACCACAACATCGACGGGGGCTGTGCTTACTCCCAGCGTTCTCAAAAACTCCTGTGGATCCGCTCTCTTGATGGTGTGCTTAATGTCGGATCCAGCAGAGAAGAATTTTTGCACATCGCCATCTCTCATGTGGACGACCTCTTTGATATTGGCCTTTATTCTTCCGGCATCCAATACCTCATATCCCATAAGAAACTGCTGTACCCCTCGTTTGCGGCGAATTTTTGCTATTTGCCCCTTGTCTCCGATGCCAAGGCCCTGGCCAGGCTCAAGAGGAACTGGCTGGTCAAAAAGATAGGGCTTCCCCAGCTCTAAGGTTTCTTTCTCCATATGCTGCTTGATTTCGTTTGTCAAAGGCATTCCTTCGGCGACCCGTAGCTTTTGAGAAGAGACCCTCTCCCACTTTTGCAAAGCAGCAGCCTCTCGAGACATGATTCCCATTTCTTCTGCTAACTGTTTCGAGTAGTCCGTAGCACCAGGCTTCAAATAAAACGTTGATGCCGCAGGCGCCACATGCCCCCTTGTTGCTTCCTCGAACCCAGGTGCTACCGCAGGAGAAAACCTGGAAGCCAGCTCTCCCAGGGCACCCTCACGAGCATAAGTCCCCCCTTGCTCTGTTCTTGCTATATCAGAAAGCTGCCATCCCTCCCGAATAAACTGCAAGGGTCTTCTGTGAGCGGGCATCAACTCTCCCAGCGGACCAAGCAACTCTTTCTGCCAGTCCACGTCCGTCAACACTCCCTTGGCAACTTGAGCAGGAGATCCAAGCGGCAACCCCCCTGCCTCTATGCCTGCTCGAATTGTCGCAGGTGAAATGTCTTTGCCGACATATGCTCTCTGGGACGCTGTGATTCTTTGACGCAACCGGTCCCCTGTTGTAAGCATCTCTTCGGACGGACTCCAGACCATTGTTTTTTCTTGAACCGTAGTCTTGGCTCTTTCAACAGCTCGAGCAAGCCCGACAGAACTTTCTGCCATAGAGGCTTCTGTCTCTAGCGTATCCAGATAAAGCTGAGAAATGCTTTTTTGCCGAACCCCCTGTGGGGTTATCTCCCAAGCTCCTCTGGTTATATATTTGTTTCTAAACCCGGGACCAGCATATGTCTCTCCCACATCGGATCTAAGAGGAATGTTTAAGTGAGTGGGGCGACCTGGCGTGCTAATGGTCGCACTTAAGATTTCTTGCTCCCCAACCTTGTGATAGCTTGGAGACCAGGCAACCGACCTATCCTTAAAAATTCTCCCCAAGCGAGCCTGTGTCTCTTCTGCTACGGAGCGACTCTGTGTAGATAGCGCCGTAAACGGGATCTCTGTCTTGGGATCAGAGAGAACCATCCCAGAGAATTCTCCCATGTCTTTGGCGAGTCCCTCATAGGCCCCGCCGGGGAAAAACTGTTCTACTCTTTTCGAGAAAAGACCAACATCCCCACCCAACCGGTCTAGTTCTCTTTGGGCAACAGAAGCAGCCTGTGTCGCATCAGATGCCCCCACAACCTCTTGAAAAACAGAATAGGCCTCCTCATGACCAGTCTGTCCTTTGCCCTTCAGAATGGCCTCGTAGGCGCTTATAGCGACATCTCTTTTAAACGCAGGCGCATCTGCTGCAGCTACTTCTGTCCCAGCGAAGTCTCTTAACAAACCTAAGCCCGTGGCGTTGGCTGATTCTGCAAAACGAGCCATGCCTCCGACAGCTTGCTCGGCCGCCGAATATTGTCTCGTATTCGCCGACTGAGTCGCTCGAAAAAGCTCTTGCCAACGACCCTGCAAACCATATGCAGTCCCACCAGCAAAAGCACCCGTTGCTGCTAATCCCCACAGCGGAGAACGTTCTTCTCGATAATCAGGCACTACAGACCAAGCTCCTTCATTAGATCCTCTATCAAACTAGATCTTTCATCTTTTATATCTATATTGTATCTGCTTACTCCTGGCGTTTCAATATTCGATATTTCTATCCTAGAATTATCAGCACCCAAAGAACTTTGCAGAGCCTTCATGTTGTATTTGGTCAGCGCGGCCTGAGCAACAGAATCCCTAGGCGAATTGGCAAAGGGATTCAGAGAAGAGACTGCGGCCTGATCTATATATGGTTTTCTAGCAAGAGAGCGCATCTTATCTCCCCAGATGTCAAAGTCATGATGATCAAACCCCTCCTGCTCAAGATATCGGGCTTGTGTATCTTCTAAGTCGACCGAGGGGTGCCAGCCGATCCAATCGGCCCCAGGCAAGGAGTGTGTGTCCCAATATTCTTTGGCCTTCTTGTCTCTAAGCCAATCGTCGAAAGCAATACCTCTGCTTCTTTCCGCCTCCCACTCTTCCAGATCAGAGGAGGTGTATCCATATCCTTCGGAACGACGCGCCATCAAAATACGATTAAGGTTCATCGCGTCCTGACGGGTCATCAACCTGGCCATTTTCTTTGCCTCTAAAGCAACCTGTTGCTGTCGCATCCACTGAGCAAGATAAACACGTCTTTCTTGTTCTGACACAAGAGACATAATTTTTTGCCTATCTCGAAGCGTCTCTGCTTCTGAAAATGCCTGAAAGAAGTCTCTTGAAGTCCTGGGCAACGACCTCATAACACCAACTGGACTTCCAAATGGGTCGGCCCCAAACATGGTATTGCGTTGCAGCGCTAATGCCCGGCCTTTATCTCCTGGCGTTTCTGCTGTCGCAGCAAGCCTTCTTTGCTTTTCCCACTGCAACATGTCGAAGTATTCTTCAGCTCTTCTTTTCTCTTGAACTGGCTGAGGAATCTCTTCGTCACCAAGAGCATATTCCATCTCTTCCATGGCAGGGAAAATAAAATTTTCCAAGGGCTTGTTCCAGAAAGAAGCTTCGGTGCTTATAGCTTCTGTTTTGGCATACTCTTCTATTGCAGATCTTTTTCTAATAAGCTTGGCTGCGGGGGAAAACGGAGTAAGAGCCTCAAAAGGAGTCTCTATGGCACGGGATAAGTTCTCCCAAATCCCTCCGGCTACTCTAGCCGTCGTATCATATTGGAGCTGCTCAAACTCACCCTCTAGTGGCTTTTCTTCTGTGTATCCCTGCTCGGCCATCCACCTGCCATACGGGATGTCGTCTAACATGGCGACGCCCTTCATTCTTGGACCGGACGAGACGATATCATAGCGCCGACCTTCCAAAGAAGGCGTCATGACAGAAACTTTCTTGCCAAGAAGAGCTTCTTCTGCAGCAGCCAATGCTTCGTCCATATTCCCTCTAGTTGCCCCAACTCCACGCAACGATACTTTCATAGGACCAAGCTCTTTTGTGACCACTTCTCTTGGAGACAAGACACCCCTTATCGTGAGCATCATTTCCGATAGCTCTTCGTCGCGAAAACGATACTCGTCGAATGTTCTTCTCCGCTTTTTCTCTTTTACCTGCTCTATTGTTTGGTCAACCATTCTTTGGTGCTCTGGAGACATACCTCCCAGTCCCTTGCGAGCAACCTTCGCCAAGCTTCTATATTCGGGACTCCAATAGGCGACGTCACCAAGAATTTTAAGACGATGAGCCAGCGGATATTCTTCGGGAGACAACCCCTCTACTTCTGGATGCAAAGATGCATATCCCGCCCCAGGAAAACGAAGCTCTGCTTCTGGTATTTCTTCAAATGGATTGCCCCGCTTTAAGTCTATGAAGTAATCTTCTGGCATCCAAGAAGGAGCCTGTCGTGCCAAAGGATTGTATTTTTCTAAATATCTTCTTTCATGAGGAACAAACCGCCTAACAACCTCAGAGGTTGCAAGCGCACCACCCAGGTTCAGGTGCTCCCACAACCAATATTCAGAAGAAGTTTCTTCTCCCATCGTGGCCATGGTAGTCAGGTTGGGGAAGTATTCTTCTCGCCCAGTTATAGCTTCCTGAATAGCACCCTCGGCAAAACCAACAAGACCGACCGCTTCTCGCCGCCTATACATTAATTCATTAAGCAACTGAGAAGTTTCCTCGGGAGCAACCGGGGCCCCTGGTGGAAGACCCCCAAGCTCATACGCAGGCTCTTCTTCTCCAGGTATATGTCTGTACCCGTTTTCTCCCATCCATTCTTCTGGACGAACATACTTTCGCGGCTTCAATAGTTTTCCTACCGTAGCAGCAACTAGAGGACCTATGAAGGGCACATCCTCTCCGTATGTCCCAGAATAAGGAGCAGGCCGATCATATTGGTGTTTTATCTCATAGTGATACTTCCACTCGTCACTTCCAAAAACAGCCTTGAAAGGATGCAGCAAGGGAGAGTGGGCCCATTTTTCTTCTTCGTCGCCCCACACACCCTTCTGGTATGCCCTAGCTCTAAGGCGCTCTAAAGCATGCTTTCTGTAATACTGGATACGCCCACCTTCGTATGGGGTGGAACGACCCATCTCCCAAAACCTTCCTTTTCTTACAGGAATCTCCTTCTCGCCAGAATATATCTGCCTCAACTCTTCTGGAGTTTCCTTTGTCGCCAACAGGTTAGCTCCCGGTATTGCAGCTCCTATGTTTCCAGACAACAGAGGAAGGCCTGTGGAGGCAACTAACCAGAGAGCAGCACCCCCGACGGCCCCCATCGCCATCGGGCTTTTTATTTTAGAGAGGCGCTTCCCAACAAGCGGAACACCTTTTAGTCGGCGACCAATCTTTTGCTGAATCCAGTCCCCTGCTCGACCTATTTCTTCTCCTTCGCCATACCATTCGCTTCTAAGACGGGAAAAGATCTCTTCAAATGGCCTTTTGGTTGCCATCTTTTCTTTGGCTGCAACGCCCAAAAGCTTTCCATAGCCAGCCATTCCGGCACCAAGAGCACCAACACCGGCAAATCCGGCTGCTGTTTTAACCGACAATAGACCAGGAGTTATTTCTTCTTGGCGGCTAACGGCTTTTTGCAACCCAAGTTTCTGGGAAACTTCAGCCCTGGCAAGGTTTAGATCTGCGACAAGTGAAAGAGCACCATGGAACAAACCTTCTTGGAAACGCGGAGAAATTGCCGTCGCCAGTCCGACAGCCGCTCCAATAGTTGCTCCTTTTACCGAAATTGGCCGTCCATGTTTTTTTGACAACAGTCCGCCAAGAACACCGCCAAGAGCAGGACCGGCGACAAAAGAGGAAGGACCTCCCTGGCTTCTGAGATAGTCATAATACGACAAGGCGGTCATGACGCCGCCAGCAACTATCCCCCTTCGGACATAGCCTCCTACCATTGAAGAAGCCGGGCCTGGTGTCATCCCAATACCACTAATGAGCGGTATTTTTTTCAAAGCCTTCCCGATGCCAGGCATCTCGAAAGGCTTGCGCAATAGCGTATTGAGTCGGCCTACTGTCGTGGCTGTTTTAGCCCGAACAAACCGCTGAAAGATTTCTGCTCTGGCAACTGCTCGCTGTGCAGACGATCCAAGACTAATCTTCTTTCCTAGAAACTCGACTTCTTTCCTAAACGGAGCAATTAAAGGAATAGAAGGCTGTCGCTCAGAGAACGAAAGCTTGTCTACCCACTTCTTATAGGGAACGCCAGCACCCTCTGCTTGCCACCTTGATCTCAGCGCACCTTCTCTAATAGAAAGGCCTTCGTCAACAGGAACGCCGGCAAGCCTGGCGTAATAGTCAGCTATCGTCTCGCCTCGTTGCGTGCCAGACGCAACGCTAGCGGCAAGACCAATTGTCTTTCCTTGTTTGTCTACGACCTCGCCAAAAACTCCCGTGCCCCGAGAGATCGTGGCAGACAACGTCTGTTCGCCCAGCATCCGGCGTAGATACTGGCCGTACAGACTCCTACTTTCTATAATTTTTTGAGACAGGTCAAACTTAGACCATGTCTCCAGAGGAGAAAGAGTTTCTGATACCCGAAAGGTTCTTAAGACAGCGCCAGGGAACCCCGTCTCTACGGCCTTAATGCCGCTTAAATAATAGTCCCACAGCCTCTTTTGGCCAATCGGCACCATACCAGAAAGGCCAATGCCAGCAAGACTTGCTCCAGCTACCCCGAATGCTCCAGAAGATTCAGTTGGGTCTTGTGGCTGTGAGCCAGACAGTAGAAACGAGTTGTCGTTCTTTAGGGGCAAAAAGCATCAGCCCCTTCTGTATTTTTTTGCGCTCTTTTCCCTTGCTTCGCGAAGCTTTTGTTCTTTTATCTGTTGTATTCGTTTGTCCAAGACAGTATTCTTTTTGGCTTCACGGAAAATACGCTGCTTCTCTGGGCTCGTGGCGACAGAAGGATCTCGGCCATCAAGAGCAGCCTGCTGTGCTGCCCCCTCCTTGGTAAAGTCCAACTCCTGACCCTGTTGGTCGCCGAAAGAGAAAGGCCCCTCTATTACCCCGCCATCAATAAGAGCCGTTTCTGCTTGTATGAAGTTTTCACAAACCGTTTGATAGTCTAATTCGCCTACTGTTTCTAAGGTATACCCACCAAACACAGAACAAATAACCCTTTTCATTGTGGGCAACATTGTCTGTGCCTGCGTTCGATAAGTTTGAAACAGCCCCTGTGTGTACTCTACGATTTCTTCAGACACACCAGACAGTAAAAGAATTTCTTTCGCCACGCTATCTACAATCCCTGCCGGGATATCTTGCCGATGAAAAGCAAGATCTTCGTCTACCACACACTCTCTAAAAATTTGCTCCAGTATGATAGAACCAGAAGACCTGGTTTTATCAACCAAAGCAAGAGCAGCAGAATATTCTTGGGCCCTTCTTACCGAAGGCAGCTTGAAGGGGACGTCTCCCCACCCAGGGATTTCAGCCACAAACAGATGGCCGTTTCCTCCCTGTTTCTGGAGATACGCAAGGTTCATCGAAGACTATAGCTTAATGGTGAACTGAGCCAGTCGCTCTGGAGGCACAAAAACACTATTAATTCTAATCTGCTCACAAACTGCACCGATCAACCCAGCCGGCAGGAAAGCCTTCTCTTGCACAGATAGTCTTGGCCACAACACACAGCGGTCAAACAGATAATCGTCTAGCTGCAACTCCGTCATTCTTTGCATAGACTCATCAGCCTGAATCTTATTCCATTCCGCCCGCTTGAGATACCTGTAAACAAAAGTTCTCTCTCCAAGAGGAAGAACAAAAATGTCACCGCTCTGTTGCTTCCACTGGAATAGCTGCTCCGGACCAGGAGCATTGCCGCCATACTCTTCCTGAATCATTTTGCCAACCTGCTTCAGGCGCTCTGCAGGATCGTCCGAAAGCCCCTCCTCATTTTCTTCTACTTCGTCTTTTGGCTCTTCGTCTTCATGCTTTTCAGGGGGATCTTGCACAGGAGCTTTCTTTGTCTTTAAATTCTTTTTCCTCGCCTTTTTCTTGTTGGGAGAAGAAACTGGCTTTTCAGAAACCTCGTGTGCTTGGTTGACTGCTTCTACTATGGCTGCGTCTGCAGCAACTTCTGCCATCTCAGCCTCTGGGTTGAACTTAGCTTCAGGATTGCCAAATCCCGCCTTTTTGAGAGCCTCTGGATCTTGTGGGTTAATCTTCTCTGCTGGCTTGCTAAAGTCAGGCATTGAGATCTCCTTTCTTTTCAAAACCGTTTGTGGCCATATAGCCAATTAAAATATCAGACGCGATTCCGCGCCAAGAATGGAAGTTCCTCATACACGGGTTCTCCGTTTGAAGTAATTGTTTGCGATTGCCCCTCGAAATAGACATCAAGCAACTTTACCACAGTATGGTTTATCCCATCGGGTGCTCTCATGTCTCCGTACGTAACCCAAATATCACAGGGCGGGTATTGGTCTGCTCTACGGCGACCAAGGGCCTGGTTGCGCGAAATTTTGTCTGCTGGGTCCTCCGATAAGTTCCTAGAATACATAGAGTCTCTTGTACCTGTGCTTCTGCTAGCTCCGGTCCACAATACATCTTCAAAAACCTCTGCTGCATCTTCAAACTCAGTATCTGTCAAGGCATGAAGAGACGTCACTAAATCAGAATATGCCAGTCTGTTTCCGCTGTCAACCGCTGCCTGTCTTATTTGTTCAATATTTCGATACGCAACTCTTCCCTTGTTGCCCAAATCTCCGTGTCCAGCAGCACTCAACAACTTGCCGGCAGTCTTTGCAGGTACTCTTCGACCATATTCGTCTTCGACATACCGAACGCTATTGCCCTGTGTGTTGTGGAATCGCTGCAAAGACATTAACAACTGCCCAGATTCTTTAAACCCCACAACAAGAGATCCTCTTACCAGAATCGGCCCTTCGGCAACAAAGTCAAAGTATGGAGAAGCATATCCGTGGATGGGAGACCGACTCTGCATAGACTGAAAAGACACACTTACCGCATTGTCAACCAACACGTCTCCGATCATGACCTGAACCTGACTGCCAGAATAGTAGTCTGTCTCATAGGTAACCAGACCGCTATGTGGATCCATAGATTCTCTAGGAGTATATGGAAACTCAGGCATCGTCCTTGTCCCAACTAAATATACGGGTTCCGTCTTTTTGCTGCTCTCTCTTCTGCAGTAAGAGAGTTTCTGTAAAGCTCAGAGGCTGTCTTTGGCTGTCCGGTAAGCAAATTTGTCAACGTATCTATCTCTCTGCTTTCTCCTGGTCTGGGCAAATCTATATCCCTCGCTACATATTGTACCACTGTTTCTGTATAAAGATCTTCTATGGAGAACGTTCCTCCGTCATTCATGAAATCCACTCCCCACAGATTCATATACATCCTCTTGCCATATTCGTTATCGCCAATAATAGTAAAATCAAGAGGAGGAAGCTGATCTAGCAAAGCTGTGGTGTCTTTATAATAGTCCCTGTCTGCCTTGGTGCCTGTGCTATATGGGTTTAGGCCCAGAACTAACAGATCGTGCAAAGCACTTTTGTCAAACAAGGTAAAAATCATGGTCCCCGCTATTGTGCGAGGACCACGAACATAGCTCCTAGGATACACAGATCCTAGCGCTCTAAAAGGATTCTTTTCTCTATATATAGACCAAGACAGGGTCTGCATGTCTGCTATTGCCATGCTGGCAGACATTATGTTTGCTCGTCCCTGCCACTTTTCAAAAAAAGATATCTTGCGAAGAAGAGCTTCTCTGGCGTTTTGCAAAGTATTAGTCTTCGCAATTACCACAGAAGACCCCTTGTAATAAGGAGAGTTCGGGTCCATCCAGTCTGCGGCAGCAAGCGCATCTAGTTGTTCCTCTATCTCTTGCTGCTGCTCTTTCAAAGTAGTAATTTGAGTCGCTGCCGTTGCTTCGTTTATCGGATAATTAAGATATACCTTAATGTCTACGCCGCTGAAACTGCCACTAGAAAACGCAGAGCCGAATGCCTGTTCAAAGGTATTTTTCCCAACGACGTTTCTTCCTTGTCCCCCGGTAGCAATTTTCCCGCCAGAAGACTGGGTCGCTCCAGTGGCAGTTCCTATCGGCATGTTTTTTCCTTTGAGGAGAGTCTCACGAACCTAAAGCACCAGAAATTATCCCTGGAACCCTAGCTCGCTGTTTCTGTCGTTCTCAAAGCGCCATGGCAACATGCCATGCGCAATGTAGGTGTAGCTATGCTCAGACATGATGTCGTCAATACTAACTCCGTAGCCAGAGTTTAAAAGCTCGAGACCAAGAATCTGCATAGACGCAACCGCACCATATTCGTTCGCAGCAGCGAGATGAACATCAAACGGCAGAATCTGATCCGCATACCAAGGATAAGCTGGTTCCTGATCAGACGAGATCGTTGTCAGGTCGCTCTCCTGGTTTGCAGCCGGCACTCCCGGAGCATTCTGACTGCCGGGAGCAGAGACGGCCTGTGTCGCAGCCGTAACGTTTGTCTCCCCCTGCATTTGATACTCGGGCCTAAGGTCGTCAATGTCAGACATAAAGAGCATCCCACCAAGCTCATCGATTAGTGGCTCAGTATCAAACTGAATGAAGACCAGGCTACCCGCGATGCCACGCTTGCCTCTGGCCACTCCTCGCATGTCGGCACTACCCATGGTGTAGATAGGGGCCTTCTCCCTAGACACAGAATAGCTGATTCCCTGCAAGGTACCAATGCTCTTAGATCCGAACACCGCCTTAATGTCTACACCACTAAAGCTATTATAGCCCCTGGTGTATTCGCTTTGCATAGGCGTATTTGGCATGATTTGTTCTTCCCTCCTCAGTTACTCTTTCGCAAGAGAAATCGTCACGTTGATCTGACGTGTCTCAAACGCTGGGACAACCACGAGACCAACGTCTACGTCACCAATGATGGCCATGTCAGGAGTTTGGATAATTTGTGACGAATCATACCGTTTCAGGTACTTGCTCTTCTTCGCCTTCAACAGCTCCTGATCCACGGCGTTTTTCATGGAAGCTAATACTGCATCGTCTGTTGCCTCTCCAATATACGGTTCGAGAACATTTCTGATTGCATTAGAAAGCGCCTCTACAATGCGAACCGTTGACAGACGCTTATAGTCAGAGGCTGGCAGGGAAGCCGTAGGCGCATCGGCAACCACCAGGCCCTGCGGCTTCTCACGAAGCACGACGTAACCACGCCCGGCAAGCTTGTCCATCTTTCGCACGCCGACCTTGTAGTACAGAGACGAACCAGTCACTCTTTTGTTCGTGGGCGCACTGTTTGGCGGCAGCGACAGATAAAAGCCACCATAACTAGCGGCGTAAGACGCGATATAATTTCCTACACCGGTTAGACGACCATAGCTATTTGTCAAAATTGGCCAGTCGACAATCACGCTGATATATTTGCCCAGATCTACAGGGTAGTCATTGTCGTCAACAAGTTCGTCGCCGCTGTCTAGCCAGCCAGTAGATGTAGCAATGAACCCACCTCCGTAAGCACCGCTACGATAATCATCGCGACCAGCCATGAACTTGAACCCCAGAAGACCGTCGCCATTATCAGACGCAGAATCAACATAATAATTCCCCGTGGAAGTGTTCAGCGTATAGGTCGGCTCGGTACCAATCCAGGTCGAGATGCCCTCTAAGGAATAATCACTAAATGGCCGTGTGCCAATCACGCCAGTTGCGTCTACGTTGTTTGTTGAATAATCAAACAAGAAGTAGGCGAGCTGGTATGCAAAGTTAACTTCGTGGAAATCGCTGGCAGCAAGCGCGGTTCCATCAATCTTTGTAGTGCCAGAGGCGGTTCCCACGCCTGCAGGCCAAATGTCTGCAGTAGCACCAGAGCCGCTAAAGTTCCACCAGAAGTAATAGCGACCCTCATATTCCTCTACATAGCACTTACCCAAAGCATCAACAGAGCTTCCGGGAGAAAAGTCTCCCGCGGTTGGATAACTGTTTGCGCCATTGTCTGTTTCGGGTGTTTGTTCGTTGTTCCCCTGATCAACACAGTTGTAGTCGTCTGCATAGACGTCCATGGGAATCACAACATTGAAATCATACTCAATCAAAAGCTTATAGGCGTTGTAGAGCGCCTCGTAAAGCTCCATGCGAGACAGATTGGTACCATCTGTGCCTGCCGTATAACTTGTACCTGCGGCAACAACATCTTCCATTGCTACAGGAGAACTTGCTGTGCCGATGTCTGTACCGCCGCCACCAGCATTGTCGCGGTAACCACTGACAACAACCTCGAACCGGTCAATTGGATCTGTGTCGTCGTTGTCATAGACAACAAGCTCGTCGTCTTCGTTCGTAACAATCAGGCGATCCGAAGCATCGTCGTAATAAACCGAATATGTTTCACCAGCAGAATCGTCTTTTAAGATAGTTGTAATGGTATATCCTGTGCCAGACGTGGCGTCGCCACCAACACCTTCTAGAACAGCAGCCGTTGCTCCAATGCGATACAGTACGATTTCCTCGGCCCCAGAACTCTTTGCCTCGTACATTCCTCTCAGCAACGTTCCATTGGTCCCAAACTCGCCCTTCGCAAGGCCGGTAGTACGAACCACATATGGGTTGCTTTGACCTTTCGCGGCAGTCCCAATAACCAAAGCACGAGGAGCAGGGCTTCCAGCCTCAGGGGCCAGCCCGCCATCGTTCTTTACCAGAAAGGTCCCTGGTAAGTTATCAAAAGTAGGGATGGTATTAGACATTATCAGCTACCTCCTAATCATACTTACTCTGAGTCTACGTCTAAAGTAAGTAATATTCTCTTTATTTCCTGAGTCCCTAAATGTCGAACATCTTCTGATCTCACATAATATGAAACCGGATATCTAACGACAGTCAGTCCTCCTATTTCTGGCCTCTCCCTGTCTCCAGTGCCATTTTCTATGACCCTAAATCCATTCAAAGCAAAGTACCAGAGATACGAATCCATTGTTGATGTAAACCACAGCAAGCGCTCTCTCGCCCGCTTGTTTGTCCTGGCATACACATTGAATCTAATTTGGTTGTCATAAAACTTTCCAAGTGTAATTAGCTTCTCCGTTGCATGCTCTGGGTGCTCTTCAACGTTCCTGATGTGGTGCCGAACTTCTTTGTGCGTCCCCGCGCCAGCAGGCCCCTGCGAAAACTGTCCAGGAGACCTAGACTGAATCCTAAAAGTAATTGCCTCCGTATCCAGGTCCTCGGGGGGATCCTCCTCTACGAACAGAAGTTCTTTTCCCTCTTTTATGTTGTCTGTTCTCTCTCTAGACAATAGGGCCTTGTGAACCAAAGGAAAAAACTCATTAACGTCCCTTCCCTTCGGAAACTTAGACGTTACTCGGTTTTCTTTTATAAACCGAGTCTGATACCACTTAACAAGTTGAAGCGAATCCGCTTCCTCAAGATTCGGTGGTAGGTTCGTGTTGTCTACTCGGGACACCATACCAGACTGACCATTCCCTCATATATTTGGTTCTGCAACGCCAATACTCTACCCTTCCGTTATCTGAACGAAAGGGTTCGGCCTCTGTTATTTTGTAAAGCCTTCTTTCTTTGTTAGAAACTATGCTGCCGTCAATATCTCTTGTTAACTCAACAACATAGTCTTCTTTAGCCGGCTCTACAAAATACTCCACATAGAACAATACTTCTTCTTCTAATTCCAAAGAACCATCATCTTTATAATACACTAATTCGCGCTCATCCCAAAGATATCCCGTCCCGTTACATTGACGGCAGTAATAGTCTCGATCTGGCTCGTCGGTTACTGTATCCCTGCAAGGACATTTAACTTTTTCTCCGCCAGAGTCTGTTCTGATTCTTCTTAGAAGACCGGTTCTGCCCTTGGCAATTTCGCCTGCAGATCCATGCAAAAACTCTTTCATCTCTTTGCGAAGATCCAACTCTATTCCGCCAGAAGAGTCAGAGGACCACGGAGAAGACACCGTGCCCCGATTGCTACTGGAGTCTAGGTATAATGTGTGCCAAGGATCCAGCGTCATCTGTTTCTCCGCTTCTTGTACGTCCTGATCCAACGGCGACTTGTAGAACGCCTAAACGCATTGGCAGCAGGCGTGCTGTCGACACCAATACCAGAAGTGGGCTCCCACTCTCTTCCCACTCCAACAGCATCCTCGGCTTTGGAGCCTTTCACGGCATACATAGGAAGGAGACTGCCGTCGGAAGAAACCTCTCCTCCGGTCTCCACCGGGACTCGCCACCTGGCAATACATTCTTCTAGGTCATCAAGCTTCCTGGTTGCATCTATGTCTCCGCCTCCTCGAGAAACCTTTAAATCGGCCAAAGTTTTGCTCATGTTCTGACCAAGGCTAAGACCGACCGCCCCCCTAAGAAGAATGAGTTCTGCCATACAGGTAGCTAATCGCTTTTTCGCCATCGCCAAGAATTCTGGATTCCCGGCCGGAGATTTAAACGACACCGCATCAACAAAGAGACTCCCCTCAAAAGCTGCAAGCATAACCGTTTCGTTTGGCACAGAAGAGATAATCGGACCCAGATCGAGACGAATCAACCTGATGCTGGTATACATAGGACTATATGTTGTGGTGAAGAAAGAAGAAAACTCAGTCAACTCCGTTCCGTCGTCCGCGTCTTGTATCCCACTAACTTCTATCTGGATAAGCTCATTTGCCTGTAACTGATCTGGATCTAACTCTAAAGTCACGGTGCTGCCACTAACGGAAACAGAAAAAGAGATGTCTCCTTGAGCATCTAGATACGGGTCTCCATTTACAGGCATGGAATATATAGAAAAATCACTGTCAGAAATCGTGGCCGAATCTGGTGTCTCAGAAAGCTCTATCACTATCGAAGACAGGTCGGTGCTTACTTCGTAAGAGCGGCTTGATGGCGTTATGCTTGATACAGAGAAAGCAGCACCAGAAGCCCCAGCCGCGGTACTGCCCCCAACGTCTACTATTCCAGAAGTAGAATATGAAGACGGAGGCGTTTGTATAGAACCACTGCCCGTTGTAAATGACCACCTATAGTTGTCTTCCAGGACATAAGAAGGAAGACAAACTACTTTAAACTGATCTCCGACGGAAAAGTTTCCGTCCGCAGCACACTCTACCCAAAGCCCTTCCTCAATCTCTCTTCGCCCTGTAGTGGTAAGCCCGGGGAAAGTATCTAGCGGAGCAGACTCTTTCCACCAAATATATTCTGCACCACCAGTCGACCCACCAGACGTAATCTCTAAAAAGTATGTTTCCTCATTGTCTCCGGCATATCCGCCACCAAAGCTCACAGAACCAGACCCGGACACGCTCACCTCTTGCGTGTCAAATACGGTCCTGGTTCTCGCTCCTGTGTCGTAATCGTCGCTGGTGTTTTCGTCGCCAGCTAAAATAGCTGTATATTCTACTCCGGGAGCTAAAGGCTGATCTGGTGTAAATATAGCAAGCGTTCTGTATTTATTGCCTTCTCCGTCATAGTCAACAGCATCTGTTTCAGATCCGTACAAATCTATTCTTTGGAAAGTAATTTCTCCCTTAACAAACCCAGGATAATAAGGAGAGTTTAAAATTCCCTCGTCCTCTATCCCAGGCCTGTCTAACGGATTATAGTCTGGCCCAAAAACAAAATCCTCATCCGGCCCGGTAAGAACAAACGAACCAGCATTGATACTGGTCTCGTCCATCTCCTGATCAAACAGAACCTTGACTTGGTCTTTGAGAATAACCCCCCGAGCACCAGGGGCGGGATATACGCTAACAACACTAGGAACGGTCGCCAATTAGCTCACCTCGAGATAGGCTTCTTCTAAAGCAGCAACAGTGCCTTTTCGCTTTTTGTTCTTCTTCTCTACCTCTAAACACGCCAGCAAAAGACGCCGAGTTTCTTCTTCCGGCCTGTGTAGGTTTTTAACAATTCTCTTTACCGTGTTGCCATTCTGCTTCAAAATAAGCTCGGCCTCTTCAAAGTCTTCTTCTAACGGCTCAACCTTCTGTATTTCGGGTTCCTCTTGACCAGGCAACTCCTCGACATCTGGAACACTCTCAACAGTAACACTCTGTACCTCTGGAACGTCTTCTTTGTTCTCTTCTTGTCGAGTTAAAATTTCTTTCGACGCAACAGACGCTTTGTCTTTTATGATCTTCTTGATTGGCCGATGTCGAGGGAATACATAACTCGCTGGTTTAGATTTTTCTATCACAAACGTTGGCTTTACCCCCTCTGGCTGGGGCACAAGACGAATTAAACCAAAGGTTTCTTCCGCCGACTTTATTTTGGCCATTACGGTGCTGTCAACAGAATCCAGATCTATTGGCTCACTAACTGAATTTTCTGGCCCAAGCTGCAGGTTGTTTAAAAACCAAAAGCTATTCGATTTAACCAGCCTGATCTTCACAACACGCATTGCATGTTCCCTTCTATAGAAACCAAACAAAAAGAAAGGGGCAGGGCGACTAGGGCCCCGCCCCTTTCTTATCCGCTAATCAATCAGCAGCCCAGCCTTACAGTACCGAACTGGTGCTCGAAATCTCGCTCAGACCAGTAACCGTAGGCTCAACCGGCATGGCAATGCGGTTTGGCTCAGTTGGCACGTTCCGCAGCACGCCGATACCAAGACCATCGTGATAGATGCCGAAGTCATACCGCTCACGAAGCTTAATCTTGGTTAAGTCTACCGACTTGTCTTCCCACTCGTCCATCATAACATCTTCTTCAACAAGAAGAGCACCAAGGTTCTTCGAGTCAAAAAGCATGATGTCCGCCAGGTCATTGTCATAATCATAAGGCACGAATGGCGACACAATGACGTTAAGCGGCTCTGGGAAATACCCAGGAATCTGCGGCGCGCTTGTAAGTGTCTGGTCGATGTCCGAGCCAGAAGAAGCGCTTGCACTTGCCGCATTGTTACCAGGGGTGTACTGGCGACCAGAAGACTTGCCTAGGCCACCCTGGCTGGCATTGTCCCACGGCCTACTAGACTGTGGCATGTTCGTGGGCTGGAACCAGTTGCCACGACCAGTGTTCTTGACGATAGCCTGCATTAAAGGATCCGCCATCCACATCGACCACGTCATTGGATTAACAAGAATCGTGTCGGGACGGAAACCCTGCATCATGATGAAGGAATATGCCTTGACAAGATCCTCCATCGTACAAGAACCGTTTCCACTACCGGTAATGTCTCGGCCAGTGCATACGCCATAAACAGCGGTTGCGGGAGTCTTGTTGTCGAACAGGGTAGTCCCCATGCCCGAAATCATGTTCATCCCCTTAACCTCTTTGTGACGATCCAGCGCCTGACGTGCCTGCCGCAGATGCATGTTGATCACGTCAAACTGACTGTTTCTACGCATCTCCTCTGAGATCTTGAAAGCAAGACCGGTTTTCCCGATGTTTACCGTCATGGTCCCGGGAGAGATGTTTAGCTGCTGCTCGGGGTATGCCTGACCCTCAGCAAGGTCGTAAGCTACCAGGCTACCAACGGCCGGGAACGTAATTCTCGCCCCATTCCGAGCCTCTACTCTATCCATGATCTTTGGAATAATTGTAAGAGGCTCTACGGGTTCGCGAACAATTTCCTCTACGGTCTTCGGCAGCCAATATTGAGCATTCGAAGTCGCCATGAAGTCTTTGAACTCTAGGCGTCCACCCAGAGTATCACTCCATCCGTTGTTCATCCAAGCGTCGGCATACAGCTTGTGGTTTTTTGGATCCTCGCCGAATGCCTTGCTTAGCCGCTCTTCCATCATAGTCATATTCTTAACCCTCCTCAAGGCTTATCGGTGAATTAAGTTCACGATAAGGAGTTTTTCTCCAGCATTAGCATAAGTCAGTTGGTCAGAGCGACCACCAGTAGCACTCCCAGGAGCCTTCATAATTGCATTGGTCATACCAGTGTGGATGTTAGGCGACGTCCCGCTCTCAAAAGCAGTGCGAACCCTTTCCAGGGCATCGCGAGGATAGGTAACCTCGCCAATAACCTGCCCAACGATTCCGTTTTGATAATTCATGACAGCCTGCTCTAGCTGCAGAGAAACCACAGCATCGTTTCCACTGTCATATTCTGGATCGGCACTGTACGCACTACCACCAGCGTTGTATCCCTCGGCGTCAGCAATATCTAGCTCTGCCGGGATGAGGTTGCTGTCTGCGTTATAGGTGACAAAGTCGCCAAGCTTAACGTCCCCAGTCGCGCAGAAGTAAGAAGACACTCTGCTCGCTCCTGCAGACACCCCGCTCTCATAGTGGTAGTATGAGATAGTATCGGCCACTGACCATCCAGTTGGGATGCCGTCTCCGCCATCCTCATATAGGAAAAGAACACCAGCATCGTAGTCGATGTAGTAATCTCCTGCCGAAGTAACGTCCGAAAGCTTGCTCTTCTCTGTGGTGAGAGCCCCTGCTCCAACCGTTGTCACCGAAATAGGTGTGTCGCTCGTGTTGTGTGCGATGGGGTAATACTCCATGACGTAACACACAAGATCATCCGAAGCAGAAACGCTGTTTGAATACCGAGTGAAGTTGTTAATCTGCTCAGCATTGTACCAGCCCCCGGTACCGAGACCGTTTGAAGTCAGGTCGCCAACCGCACCGCCGGTATTGTCTGTGTTCATGGTCTCGCTAGCTACCTTTGCAGGAAGCAGCGGCACAATCGCCGTGTAGTCACACGTGATAGCAACAAGCTCTTGTGGCTTGAAGTTGTGGTACGTGTACGTGGTTGGGTTGCGAACATCGCTCCCCGCTGCCTGGTAATAGTTGTAAGACGCAAACCCGATTGGCTTCGAAATGAAGTCCATGGCATACTCGGACTCCCGAATCAGACCACGAGCACGAAGGGCGGTTGTAATGTCAGAAGTGTCATAGTTGGTGGTGCCGTTCGTGTCGTACGCTTCTCCCGTAGTCAGGTCAATTGTACCTGCCTCGTAATCGTCAGAAGTATACGTAAGCACGTCGGACTCGCCTTGGGCGAAAGCCTTGCGGTAACCAGCAAGAACTAAATGTCCGGCACGGTCATAAGCCACTGGCTTACCAGCACTAACCACGAACCAACTATTAAGCTCCCTCTCATACCGAACGACAGGAAGCCACTGCGCCACTTGCCCCTCAAAATGCGGACGATGAGACTCCGACCATTCCCAGTTGGGAGTGATTCGCCCCATCTCATCATAGAACTTATGAGTGGCAGTGTATCCTCGATCAATTGCCATAGTCCTAACCTCCTAGTAATCTTTCTTATTCGTCAGCATTGGTGCTGTCGATTAAATCCTCAAATTTCACGTCGTCTGCAAAGACCCCGAAAACACGCATCTTGTTAAAGAGAGCCAGCGCGCGGTCTTTGTTTCCATCACTCACAAAGTCCTTAATTGTCTGGATAGCAGCCTGGGCTGGCTTTGACAGCCCAGAAGGCTTTTGACTGTTGTCGAGGTCGCCACTAACAAGCGGAGTTTTCACCATTCCCTCTGGTTTGTGATCCATCCCACTTGAAAAGTTTACCACAAAGCCATCCAAGTCAAAAGAATCAGTAAGCTTTTTGTATTCCTTCTCAAAGTCTTCTACTTCGTCAAAGAAAGCCTTTGCCTGTTCTAAAGAGTCTTTGTCCTTGTTCAAAACCGCCAGCAAACTAGCATAGTCCTTCTTCATAAGATCCAACTCTTGCCGAACATCAATGCTTTCGTTAACAGCAGAGCGCATGTCTGCACTGCAAAGACGCAATTCGTCACGCAGCACACCCAGTGTCTTTTCCGCATCCTCAAGCTTTTCCCTAACGCCGCCAATCTCCGACAACGCTTCGTCAGCCTTTTTCATGTTGTCTGCACATTGACTACAGGGCCTCTCCGGCTTTAAGCCGCGTCGGATTACCTCTGCCTCTGTTGCGTAAAAGTCAGCCAGAAGATCATCGTTGCTCTTTCCCTCCTGCTTCTCGGCAGGACATGGCGCAGAGCTTCTGGTGTCCGTGTCGCTGTCGTCAACCCCAAGCGCCTTGCACTTTCGCTCAATACAAGCTTTGATTTTGCTCTTATCTCCCGGCCCCTTGTATCGACCAATAAGTCTTCTTGCTGCTGTGCAATGAGCCTTGTCGTTCACAGGAAACGAACGATCGGGACCACAGAACACGCTCTCTGGCAGTCCTTTTCTCTCCTTGGAAGAAAGCTTTGCATCCTTCGCTTCTTCCTCGGTCAGCTCTCCGTCTGACACCATCTTGTCAATCTCTTCTTCTACAGAAGCATAGGCTCCCACCTTCTGATCTTCTGCGCGACTGTTCTCGTAAGACTCAGCCGCTTTTTCATCAGAAACATCTTCTGTATCCGACAAAATCTTCTTTGTGGCTTCTAAAACATAACTGTCTGCGTCAGACTCAAACTTTTTCTTTAACAGTTTGAAAACCTCTGCCGCTCGATCAGTAAGCTCAATTTTTTCTCCGTTAACAGTGAGCTTCATGCTCGACTCCTCCTTAGAATCCTGCACGCTCCACGTTGATTTACTATCGAAAAGACAATCCTGAGAGATCTCCTTATCGTCAACGTCTCCGAAGTCATAGCCCTCAATAGAAATGTTTGTAAGTGGATCTGCGTCGAAGTTAACAAGACTACATTCTTTAATGTCCATCTTGCCAGGAATTATATATTGTTTTTCTTTTTCCCCATCTTCGTTTTCATAAACCCCACCTGGCGGGAAATGCTCGCAGAACCCATCTTCGTCATCAAGCCAATCTGCCCCACAAATACTGCAGAAGGCATGATCGGAAGTGAACCCAACAGACACAGAATCAAACAAACCTTTTTCTAACTGATCTACGGCCTTGTCGTCTGAAATGTCGGCGTAAAGCCTTGCATAGCCAAGCCCCTTCCAATCCTCTGCAGCCGCAACTCCTCTCTTAATAAACTTTCTTGCCGAACGGACCTTCTTCTTTAAAGAAGCCGTCTGGTCAACTAGAGAAGCCACCTCAGGCGCGACATCAGCCAGCTCATTTGGGACAGTATGAACATATTCTGCTCCCACTAACTTGCCAACTGGATCCTGATCACCCTTGTGATGTTTTAGTATAGGACGAGGCTTCCCCTTAGAAAGCCTGTCGACCCCGTCTTCCATAAAAGACGGAATATAAAACCGAGAATTAAGGTTTGTAATTCCAGCATGCGTAGCATCTATAGCAACCCTGAGCTTTTTCTTCGGCCCAGAGTCACCAGAAAAGTCCTTGAACTCTTTTAGCTGCTCTTCTTCTGGAAGAACAAGCTTGAAAGAATCTCTAAATTCAATCTTCGGCATTTTACTAAGGCCTCCAAATTAACTCGCATCAACTTCAACCATGCACGAGCACCCAGGGTGAAGCGGAGGCAATTCTTCATAAAGTATACCATCTGCCTTCGTCCACCGCAAAGAGGATTGTTTACAAGTTTCGCAAGGTTGCACGCTCGTTGTAAACGGGACGATTACTTCGGCTCCTTTTCTTCTATATGAATCAGCAAGCCCAGCATTATACGCCCTCATTGGCTCACTCTCATCAATCATTTTAGAACGAGATGCCAACGCATCAAAAACCAACCTTGCCAGTGTCGCATTTTCATTGTTTAAATACTTTCCAGGAACAAGATTGTCCTCGAAATGTTTAATCAGCTCGTCTCTTAATCTGTCACAATACCTAGTCGCATGCCTAGCAATCTCCCCGTCTCTTCGACTCGGCAAGACTTCTGTAATGTCAGCACCAGCGTCTTCTATCCCAAAACGATAGGCTCTTCTTGCTCTAGAGACCAGCTTGTCCTTGGCCTCCTCAAACGCCATCCCCAAAACAGCACCGATCGCCTCTTTCTCCCATCCGTCTAATTTGATCTTTCTTATAACCGACCCTTTCACATCTTCGTATGTTTGCTGAACCGGAGGCGTCCGCCCAAACAACGTCCCCATGGACGTAGCCAAGACAACCGGATTGTCGGACGGATAGTCTACAAAAACATCCTTGTTGTGTTTAGGCGCTTTTCTCTTGCCATGTTGGTTCTCGGGTTGATTTCTGTTATTTCCGCTTTTGTTCTTGGGCAAAGAACTAGATCTGGTTTTTGTAGCTTGTGGCTTAAGTTGAACCTTTTTAGCACCAACCTCTTCTTTTCTTTCTTTTTCTGCCTTCGCTTCTGCCTCTGCCCTATCGCCCTCTTCCACAGCAGTGGTGTTCGCCCTGGCAACCGCCTTGGAAAGAGGACTGTACGGCTCGTCAAGAGACTGCATCATCTTGGTAGGCTCGTCTATTTGTGTCCAATAAGAACTCTTCCAGTCCTCTTCTGTCCAAGGCTCCTCCCCACCTGCAATGCGCATCTCGTCATGAGTATGGTAGTTTTGCATATACATCTGAGAGAGGTGGTTTTCCAGAGCAATTCGACTCTCCTGATCAATCTCCTTGAACTCTACAGAAACCGCATTTTCTTCTGCTCCCAAAGTGTCTTCTCGGAAAGTACTCTCTTCTAAGAGATCGTTCACAACATAGGCATTCAAAAACTCAGCAAACTCAATCTGTTCCGCTTTAATCTGGTTGATAAGATTCATAGACATCGTTTGCGCTGTGCTACGATTTGAGGTTCCCCCAATACCCATGTCAACAGAGCTGACTCCTAGCCCGATAAAAATTCTCTCTTTGAAATGATCAATGATTTCATCAACTTTTAGCGCCTCTCCCTCTGCCCCCAACACGTTAATCGTGTGTCTTTCTGGCGTAACCCAACACCCATCTGCAGGCATTGCTTCGACGCCATCCCTGACAACCTCAACTTCATCGCGCCCATCAGGCAGCGTTGCGGCTGGGGCGTTCTCAGTGCCAACCTGATAGTGAAAAGTCGGGAAAAGATGCTGGTAGACAAGAAGCTCTAGGTTTTCTTCAATCCTACGCAACGCTCGAATGTCATCTTTTACCGGAACAATACGAGGAGTGCCAACAGAGAAGCCCTCTTGCCGGTCAAAATAAAAATGGACAACGTCATCAGGAGAGAAATCAACTGGTTCTTTATTGCCAATCTTCTGCTGAACTTTCTTTACCTTCCCATACTCATCTCTCTTAAAGCGAACCGTTTCCGCAGGAAGAAAGAAATAAGCAGCCGTTGGAGAAAGAACCTTTCCGTCTTTCTCTCTTTTTCTTCCTCCAGACGCTTTGTAATTTCTCTTTTTAACCCAAAAGGCATTGTTCAGCCAAGTAAGAGAGCTGATTGTTTTGGACATAAGCAGATTAAAAGGGGTTCCCCCCGCCTGCTCCATTTGTTTAATTCGTTCTTTTATATACTTTACCCGAACAGGATTCTTTCCAACAAAACGATATCCTTCTTTCTTAAAGAGGGACTCTTTTATTGCGAACGCTCTCCGGACATATGATTCGGTATTTGCAATCCTGCTACATTCAGCAAGGTCCCACTCTGGGGGCTCCCACATAAGAGAAGGAGCCCTCTTCCGACCGATATTTTGAGAGTATACCTTTACCGGAGAGGGAACCGACTTGACGACAAACGAATTGCTCCGCATCCCATTTGACTCGTTAGATTTCTTGTTCAAGCCCTTGTCCATAAGTCCCCTTAACCAGAAGTAGCTTTCCTATCAAAGTCTGCAATCCAGCCCCTAACCTTTTCTAGTTCACTTGTTTTTACCTCTCGCAAACAGTTCTTTATAATAATACCTGACTTCGCTGCTTTTTGCTCGTCGGTAACCTTTTCTTCTTCGCCGTCAATTGCAGCCTCTGCCTTTTTCATTAACTCTTGTGGATCTCTCTGCGTCTTTTCTTCTCCAGGAGGCAACATCTCAAAAGAGCCGTCCGGCCGCTTTACGAACGTAAAAGGCGTCAGCTTGTTCATCGCCACGCCAAGCATATAATCAATATGTTCGGCATTGACATTTGTGTTTTTGCCACATCGAAGATCGGTATTCCTGACTGCATCTATAATGGCCAATAACATGTAAATCATCTGAATGATTCTAGATTTCAACATGGTTTGGTCCATCTTTTTATACATCCATCCGAAATCTGTTCCAAGAAGATCGTAAATCAACTGTACGACATAATCAAACCAGTCTTGTATGTATGCGATAGCTCCCTGAATAATGTTTCTCATCTGAACGATAGGCTCGACAACCACATCCGCACTCAGATAAGCATAGTCGTCCGCTTGTTTGGGGGCCTGGTTGTTAGCAGGAACTTGTCCTTTGGAAAATCCTTGACTTGCAAATTTCTTCTCGGAAACAGGAATATCGCTCGAGCTCCACCTGGAACCATCGCTTTTCGGAGGTCTGTTCGGAGGAGAGTTGGTCCCGTACATTTTGTCTATTTCTTGTTGCCTTCTTTTCTTTTGTAGCCCCAAGAAAATAGACTCTCGCTCTTCTTCCGACAAAAGATCGTATCCAGTTTCGTCAACATATTTGCCGACTCCTGCCGCTGCCAAACTATACTCAAGCTCTTCTTCTGGCAGATCAGGAGGATCGGGGTTGTACTTCTCGGCCTCTGGAGTGTCGAAAAGCTCACTTTGGTGTGCCCCAGCAGCATATGGGTTGTAGTGATCCGGTCCCTCCGGGTTCATCCCAAAATGAAGTCCGCCACGACTCCTGCCGTGCTCCCACATCCAGTCGCTGAACCCATGACTGGCCTTTGAAGAGTCTCCGTCAGACAGCCAATCCTTCGCTTCTCCAATAATGTTTGGCCCAGCAAGCCCAACGTCGTGTCCGAGGTTAACCTCGGCCTCAGAAAGAGGCAACCTAACCTGTTGTGCCAAATACATGGTCATATTAATGTGATCTACCACGCAAATCACAGGAGCAAGAATCATCTGCACCCACTTATCCAGCCAATCACTCAAAGAATCCAGAAACGGACTTAGGATTGGACCGACAAGCTCTATCACCAAGTCTAAGTTAAACTTAAAATCTAAGTTTAGTTTCGCAAGATATTGACTCAAAAGAGCTATCATTGCCAAAAGATCCTGCGGACACATGTGAGAAAGAAGCTTTAAAAGCTCACAAATGTCTATGTTCAGGCCAGGATCTTTAAAAAGCTCTCTTAGCTTGTCAATGAGATCTAGGCGAAGATTTATGTTGAGCAAATGAACTTCCAGGATGTCAGCATCGGGCAACAACTGCGAACCGTCAAAAAGCCTATCAAAACACGGAACACACTCAGTAATCATTGCGGCCATGTTTTTCTTAAAATCATCTTTGCTCTTAAACATCTCAGAATAGCTAAAGTCTTGCTGCCTGCCCTTTAACCCAGACATAAAAGCCTGAGGGTTGTCCATGGCCGCATTCCAATAGCTCATCTGAGACTCTCCCATATCCTCCCCATGTTTCTTCCATGGATCTTCAGCATATGGATCTCCTGTATAAGGAGACTTCGGCCCCATGTCCGAGTTATGCATGCCGGGATATGAGTTCATCTGCTCCCTGACGCGCTGGGAAAAGTTCTCCGTCCCATACACGTCTCTGTAATGAGGAGCCCAGGCATAATCCTCCTCTCGCCACTGAGAAGCCTCTACCTCAAAAAAATGTATTACTACTTGTGCGTCTCCTGGAAAAGTAGGCGAATCTTTCCCGGGTACATACTTCGTTACCCCACTAAAAGAAAGATCATTCGCTGCGTCTTCGTGGCCAGGCCCGCCAGTCTTGACGGTCTTGTCGTCAACAAACCCCACTAGACAAGTTCCTCTACTGCCGTAACTCCAGCTTCTCCCGCCTTTACCTTCGCCTTGTTCTCTGCTCTCTTTGCATCCGCATTAGGATGCCACTTTTCGTTTATCGGAAAAGCAGTTATATACCCAGAAACAAAACAACCGCTTAGTGGCACCGGCCCAGCACTTCCAGTAACCTTCATGTTTTGTGGCCTGTGGATCGAGACGCAATCTCGAAGCTCTCTAAAATCCTTTACCATAAGAGGGAAAAGCTTTCCATACGTAGATTCAATCTGGAACTTTTCAATCTGAGCAGGATCTACCTTGTTTAAAACCGACTCAAGCGCAGGGGCCATTAGACAAGCCTCCTTCCCTTCGCAGAATCTGGCACGAGATCGTTTCCAACTTCTGCCATCGTGTGTACCAGTTGCTTATACATCTCAAAAGTAATCTCTCTGACATCTCTTTTGAAAATACGCCTTGCAGCGACAAGAATATCTCTGTTAACTTCTGGATCTATCTCTACAGACACATTCTTACACTTCTTAGACAACTCTTCTCTCGCTTCTTTGCAGCGCGCCTCTAATCGTTGATATCCCTCGAGGACCTCTCTTGACTTTCTTCTCCTCTTCTCTAGATCTGTCTCCTCCTCAACCTCGTCTTTTCTAGAAAAGGGAACAATCAAATCTATCGGATCTGGAGGAGCCCAAGTAGACTTTGAAGTAGCAGCAAGAAGCCGCCTGTCTTTGTCGGTCAAAAGTCTAGACTTTTTTGTGCTCATTATACCGCGCTCTCTGTGTATTCGACTCGAAAAGAAAGGTTTTCTTTTGTCGTCGCTTTATGATTTGGAGGGCAAGAAAGCAAACACCAGAAAGGATGGTACTGGGTAGTGTCAGGCGAACCACTACTTCCAATGTTTGAAAGAAGCAGAGACTCTCCCCAGTCAATATCATCCCATTCGGCCGCCGAAGGCTCCACCGAACCAAGAGAAAGCTTTACCCCCCAGCCCGTATCATCGTATCCCACATCGCCGCCACCAATAAGCCCCACAGCCTTATCAAACGGAAAAACTTCTATATTAGAAAACCACTTCAGGGGGTCGTCGTTGCGAATATACAAGCAAACAGACACGTCCTCCCCTGTCTTTCCATCGTGGACCGTAGAAAGAGGGGAGGTCATGTCTCCCCCGGTACTCATTTCAACAAAGCTTCCCGAGTCTTTATAATACAACTTAAGCCCCATTAAATATTACTCCTCCCAATCCTTCTTCTTGCATCCTTTCGGCGAGAAAAAGAACGCTTCCTCTGCTGATATCTTCTTTCATAGACATCTTCTAAATCAGAGTCCCAACCTGGCCTGCTAGACGAAACACGCGGCCTGTCAATAACAGCAGGCAACGTCACCCCTCCATGCCCTGTGGGGGACCTCTCTATAACACGCTCAATGTTTCTTTCTGTGTACGCCTCCCGCTGGACACCGGACCTTTGAGAAGAGACAACTTTTTGCATTGGGCTTGGCGCAGCTAACATTTTAGTATAAGACAACTTTGGCCTAAGCTCGCCAAACTCTATATGAAATGCTACCATGGCTAGATTAAAAGCGTCAAGACGGTGATCTAATACCTTTTTGTCTTTTAAGCCGTATACCGGATTCCCGGTAGGAGAGAACCTTTCAATGATATAGTTGCGAAGCTGAGCCTCAAGAACCTTGTCTTCCGCAGAAATTTCTATAAGACCATTTTCAAAAACACGCACAGACGCATTGATCATATACGGCTTGGCTGGCTGTTTTTGTGGTTCTCCGGTAACCGGATCTTTGGCTTGTATCGACGAGCCAGAGTCGTATTTCTTTAGAATGTCCAGAATACGAGCTGTGTCTGGGTCCGAGCCTCTTCCACGGGCCTCATAACTAAGCTTGCGCAAGAGATCATAGTTTGTGCTTCCTCCACCAGCGTCGATATATATATAGACAGGCTTCCACTTCCTGTTTATCTCGACAACAGCCTGCACCCCAGCAAGCTGAGTAAAGTCAGCCTTCTCTACGCAATACGCCTCAACAACCCTATGCATGCCAGTAATCTTGTTCTGCGACACAACTGCTATTTCGGCTCCATGCTTCTCGTTCCAGTCTACCCCAACGATATACCTACACCGTGGGTCTGGGTGCTGCTCTGCATAAGAATATGTTTCTATCGCGCGATCAACATAGCTTGGCTTGTATACTCCCTCATCAGAACTACCAAACTCCGCCAAGATTTCGTGTTCCCACTTGGCCTGGGGGTATTGCGATCTCTCTCCCTCGATTCTTCTCCAGTGATCAAGAATTTTGTAGTTATAATGAAACTCTCTATACCGCACAGACTCCAGACACATCGAGTAATAAACATCTTTGAACCCGGTTGGGGTGGAAAAGGCGGCCATTGTCGTACTGTCTGTGGTTTGCAAAATAGGCAAAACCGCCCCCTGCATAGCCTCTGTGTCTACGTATGCCGTCTCGTCAACATATACATCGTCGCCATCTTGTCCTCGAACAGAAACCCCCTCAGTATTCCCTTTTGTTCCCACGGCAAAACCCATGACATAAGATTCGTTGTTTAGCCGCAGCTCGTGTATGGGAGATGAAATGTTTTTTGTTATCGCGTTAGCCAAAATAGGACTTCTAGACATAAAGCCGCGGATCCGCTTGAAAATCAGATCTACATGGACCTTCTGTGGGCCAGCAATAATAATTCGCCGACTACCTTGTCGGAACATCTTCCACAAAACTTCAACAGCAATAACGTCTGTCTTTCCTGTACGTCGAGCAATTCTGATTACCCGACGATCTCCTGTACACCGCAAAATTTCTGCCTGATATTCCCTTGCCACCCAAGGTTTATTGTTCGGCTGCTTGAGATAATGTGCAGCCCACTTAACTGGATCGTAAATCCTTTCCAGCTCCGCAACTTCTTCTGGAGAATACATCTTTCTGACGCTAAGAGGAATCGGGTCTTTCGGGATTCCTTTACAACATATCTGAAACTTATCAGCAAGAGACTTACCGCCAACCATCTCGTTCTTGTACTTGTCAAGCTGTCGCCTGACACACTTCAAACAAGTTGGGTGAGCTGTTCTTACATCAAAAGGAAGATCTAGAGCAATGAGATCTGAAAAATCTTCGCCTTCATAGCGTTCTGATCCTGGCTCGCCTCTCATTAAAACCTACCTATGTAGCTGAACGCCCTCATGGCCAAGAGAATTTCTCGCCGTCATCATCCCGCTGTTCATCATTTGCAAAGAAGCTTGTCGCATGGTTTTTGCTCGACGAGTAGTGAAGGCGCTTGTATCGTTGATCCAATTTGACGTTCTAGCTCTTTTTCCTCTCTCTGCCACTGCATTCAGAACACCGAAACCACTCTGACCAGCACCCCAGCCTGCCGCTCCGCCTCCGAACAGACCAACAAGGCCTCCTATGGCGCCACCCACAACAGAACCAATGCCTGGCAAGATAGAAGAGCCAAGCGCCGCTCCAGCCTTGAGGCCAAAGAGACCGCCAGCTCGAGCCCCCACCTCCGACCCAACACCGCCAGCCGCCGCTGCCATCCTTTCTCCCGCACCACCCTCTGCTAACACAGCAGGCAACCCAGCAATGAGAGCCGTTCCCATTACTGCCCCAGGAGCTGCTCGAAACATGCTCTTGCGCGTTACCGATTTGCCAGGAGCCTTGCCTAGTAGGTTAGAAGCCGCTGCGCCAATATCTCCACCATGCGCCTGCATTTTCTGAAGATTGCGCATATACGCAGGAGACCACGTCCCTACTCCGCCGCCAAACAACCCCCTAGATTCAAGGCGAAGCCCTTGAACCGGAACTAGCCTTGAGGTCAACCCACCATGTGCATAGCTCTTCGCAAAGGTAGTAGCCGCGACACGATTAAACGCTTGATTAGACGCGCGGACACCCCGCGCATAAGAGGAGACCCCTTGTCTAGCAGTTTGCCAAAACCCAACCTCAGCCATAGAGACCAGTCCATCCCCTGCCAACATTTCCTGTTCTACTTATGTCCATTAGCCTTGTTCGCGCCCACTGCCCAGTAGAAAGCGGATTCGCTCCCTCATACCCACCGCTAGCAACATTATCACCGGCGAAAACACGAGCAAGAGGCGGCCGGCTTGGTACATCAGAGACGCTCGGGAAGGACATTTCGCTGGTCATTTTTTCTCTCCTGCGTCTCCTCCACAAGCGAGAATATGCCTTGGCTCTTCTCTTGGCCCTTCCAATTGCCCCCTTGTCAGATCGCCCAGAATTTAAACCAGAAAGCTCACCCTGTTTTCGCCAACTTCCCCCCGCTCTTTTTCGTATTTTGGCAGCTCTTCTCATTACTTTCGCTTCTCTTTTTGCCGCACGCGCACCGCCTTTTGCCATAAGCTTCGCCCCAAAAGGAGTCATAAGCTCTTCTTCCGGAACTGTTCCAGCAGCTCGATTCAACCCCTCTTCCGCTACAGAAACCCCTCTCTTCGCCGCCCCAACAGCCTTCCTGCCAAGCCCCCACATCCCCGCAGTACCAACTCCACCGATCCCCGCTCCCCACAAGGCTCCTTCTGCCACCGTACTAGAATAGTCTTCCCAGGGATGTTTCGCTGCGCCACCGACAACGCCGCCAATCGCCGCACCACCCAGCGCCCCTCCGATTCCTGCCTTTAAAAGACTCACCGAACAGACTCCTAATACGAACTGTTTGTGCTAAGTACGCTTCCGCCGATAAGCCCAGCAGCACCGGCTGCCATTCCCGCCGCTACCACATCGCCGTACTTGTTTGTCTTCAGCAGGGCTCCTCTAGCAAAGTCTGCGCCACGCCCAACCATATTTCCGCCAGATCTCGCAGAAAGTCCCCGAAGGCCACGATTTGCCGCCAACACCGGTTTCCGCATAAGGTTTCTACCCGCACCAAACTTTCCGTACAAAGCCCCTGCACCCGCGCCTGCAAGCGCTCCGCCAAAAAACCCTCCCGCATCTACGTCGCCCACCACAGGCATGGGGTTCATTGGGTTCATTCCAAAAGCGCCGGTCATGCCGCCTGTAGCAGCTCCAATTAGCGAGCTCTTCGCAGTAGGCGACAAGCCGCCAAACCACCCAGGCGCCTTTCCCGCCATCCCAGCAGCCTTGCCGCCAGAAGACCGCGCAAAATTACCGAATGCTCCAAAAATACTCATTGTATATCGCCCCTCCTAGCAAAAGAGGTTTCTGCTCTTATTTTAACACACCATTATAAAAAACCTTTGTTTGCGCTCCACTTGTGTCTTCTCGACGCTTCTTTTGCCGAGACATGGGGGACAGCAACACTAGGAATCTTTTCTTCTTGCTCTCGAAGCTTCGCCGCCGCTCTTCCCCTGTCGACACCCCTTGGAACAAAACCTTTTTCTTTCTGTCTCTCCAGCAACGAGAGCCTCTCGTCTACCAAAGAACCAGCCTGTTCTGCCAGCCGTTCTCTTTCCACTCCTGTCGAGCCTGCTTGCCAGGCAAGATCAAAATCAGTCCGCGAAGCCTTTCCCACGCCTCCCCTAAGCACAGCACTAGACTCGTCTTTCCTAAAAAGACCGGAAGCAAGATGCTTAAACTTCTCCCACCTAGACTCAAAGTCTCCTTTGAACTCCGTCAACAATTCTCGGATCCTGGCTGCAAAAGACCCCTCGCCTAGATCTGGCATCGCAGAAAACTTGAGTCCTTTTTTCTCCGCAGCCCGCAAAAACACCTCTTCTTTCTCGGCCAAAGAAAACTCTCTCGTAACAGAGAAGTTTTCATCGCTAACCCCATCCCTAATCTTTGGAAGAGGGCCCGCATAGACGTGCTTTGAAAGGTTGTTTTTCGTATACGGGTCAAACTCTCCGTGTTTCGGAGCAGGAACCTCTGGGAACATCCAAGCCGGATTTTTTAGCTGGACAGTCTCTCGCCCAGGAGGCTTCTTTCCCACATCCAGAACGTCTCGAACCCTGGCAGGAAGGGACCCCTCTTTAAGGTTGGGCATGACAGAAAACTCGAGGCCCTTCTTCTTTGCCGCCCGCAAGAACACTTCTTCTTTCTCAGCCAAAGAAAACTCTCGCGTAACAAAAGAATCCCCGGCACTAACCCCATCTCTAATCTTTGGAAGAGGAGCTGCATGAAGGTGTTTTGAAAGATTGTTTTTCGTATATTGATCAAACTCTCCTTGTTTCGGGACGGGAACTTCCGGAAAAACCCAACCCGGATTTTTCAAATCGACCGTCTCTCTTCCAGGAGGTTTTTCTGCCTCGTTCAGCATGCTTCGAATCTTGGTCGCAAAAGACTCTCCGCTTAAATCTGGTGTCTCAGAGAACTCGAGGCCCCTCTTCTTTGCAGCCTGCAAGAACACGTTTTCTTTCTCGGCCAAAGAGAACTCTCGCGTAACAGAAAAGTTTTCACCGCTAACTCCGTCCCTAATCTTTGGAAGAGGGCCCGCATAAATATGGTTTGCAAGCTTTCCTCTCGTATACGGATCAAACACTCCATGCTTCGGAGTAGGAATCTCCGGAAACATCCAGTTTGGATTTTTTAAATCAACGGTCTCTCTTCCAGGAGGCTTGTCAATTACGGTATCGGCCAGCTCTTCTTGGCTTGCCAATATGGTATCAGCATAAGCCAGCTCCCGTTCTTGAGCTTTTTTTGAGAAAAGGCCTCTGCGCTTCATCTCGGCAAACGCCCTCTCTCCCTTTAGAATAGCCCCTTTCTCTGTAAGCGTTCCTCCTTTTTTCTTGATGCCCCTGACTCTTTCCCACATGGATTTAAACCAGGAACCCGTCCTCTTCAACGCTCCCTTGACCACACCAGAACCAAAGTCAGAATGCGCCTTCATAGATAAGGCACCCATGCTATTCGTAGAACCATAGTGAAGAGCGTCTATTTTGTTTCTCGTACCAGAACTTGCGCTGCCGGAATAGTTGACGTTTAGCTTTCCGCCGATATACCTTCCCATCCAAGGCTGATACTCGATATCGTCCCTGCTCATTAACTCTTCTGCCGCAGCAAGGTGTAAGTTAGCTGCTAGCCTAGACAGGTCAGAGAATGACGTAAAAGTTACTCTTCGGCCCGCTCCAACAGACAGATCCAGGTATCTCTGCCAGAACTCTTCCTTCCACATCCCTCGGCGAGCAAAAGCAGCTTCTTGTTCTTCTCGGATAAGCTGTTCTCGAGGAATTATGTCTGTCCCAGACTCCCCCCAGGGCAACGCCGCAGCAAGTCCTCTTTGAACAGCCTCGACATTGAGTGGAACCTCAGAGCCTTCTCTGAAGATCGCACCAAGATATCTTTTATACGTTCTCTGATCTGGGTCAGAGGCCACATATACTTCTAGTTTTTCGTCTCCAATAAGCTCTTTTAGCTTTTCGACGCTTTCTTTTCCAAAGGGCTGCGACTGCTTTCTTCTTGTCCACGGAACAGGATCGTCTGGGTGCTCGATCTCTGGGGCATCTATGCCGGTTAGGCGAATACCGATGTCTCTCTTCCACGGCTTGTACCAAGGCTGCTCCAGAAGAAGCGTGTCCACGTCCTCCCACACAGGGGTGAGTCCACTCAGATCTACCCGAGCCAGCTTTCCTCTTTTATCTTTTAGCCTCCAGTCCTCCAGATCTCCGGGCTGCATCGGCTCATAAGCTTCATCCTTTATCCTCTCCAGCTCTCTTCGTTTTCCCGGCGCTTTGATCCACTTCTTTCTGAACTCCATGATCTCCGGATCAATGTATTGACCATGGACTTTTTCTTGTTTCGGCGGCTCCTCTCCTTCAACAGAGGAAAATGCCAGAATGGCAGCTCCAGTACCAAGAGCAAGCCCGGCCCCTGCCATCAAGCTAATAGATAGCGGACCAGAAACCTTGGGGCCCTGCCAGGGAGAGCCAAAGTCTGTCTGATAGTGTCTTATCGCCTCAGACATTCCTCCCTTGGACATGCTGTCAAAGGATCCCGGAGCCAGGCCTTTTACTGCCGCATACGAAACACCCGCGGCGAGGGCTCTCGTAGCAATGTTCCCCTTTTGTTTCGCGACGAGCTTCCACGATGCAATAGAAGCTCCAGCGCCAAAGAAGTTGCTAGTTCCTTGGCCAGGCAGAGCTGCTCCGAGAAGAGCTGTCGCGCCAAGATACTTTAGTCCCTTTGCCCCAATCCTTGCCGCCTTTTTCACACGAGGAGAGACAGCAAACGTTTTAGGGCTCGCCGGCTCGGCTACCGGGACGGGAAGAGGGCTGGGATCTCGAGCTCCGTACTTGGCCGACAACCTAGAGAGAAGAGGAGTCTCATAGGTTTCGGGAGACAGGGCGGCCTGGGGCTTCATATACACGCCTCCGGCCCGGACCTCTGTCATGTCTTCTATGGCAGACAACGGAGTAAGGGTTGTCCCTCTTTCTGCGAGGAACTTCAAATACCTTTGTTCTCCGCCTGCTCTCCATATCTTTTTAGCTTTTCTCTCGTCCGATAAAGTTTCGTGGACAAAAGCAGCCATAGAGGCGTCTGTTTTTGGGGTATGGGCTACCGCCCCTTCTTTGGCTTGGTACCCCAGGGCGTGCGCGATAGACTCCAGCGTCCATCCCTTTGGAGAGAGCCCCATGTCTTCGAACATAGAGCGCTGCCAGCCAAGATATTTACCAGAGAGCTGCTGAGACAAGAACCCCTTCGTCTCTTCTGCTACATCAACAACTTTTCTTCCTTTTAACGCAGCCTCTAGCTCTTTTTCTCGGCCATGACGATAAGCGATTGCCTTCAGGAATGGAATGTCGAACTTCTCTATGTTGAACCCGAGAAGCACCCTATCCTTGGGTTGTTTCTTCAAGCTCTTCAAGAATCCTGCCAGAAGTTCTTTCTCTCCTGCTACCTCCTGGACCTCCATTGGAAGAGAAGCCGCAACCTTCTGTCCTTTGGAGACGATCTCTTCTACTTCATATCCGTAGAACGGTCTCGTCCCAGGCTGTCCCGCCCATTTTCCTTTTGCTCTTGGCGCAAGCTGTCGCTGGAACCACTCTCCAGTTCCTTCTTCCGAAACCCAGCCTATAGAATAAAGCCCTCTTTGAGAGCCCGTTTTTGGGCTTCTTAGCTGATGTAGCAGGCCCGTCGTTTCTATATCAAAAGAAAAATACTTGTCTGCTCGGCTCGGCTTGAAAGAAAGAGGCTGAGAAAATCCTTTCGGTATCCTCCCCTCTTTTGCATGCCACAGAGGCTCTCGTCCCGTTATTTGAGTATAGGATAACTGCTGAGGAAGCAGATCTCTTTGTATTATCGCCGACTGCTGTCCCTTTCCCCAGTGTCTATGAAAAACCTGCGGATTTACCGGGACTCCAAACTTTCCTTTTCCATAGTAACTGGGCGCCGTGGCAAGCTCTCTTCTCTTCTCGTGATAATAGCTCCACCAGCCCTGTTCGTTTCCAAACTTGTCTCGCAGAAACCCCCGAAGAGCAAGAAGCTCCTCGAAAGACGACGCTTCTGATATGAGTTGTTCCGGAGAGTATGCCGCAATAGAATCAGAGTGCCTTACCAGGTACTCCGATACCTCTCTCCTATAGTCCTGGAACGCAGGCTTGTTCTCTAGCTCTTTTTCTAGAGATTCTACGTAGCGAAAGAACCGCTCTTCAGCCTTTCCCATAAAGGACAAATAACATCACTTCTCTTCTAGCTCGTCGTCCAGGCCAGCAGGGTTGACTTCGCTTACTCTTATCAGCTTGTCCGCTAGCTCTCTCATCTTGGACATCTGATTCGAAGCATCCGTTTTTGTCTCTTTTCCCAGCGCCGCTGCCTTTTTGTATTCCTGCTGTCTCGTCACAGCAAACATCTCCAAGATCTTGGATCTTTTTCTATGCAGCGTTTCCTTCACAGAAAGCAGAGAATGAGGGCGGACCATCTCCGTCTCCGTTCCATTTTCGTTTTGCATAATAGCTTTTTCTAGCAATGACATCGAAGCATCCTCGTCCCCCGCCAATGCTATATTTACTCTATACTCAAATAAATCACACTCTACGAGCGTATTCACCAGAGACATCTCGAATGCATTATCTGGCTCTACCTCTAGAGTCTCTATATAGTTCTTCGTTCGCGCCTTTATATAGTTTACTTCGAGAGGACAAGGACGGCCAAGAGGAAACCTCTCCGTAAACGGACACCTGTCTCCAAGAGGACATTTTTTGTTTCCCGGACATAGCTTTGGAACAAATGCAGCTACTCCAGTTTTCATTCGCTTTACGTGGTTTACGAAGCGCTGTGCCTCTTCCGAGGTCATCTGGATGTCGCCGTAATCGTCCAAGTCCACTTCGAGGAACTCGAACATCTCTGTCTTCGTAATAGTCCCGTCGGAATGAAAAATCTTTCCGTCTAGGCCTACCAAGGCCTCCTTCTCTATTTTTCCAGAACCTTTTCCGCCCATATTGTCCTCGAAGACTAGCCTTGGACCCAGTTTTTATATAGCCACGCGACGAGCTCCTTCGCCGTCGGCGCATCTTCCTTCAAAAACAACTCTTTCGAAAGCTGAGTGTACCTGCAGTCTTCCTTGAACCTGCTGTGCTTGATGAAATATTCATACCTGTCCAGGTATCCTCCCTCTCCCAACGCCTCCAGCAAATCTGCCGCTTTTTCCAGCACCTGCGGGCGCATAAAAGAAGATAGCTCTTTCTTTAGCTGATGTAACACCAACAGCGGATCGTCTGTCATTTGTTCTTCCCTTTGATCAATAACTTGTGAATGTCATTGACCTGGCTCTCTATCACGTCTATCTTTTTTACCAAGATCTCTTGGCAAGTTTCTATCCTAGAAACCCTTTCCTTCGTCGAACACCTGTCTCTCGCTTGCTCCGTTGCTTCGCGTCTGGCTTCTATTGCCTTCTCCGCAGCAAAATCTTTTATCGAAAGATGCTCGTCAGACGCCCATACAAGAGCAGCAGCCACCATCCCTATCATGGTCAAAACGATGGCCATCCACTTGGCATGGTTCACATAAAGAAAGGACTGGGAACTTGAAGGAGCTTTCTTCTTTATCGACACAGAACCATCCTTTCTCTGTTATCGTTCTGTGTCCTATTTTATCATTTCTTTCCAAACAACGGAATAGCCTTCTTTGCCGACTCCTCTAGCGGAATGCTGATAGACAAAAGCCCATCATAAAATTCTACTTCCGCGTTCTTGATGTCAAGCCGCTCCTGGAGAGAAAACTTCTTGGAGAACTCCGCTCTCCACTTTAAGTTTACGTCCTCTCTGTCCATGTTGCTTCCCTCGACTACCAATTGGCGCCCGCTGGCATACACAGATAGATCTTCCTCCTTGAACCCAGCCAGCGCAAGCTGGATCTCCGCCCCCACAACTTCTCCTTGGCTATTTTTCTTGGGGCGCCAGGCCGCAGGAGGCTTGGGATCCTCCTTGGGCCAATGATAAAAAAGAAAATCCATAAGGTTAAGGTAAGAACTGGAAGCAGGTCGGCTTGGAACAAACGTCTCTAAAAACATAACTCCCTCCTTGTCATCAAGGGCCACGCTTCATATAACGTGGCTCGGTTATCTTGCTCTTAATATAACCTCCGCCTATCCTCCTGTCAACTAATCCAGCAAAAATACACCACAAGAAGAAAAAATACCCCCTATAAACCAGCGCGCGCAAAAAAAAATATATAAAAAAAGCCTATAAAAAGAAGTTCAAGAAAAATATATCTCTATGAAAACCCCTATAAAACTACGCTCCCCCCAAAAAAAAAAGAGCATATTCTGCAATAAAAAACCAAAAAATTATATTTTCACAAAAATAAAACCAAAAAATTATATTTTCACAAAAATAAAACCAAAAAATTATATTTTCATGACCTAGTAGTAATGATGTCCGCAAGGATGTCTTCTCGCGTTCGGAGCCCGGGGGGTCGCTGTGCGACCCAGTCCTGGTGCGCTCCGACAGTATCCGTACTCACTGATGGATACGCAGCGAGAAAAAAGAAAAGTGAGATAACGAATATCTCTCAGGTCTCTGCTGTCTGGGCAGAGAGACACCTGGGCTAGAGATATTTGTTCCAACGTTACAGTTACATCTACATCACATCTACATCTGAAGCTGAAGTTGAAGTTGAAGCTCACTGACCACGTATGCATCACTGAAAGGATGTGAAGTTCATCCTGTAACAGCATGTCATGTGTGACCAGACAGAGATAGCTCTGTCTGCGGACGTGCTAGTTATCAGTGCTATACACAGCCTAGCGCCTGCTAAAAAAAACAGGCCTGCTCTATGATGAGAAGATTAGCACCCTGCAGGAGAAGTCCTGAGAACAGCGTGCTAGCCAGTACCTAGAGCACCACATAAAGACTAGGTACTGTGTGCTACAGACAGCCCCCTGTCTGTAACTGTATTCTACGTGGTCGTTGTTGTCTCCCCGCCGAAAAGAAAAGCTGCGTGTGACTGCGCTGTGCCAGTGGACAGTACTGCTGTCCCAGGTCAGCGTGGAACCCCACCGGAGCACTGCGTGTGTCACACACAGCTACCCCCCAGTCCTGAGCATAGACACTAAACTGCTCTCTCCTGCCCAGAGATATCCTAGTAGGCTAGGTGAGGAAAATGTAGGGTTCGATTCCCTACCTGGGCACTAGGTGCAATACCGCACCACCAACCGGGGCCATATGCCCCAAGGAGGAAGGTTATGGCAACCTTCGCCGTGTTCGTGAGGCGGCCCAGCCGCAAGGCCCAGCTCGTCTACAAGGGCGAGCTGGACGGGGCAGTCGTGCGGGGGGAGACCTCCGCACAGTTCTGCCCGTTCGGAGACCGCTATTACCTGACCACCGGTGAGGTGGTCAGGGATAGCGGGCGCCCCCGGAAGGGTTGGCGCTGCTGGGTCGAGCAGCGCTAGCCCCCCTGTCCTCTGAGCAAGGACATTAAACATACTGCTCGATAAGGACCGCGGCTGGTGCCGTCTAGCAAGGTTCGATTCCTTGCGGTCCTATAGGTGCAATATTGCACCCATCAAGGCCCCTCCTGACAAGGCAGGACATAGGGGCAGAAAGGGGACTCGCATGCGGAGAAGCAGCGAGGACCTGTACCACCAGATCCGACTGCGTCGGCCGGCTGAAAAGTTGGTCGGCGAGATCGAGGTCCTGGAGCGCGAGCTGGCGGCCGAGCGGAAGCGTTCGGCCCAGCTCGCCGGGCAGGTCATCGACCAACAGCTTGCCTTCGACCAGTACGTCGGCAAGCTGGTGGACAAGATGACGAAGGAGGACTAGTTCCTCTTCCGTCATCGCCTCTGAAATCGGGAAGTAACCTCGCATGCATTACCCGTGCATGCAACGAGGCGAAATCCTAGACCCGTATAAGGAGGAAGGGAACTTCCGCCTTCTCTCTTGGGAAGGCTACATAATATGAGGGCCGCGGCTGGTGCCGTCTAGCAAGGTTCGATTCCTTGCGGTCCTATAGGGCAACTCTGCCCTCATGTTCCAAGGAGGAAAAAGGAATGATTGTTCTTAGCGGTAAGCTGGGATGGGAACCCAGCCCCGCACCACACCTCCACATAGGAGAAAGCCCAGCCGGTGGCAATAGCTTAGGCTATTGTAGATGGGCCGCTTTGAGAGATTTCCGGGCGATACGCCTTAAAAAGGAAACCTAGAGGCTCTCAAAGATTACCCAAAACCTCTAGTCCTCTGACTCCACGGGGAACAAAAAGGAGTCGTCCCGTCTGAAGATATATCACACAAGGTGACATAACTTCAGATGCCCGTGCAAGTCGGGCTTAATGGGGCGTGCCGGTAACCAAACCGGCGCTGGCCAAAGGACGAGGGCCAATGATCTCGTCCCCCCTCTCTAGGAGGAAGCGATGAAGGTTCGAAAAGACTTGCCCGCTCTCTCCTGGAAGGGAGAGACGCTCCACCGAGTGGAGCTGAAAGACAGCTCGCTCGGTGGCTGGGTTGGGCCGAACGCGACAGTCGGCCCCAACGCCGTGGTCTCCGGCAATGCCAAGATCTGCGGCAATGCCAAAATCGCCGGCGAAGCCACGGTCTCCGGCAGAGCCGTGATCTGCGACAGCGCTAAGATCTACGGCGGCGCCTTGGTCTCCGGCAAAGCCGTGATCTGCGGCGAGACCGAGGTCTTCGGCAATGCCAAGGTCTACGGCAACGCCGAGGTCTTCGACAATGCCAAGGTCTTCGGCAACGCCGAGGTCTTCGGCAATGCCAAGGTCGCCGGCAAGACCGTGGTCTCCGGCGAGGCCAAGGTCTGCGGCAATGCCGAGGTTTTCGGCAAGACCAAAGTC